CGACCTGAAGACCGGCAAGCCCAACGGTCAAAGCGAAGAATTGGATGTGGATGAAACCGTCGAATGGTTTAAGTCCCGTGGTGCCAACGCTGACCTTCTGGAAAAGGCACTGGATCACATCTGGAATTTCGCCAAAGGTGCCGTCGAGATCGACGCCGCTTCCTACAAGGAACCTCCCGTCAAAAACGCTGCTCTCCGACCGAACATCGACTAAAAAGTGGACCTTTTTTGTCCACAGTTATTAGTTAGTGTCGAATTGATTTTCAATCGTTTTGGGTGTGAAAGCATAGTTGTGCAAGTTAGGTAAACACCCTAGCCGTGCTTACAAGTAGTTCGGAAACTACTATGGCGCGCCAATTACTTGCTGAAGGTTTGAAGGGGTCCTTTCCCTTCATAGCAGACACGACTAAAATCGTCGTTGAGAGTCTTCCAAACGGCAAAACCCGCACCCGCATTCCTGGGCGCTTTAGCGTCTGCGATTCGGTGAACGGCAATGGCCGTCGCTACGGTAAGCGGGTCTGGGAGAAGAATCTCCAGAATGGCTCGCTGCTGATGCAGTCCATTTCCGAAAACGCAGCTTTTGGTCTTCTCGAACATCCCAAGGACGGTCAGGTAACGCTTCAGTCTCCCATCGCAATTCTCACTACGGCAGCGCAACTGCGCGAAGGCCGTGATCAGGGTGGCAAAATTGTCCACGAAGTCGTCGGCGAGATCGCGATTGTGGGCACGGAGGAAGGCAAGAAGCTGACGGCCCTGATCGAAGCTGGATATAACCCTCGGGTTTCCAGCCGTGGTTTCGGCTCCCTGGTGCGCGCTGCGGATGGCGTGGACGATGTCCAGGAAGACTACGTTTGTGAAGGATGGGACGTAGTGGCCAAGCCCTCCTTTGAGTCTGCCATCCTCACGCCGCCTCGCGAAGAATCCGTTCCCGAATCCAAGCCCGCTCCCACCGCACCAATTTCTGAAACTGTCGTCACCACTTCCGATACTCCTGGAGTAACCGTCACGGCCATTGTCACCGGCAGCGACGGCAAACCGACAGTTCAAAACCTCACGCCTGGCGTGAAAGTCACTTTGGAATCTGAGGAGGGTTCTCAGGCTCCAGGAGCAGCCGCTCCGCAGAAACCCGTAACTGAATCATCCCAAACGAAAACTATGCAACTGAGTGAAATCAAGTCGCAGATTATCGCGTTGAAGGGCACGGCTCCGGCCAAGCTCAATCCGACGCAGTTCGCCGAAGGGATGTCTCAACTGAGTGCGCTCCATCAGGAAGTCGCGAATTACGTTGCCGAGGACGCCAAACGTTCCTGGCAGGGTACGCAGCTCCACAATGAGATCGCGAACATTGAGACTTCCTGGTCGGAATGCCAGCTCGCTCCGCAAAAAGCGGTGTCGAAGCTCAACGAAAACAACAGCAAACTCCTGCGCGTCGTGAAAGCGGTGGCGGAGACGGCTCAGACGTTCAAACGCAAGCTGGCGGAATCCGCCAAGCGCGAAAACCGTCAGAACGCCCTCCTCCATGAAGTCACAGAGCGCGGCCAAGCCTGGCGTCAGCACGCCCTGGCGATGGAACAGGAAGCGATCAAGTATCGCAGCCGTTTCATGATGGCCTCGGAGGCAGTTTACCAACTCGGCGGCAAGTACAAAACCGACATCACCGAGATGGGCAAAGCGCACCTGGCTTTGGAATTCAAAGAAAAGATCACGCCGGAAGTTCAGAAGATGCTGAACGAAGCGAAGGTGCCGAAGGCGCTCGTCGCGATCCGCAACGTGCTCGAAGGAAAAGTTTCGCCGGACGCCTCGAAAGGCGCGGACGGCAAATCTGCGGCTCCGGTGACGGAGTCGAAGACGGCGGCTGCGCCCGTAGCGCAGGGTAACAAGCCTGCGGCAGCAGCAGGAAGCCCCACAGCTCCGGTTAGCGAAGGGGTGGCAATTCTCAGCACTGCGCCGACCGATCCGCGTGGGGTAACCGAAGCCATCAGCATGGTGGGCCGGTTGTCCAAAGCGATTGCCGGTTAAATCTGGAAAGCCAAACCAATAACCGAAACTCCAACAACAACAACACTGACCTATGGTTATTCAAGACTCACAGACCGGTAGGCCGATGCTGGCGACCAACGGCGGACATATTGCTCGTTTCACGGAGACGCTGGAATGGGGCTATAAGCTCGCAGAAACGCCTGTCGGAATTACCGAAAAGAACCCCAAGGGCCTCTGGGAAGCAAGAGGCTGGAAGGAATTCGTCCAACACATGCCGGAGCACAAACGCGCTTACGCCGCGATCATGCTCGAAAACTGCCGTGCGCGGTTTGGCCAACTGGACGAAGTGACCCGCACGTCCTCGCTCGGAACTTTCGATAAATGGATTTTTCCTATTATCGCGAACATGAGCGAAAACGATGTGATCGACCAGCTCGTCGCCCTCCAGCCCATGGCTGGCCCGGTGAGCCAGATCGTTTACATGGACATCGTGACTGGTCGCCGCAAAGGCCGCACGCCCGCTGGTGCGCAGATGTGGCGCGCCCTCCAGGGTGCCGTGGACCGCGATGATGACGCCGACGAACTCGTCCAGGACGAGACCGGTGCCTTGTCCGGCAACGCTGGCAACCTGGAATGGTTCCCGATTCGCGCTGGTACCGTCACCGTGACGGTCGGCTCGGACGTGACCACGGACGACAGCAACGGCAACCTGATTCCCTCCGGTGCCATCGCAGGCGGCACGGTGAACTATGTTACCGGCGCATTCACCGTCACTGGTGTCAGCGCGACGGCGACATACAGCGTCACCTACGCGTTCAACGCGGAAGGCAACCTGAACATCATGGACTACGAGATGAAGCTCAGCTCCACGCCGGTAACGGCGAAGGTGATGAAGCTGAAGACTCTGTGGTCCGAAGAAGCGGATCAGAACCTCCAGGCGATGTACAACATCAAGGCCGAGAGCGTTCTGCTCAACGCCCTCACGAATGCGCTCACGTATCAGAAGCACCGCCAGGTGATCTTCGACTTGCGCGCCCGTGCGGACGCTGGCTTCGTCGTGTGGGATGCCGTGGCTCCGCCCTCGGTGAACTACCAGACCCACAAGTTCTCCATCATCGACGCCTTTGAAACGGCCTCGAACTTCATCTTCGGCGCGACCAACATGGTGGCCGGTAACTGGATGCTCTTGGGTCTCCAGGCCGCAACCGTGGTTGCCACGCTGCCGCAGTTCGTTTCGCGCAACAACCGCACGCAGATGCAGGGCATCACCTACATCGGCGACCTCGGCAACAAGAAGGTGTTTGCCGATCCGCACTATCCGGTGAATGAGTGGCTGATTGGTCACAAGGGCGACCAATTCCTCACGACCGGCTACGTGCTCGCGGAATACCAGAAGCTCTACACTACGCCGGACGTGGTGCTGCCTGACTTCATCCACCAACGCGGTTTCGCGACCTCGTTCGCCCGGAAGATGATCAACAGCAAGATGTACTGCCGTGGTCTGATTCTGAACAGCCCGACGAGCTTCGGCTCGGTGATCGGCTAAGCGATCTGAAGGATTAACAAGACCCGCTCGGAGAAATTCGAGCGGGTTTTTTATTTGTAAACTTTTTCCTCTCCTGGATAATTAGAGCATGGCTGAGCAATCAAAAACATTCGTGCGCTGCAAAGAAGGATGGGTTTGCTACCAGCCGGTTCACGGCGGAGCCTACCAGGTGACAGCCACGGGTTACCGGGCCGAGATCGTACCGGCGCTTGATCTACGCGGCATTGTCCAGGAACTGGTGGCAGCGCTCGGCGGCAAGGATCGAAACTAAAACAGCCTGCCGAGATCACTCAGCAGGCTGCGCTTATACAAGGACCGGCCACGGTCCTAAATTAGTCATCATCGGGCGGAACGGTCGTTGACGGACCACAGGTCTTCCTCATCGAGACAAACCCACAGACCAACGCGATCACGGCACTGAGACAGAGAAACCAGGGTTCCCCGCTCACTGGCAGCTCGCAGAGCGTGTTGATCACAGCCCCACCCAGGAGACCAATGAACATCCACCACAGGAGCGAGAAGACCACGAACATGCCGAAGGCAGTGCTGAACAGGAACTCAAAGAGCCACAGCAGTACGATCGACCAACCGATACCATTAACAGCTCGGCTCAACAGGCTTTTGTGCGATTTCATTTGAGATCGGGGGAGGTTCCACCGGCGCGGTTACTTCAACCGGAGCGTAACCCTGGTTGAACGGATACTCGGGATTGTTCTTCTGAAAGGTGCGCCCGGCTTCGAAGCCGACCGTCATCAGGAGAATAAAACCGTCGTTATTGCGCTCCGCCATGACCACCGGGTAAAGGTCGGGTCGGTTGACCTCGCACCAATCCAGGATGGCCTTAAAATTGGCCGGTTGCGCTTCTGTCTTTTCAGTTTGACTCGTTGTTTCCATGCTTTTCCTTGATATTCAACCACGCTGCGTTTGTTTTGCCAGACCCGAATGCTTCCGGGTCAGCCTGCTTCTGAGTGAACTTCCACAGATGCGCGCCGATCACGTGACCCAGGCGCGCAAAGACCGCCATCTTGCCCAACGTGGCCACAGCGTCCTGACCACGAGACCCTGGTGGAAAATTCTCACCGGTCTTCGGATTCGTCTGCTCCGCGATTGAAAAATCAAAAACACCGATGACCCAGTTGCCATCGGTCGCGGTATAGCTCTTAGAACTGGACTTGTTGTCGATCATCTTCCAGCCGAGCAGCCCCAGGATCATCTTGTTGCGGTCATGCCAGCGGTCGTGGTCGTCGTCCGTGTCGATGACCAACGTGAAAGTTTTGTTTACTTTGTCGATCTTATAGACCTGGCCCGTGCTTGGCACCTTCCACATCATGCCGTCCTTGGCTTTGACGATCATGTCGCGGAACCAATCCACCTGATAATTCGACGGCGTCCACTTCAACGGAGCATCCGGTAACGGCGGCATGAGCCTCCACACCAGCTCAGCCGGATTGCGCACCATCTTCTCCAGGGCGGCGATCTGATCGGGCGCGACCTTGGCGTTGTTCCGAAGGAAGTCGATGGACTTCACGATTTCCAACTCCAGCATCGGGTCTGGAGCTTTGGAGATCATGGCCCACTTGGTGATCTCGGCCAGGAGGTCTTCCCGTTTTTTATCTGATGCGTCGCTCATGCTGGTCTTTTAGGGTGGGCTGGCCGGTTTCCCGGCCAGCCCTGGGGGTGGGGCGGGTTGGTGGTTAATTGTTCTGGGCGAGAGACGTTTCTTTGCCCAGGATGCCGACCGTGGTGTCCATCAGGCCGTGCAGGACGGTCGTCCGGCGCGGAAGCTCCCAGACGCTGCCGCGAGTATCAGTCGGCTTGAGGCATTCCGTGAAGGCGTTAAAGAGGCTCCAGGCCGTGCGCGGCTGAAACTCCGGGTGGCGCGGGGTGCGCCATTCCTTGATGACTGCCGGAAGGAGCGTAATCGGAGCCGCACCGCCTTCGTAGGCGCGCACAATCAAATCGTTGGCCTGCGTGTCGGTGAGTTCGAAATTCTTGTACGCTTCGATGCGTTTGCCCTGGTTGTTCCAGCTCTGCGCGAGTTGACCGGCAGCGGTGCTGATGAGGTTAGGGAGTTGAATCAAAGCGCGGTTGGTGTGCTTGCGGGTGACCTGGATTTCGGTCGAGAAGGCGAGGTTGTCGCAGACAAAAGCGGAGGAACCGACGCCCATCATGATTTTCCAGGCTTTGTCGTGCGCGTTGCGGAGGCTGACGACGTACCCGTAATCCTTGTTTTGTTCCTCGTTGTTGAGCGCGACCTGCATGAGACCGAAGAAGCGAGTGCCTTCCTTGGCGAGCGCAAATGCCGAGCTGACCACGCGCATATTGAAATTGGCTAGGGCGCGTTCGGTACTGTTGATGACTTCGATGTGGGGAACTGGTTGCCACGTTTCGGTGGCGGCGGGAGTGAAGACGGAGGCGACTTGTTCACGGGTGGCGAGTTGACCGCCGCAATGGAGCATTAGTTTGGATTCTTGCATAAGCTTTTTATTGTTTTTGTTTCTCGACTGAGCACGGCTCAATCATCGTTACGCGAACAATGTAAACAAATTCCACCCAGTGTCAATAGTTAAAGTGTCATTCTAATCACAATAAATTTACCACGATTACTGTGAAGTGGCACCGGCATTGCTGGTAGCCTTACCTTCATTAGGATCAACATCCCCGAAAAGGAAGCCCTCAATTCGAATGCGCTCGTGGCAAGCCCGGAACTTATTGCTCATCACGTCGCCTGCGGTATCGAAGTCGATCGTACCGTCCAGTTTGCGCGGCATCTGGTTCACTGAAACAAACTCGATGTTTTTGAAACGCTTCGCCTGCCAGGTGTAATGGCCTCGGCGATAAACGAATCTCGGCTTGGCCCGGCTGCCAGCGCTCTCAGCCCGCTCCGAATACTTCCTGGGAATGCGGTAGGCGCGCCCGATCATGTTTGGTGACACCATCTCGGGCAGCACCAGTTTTCCCTGCTGGTTGGTCCTGGCCGGACGGGTCACTCTGCCATTTTCGATCATGGCCGGAAGTGCGGCAATCGTGAGCAGCATCTTCACCGCGAGCTGCGCGGCTTTATCCATGAACTCTATTTCCTCCTCCCCTTTACGAGGTTCGCCGTCGTGCGCTACAGTGATCCCGCGCACACGCTGCTCCCATTCCGTCGTATCGTGCATCGGCGCAGATCGAAAAACTTCCACCCCATCCGTCAATCGGTAGGAGCCGTTGTAATCGCAGGGGACCTCATTCACCCGATAAACGGGATAATCAACGTTGATCCGGTCCTTGTTTACCTGCATCTCAAAATACGGCATATTGATCTTCGGCAACCGATTATAGTAATTCGGATAAATCGCTGAGGGAGTGTTAGAAACCGCCAGAAACGGCGCGTAAAATCCGTAATAATCTTTGACGAATTCATCAGGCAAAACAAAGAGCATCGCCGGAAGCGGCCACAGCAGTTCGATGAATTTGAAGTCACCCGGCAGATCGGTATTAGCCACGGAATACGCGAACTCCGGCGCAATGAAATAAGTAGGAACCCGGTGCTGCATCAAAGCCAGCGTCATCAGGTATTCGCAGGTGTGGGCAAACTCCCTCATGCGCGGGTCCTGGATGGAAAAGAGGCACCCGAGCATGGTGGCCGCATAATACTTGGGATCAGCGTAGCCTTCTGGAGTGGTGATGTTGCGCGGGTAGGTTGCTTTCCAGGCGAGAGGATGCTGAGCGGCCAGGTCATCCACCATGTCTTTGAATTTCTTTCCAATCATGCGAAGAAAATGTAAACAAAATTTTCTTAACGGTCAATACCCATAATAGAAATTGTTTACAATCTTGTGAACGACTGCAAACCAACGCCTGAGAAGCTGATCTGACGGGGTAGATATTACAGACTATGCCAAGCGCCAGCAAAAAGCAGCAGATGACCGAGGCCGCGAAAAAGATCGTGTCGCAAGTGCTCGACGATGATAGCGAGCGGGTTATGGAAGACGATGAACAAGCCGAAGTGAACTCGGCTCGGTCCATCCTCAGCGCCCTGGACACGCTCCAGGCCAGCCTGCCCAACGCGACACCGGATCAGCAGCATGACATGACGACCATCCGCGCTTCGGCCAACTCACTTCTTCGGATGCACGGCGTGTGAGAGACGATCTAAAAAATCTTCCACTCCCGAAGGAAGCAAAGACTTACGCCCGCAGGCACGGCCTGAGCGCGATGAAAAAACAGCCTCAATCCTTTATCGACATGGCGGCAGCCGTCAGCGGCCAGCGCGCCAAAAAGCACGGCTTCAGCAATGTCGATGCGGCTGGAAAAGTCCCGCACGCGATCAAGGAGGCGGCGCGCCAGATCGTAGCTGCCATCCTGGAAGACGAACAGACGGAGGGATACTTCGAATACCAGGTTTATCCTGACGAGAGCTTTCTCCGCATGGGCACCGATCCCGGCTCAATGACGTACAACATCCAGGTACCGGTCGGTAATCAGATTTTTGTAAACAAGATAGACCTCAAAGTCCCGTTCGACGAGACCACGCGCAAACAGATCGAGGACCGAATGGCTGAATTGGCGCGCACGCGGGACTACCCGGACGGTTCATTTTTCAATGCGCCGTGGGGAACCTATTTCATCCACGGCAAAACTATAAAGGCAATCTGATATGGCATTGAGCGGAGCAGAACAGTTGGAAGCAATGCGAAAGGGGCTGCACCTTTTCGCTGACGACGTTCAGCGCATCGAAAAGATGAGCCGTTCGATTGCAGAAAACTTTTCTGAGTTGCACCATCAGACCCAGAACACCCACCGCAGCTTCACGGAGTACCTGGCTCAGAACATGAAGCTGCCTCCGGTACTGAAAGAGGCTTCGCGGGCGCTGATCACGTCGAAAGACGTGATCAATGAAACAATCAAAGCCCGAAAAGATGAACTCCGTGAAGCCGAGTCCATCTTCAAGATGCACAAGCGGCTTTACGACGAGAAACGCAAGTCCACCACGGCGGACAAAGACAGCATCGACCAGGCTAAAGTTTACAAAAAACTCGCGCAGGAGAATCTGACCAACGCCAAAAACCTGCTCGACCTGGAGCAAAAGCGTCTCGTTCTGCGGGAATCCATCTCGGCTGTCACCGGCAAGCACCTGGCCATCGAGTACATGCTGATCAAAGGCTTCGCGGAAGCCATCAAGAAAAGCGGAGAGCTGAATCAATCGCTCATCCAGGCGAACTCGATGACCAGCGTACGCGACCGGCTCACGAAACAGATTTTCGAAGTGCAGGCTAAAACCGGCGCATCCTTTGAGACCATGAACGCGGCGGCGCGCTCGCTGACGGACATCTGGCCCAAGGCGCATCGCGGATTCAAAGAGAGCCTGGAAGTGATGGTGGAAATGGAGGAGGGCCTGGGCGTCAGCTTCGAGCACTCGGCTCAACTTGCCCGAATTTTCCAGGTGAATCTGAAGGTGAACGTGCGCGAAGTCGCCGATCAGATCGCCGTGATCGCGAACAACACGTCACTGGCCGCCGACGAAGCCACGCGGTTCGCGACCGAGATCGGCAAAGCTTTACGGCTCCTGGGACCAGGTGCCGCGCCGGGCGCAAGGGAAGCTGCTGGCTACGTCACGATGATGGCGGCGCGCATGAAGGATGTGGGCGGCGACGCGGGCGAGGTCGTCAAGCTGTTCAACGAGATGACGAAAGGCTCACAGCAGGCATTCATGCTGCGGGGTCTTTCTGGCGTCAACACGCCCGGCGCGCTCGGCAGCGGACAGGGCGCGCAGCAGGCGCTCCAGGGCCTGGGTCGGTTCATCGACAAGATCGTCACGGCGCGCCCTGGCACAATGGCCTACACGGCTCAACTCGAAGCTGCCGCCCAGGTCATCGGCACCAGCACCGAAACGGTCCGGCTGTACAAGGACATGATTGCGGAGTCCAACAAACCGCTGGACGAACACGCGAAGCTCCAGCAGCGCTGGCGTGAGCAAGTCACCAATGCAAACAAGGCGCTCGGGCGACTGGAAGAATCGTTCGTCTCTTTGATTCAGCAGGCGTTCATGCCGCTGCTCCCGGCCATCCGTGGGCTGTTCGGTTACACCGCACAATTCGTTTCCTTCCTGGCCTCGCACAAAACAACCGTTTACATTTTCACCGGCATCGTCGTGGCAGCCGCAGCGCGCACCACTTTCTCGCTGATGCGCCTTGCGGTGGCTCTCTACGAAGTGGCCGCTGCCTCTGCCGTCGCCACAAGAATGCAGGGACTTAAGTCAGGCGGTGGCATCCTGGGCGGTGGCGGATTGGGAAGCCTCTTTAGCGGTGGTGGCCTGGCCAGCTCGGTCTCCAAACTGGTGCCGTTGTTCTCACGCTTGCTCGGCTTCCTCAGCAGCCCGGCCTTCCTGGTCGTTGCCGCTGGTGCCGCTGGCTTTGCCATTGGCCGGGTGATCGACAAAAAGTTTCCCGACAATATCATCGCAAAATGGTCACGGGCGCTGGCCGTCCAATCTGACAAGTTCTACACCGCCAACGTGGTTCAGTCGCTGCCAGGTCAAAAGACCGCGTTCGACGTGATGGCCGAAGTCCGCAAGAAAATGCTCCAGGGAAACTTCACTGAAGCTGAGCGCATCTTCCGGCTCCAGGCTTTCAAGGTCCAGGGAATGAATAGCGAGAAAGCCGCCGAAGGGTACATGAAGCTGTACAAGAAGACGGCAGCCGAAGTGCGCGAGCGCATCGCGCTAACCACAGTGACCTCCAACGAGAAAGCCACGCTGGAGCATGACCGTCAGATGATCGAGCTGACCAAGCAGCAACTCGAAAACACAGGCGGCGCGAAGAAGCTGCTGAAAGACGCCAACACTCAGCGCGACACCTTCCAAGCCGTGCAGATGGCGGAGACCCACAAAGACAAACTGGCAAAATCCGCGCAGTTCCGTATGCTCCAAGACAAGAGCATGATCCAAAAGGGCGCACTGGCCCCGTAGTTTTAATATGCCGACACCGAGCAGCACCACAGCCCAACTTCAGCGGAAGAACTTCCCGTTTGGAGGTCGGCTCATCGTGCTCGATTCTGGACGCACCAGTGGCTTTGATCCGTTCGCCGGTCTGTCCTCGTTTGTTGCCATCAACTTCCCCGCCATGCCGGAGACTATCGAACTGGCGCGCAGCGCGGAATACCTGGTGGTGAACAGCCAGGTCATGCCGGATGGCATCCATCAGTACAAAGCCACCAACCCGCTGAACATCCCGTTTTCGTTTTCCCTGCACGCCTTCGACCACGAATACTGCCCGCAGGGTGCTCTCTCCCTGATGCAAACAGCGGCGCTCCTGGAATCCCTGAACGTGCCGATTTCCAGCAACAACGGCAGAACTCCGCTGCGCGTCACAGTGGCCCAAAGTCAGCCGCAAACAACGCCGGGCGGATCGACCGACTCGCAGGTGAGCCGGGCACAGTCAGCCGACAATCCTTACAACGTGACGCCGGAATCTGGCAGCGATTTCTATCCGCCCGTGACTCTGCGCCTGGAACTGATCTTCATTGACGAGGACAAGCCCGGCATCGTCTGCACTGGATACGTGAAAGATGTTAAAGCACGGCTCAAAGGTCCCTGGCTGCGCGGCCCGCGTCGATCCTGCAATCTGCCGTCATCGGGAGAATTTGAATTCACCTTTGTTCACGTGCCCGGTTACGGCAACAACTTCTCGATCACGTCCAACACCGCAGGAACTGACGCTTCAATGGCGCAGGCTTTTGCTGACGACGTGCGGACCAAGCTGTTCAACACTGCCGATCTCAGCCTCGTCTCCGACCGCAGCTACAAAGGGTTCAATCCCTAGCGCCAGAAATAGCGGGTACCGTGCTCCCTGGACTTCTCGGCCACGAGCACGTAATCCGCAAAGCTGGCCACTTCAGGATGGTGGTCCACAACGAACACCAGGATGCCCAAACGTTCGGCCACTTCCTTCAGGTAGGCAAAAATGCTGCGGCGCACCACGGAGTCCTGGCCGTTGGTGATCTCGTCGTACCAGCGGAACCCGACGCGGTTCGAAACCTGTCCGATCTCATTGAGGTTTTCAGCAATGATCAAATTCGTAAGACCGCCCTCGCCGTTTGAGCTTCCTTCTGACCGCTTGCTACCGATGCGGTTGTTCACCTTCGTAATGAGCTTCTGGCGCGATTCCCCGGACGCCAGGACCTTTGTCGTCGAGTAGTTGATCTCCAGCGTGCCTCCGGTCATCATGGCTGAAATGCGGCGCGCCACGCGATTCATCAGCGGAATAGCCTCACTCAAAATCATATTCGGGATGCCGGTCGGTCCGTAGGCCCGGTACCAGTATTGCACCGCTTTGACGACCTCCTCGTCCATCGCCAAATCAGAAGCCGATGTTTCAATCGCCTCCTTGGCTTTCGCCAGCGCCCGCGTCCTCTCCTCAACGACAGCCGATTTTTTGTTTACAAAACTTTTGTCAACCCCGTCCGCCAGCTTCACAATTTTCAACTCGCGCTCATGGATCGAAGTGTTCAGATTTCGGATCAGTCGTTCCTGGGCCGTATAAAGATCACCCAGATGGCGCACATCGGCAACGTGTCCCTGGGTCCGCATCTTTTGCTCGATTTGACCGATCTTGTCGTTGATCTCCCGGCGCTTTTTGTCGATGTCAGAATAGACTTTGTCGGCCTGGTCACAGACCTTACCGGCCTTTTCCAAAGCTTCCTCCATCTTCGCTAACTCCTCCTCGCTGTGCGCCTTATCCCATGGTTTTTTACAGGTGGGACAATTCTTTGGCACCTTCTTCATCTTGGCGAGCTGATCATCCAGATCGTTATACTTGCTGTTCGCCTCCGTGCGCTTTTCCGCCGCCGTCAATCGCTTCTCATCCAGCTCTGCCAGGTCATCCCGCAGGTTCTGTTTTTGGATTTCCCACTGATGATTCTGCGTCGCCTTCTGCTCCTCCAGGAGCGCGAGCTGCTTCTTTATTTTCGTCATTTCCTTTTCGGCCCCTGAGATCGCCGAAAGGTCCGCACCGTTCTGGCGCTTCAGTTCCGCGAGACGGTCCGACTGCTGTTCCAACTGGCGCTGATAATCTTCCTGAGCCTGTTTGTGCTCCTCGACCGCGTCGCTGAGATCATCCGCAGCATTCTTTTCGCGCATCCGGGCTGATTCCAGAGCCTGGGCTGAAACCGCCAACTGACGGTTAGCTGCCTGAAGCTTAGCCTTCGCTAGTTCGAAGTATTCTGTCCAAGGCGGCTGCGCCAGAGCTGACATCAGCAAATTCACGGAATTATCCTGAGACATTTTGTCGAAGTTCAACCGGACGCCACTGAGAAACACTGTCCAGTTGGCCAATTCCGGCGTCACACGAATCATGCGTTGAAGCTCGCGCCGCGTCTGGTCTGGGTCGCCGCGCTGAACCGAAGGTTTGTCCGCGTACGTGAACTTCAGACCCTCACCGGTCTTCGAAAGTTCCGCGCATTTGAAACCCATCTCCACCGTCAGCGGCTTGGCCAGCAGGCTGGACTCCACCTTCACGTACATGTCCTTCCCGCCGCGATCTTCCGCGTAGTGACCAAACTCTCCGTAACGTCCTTTTACTCCGGCCAGTGCGATGGACAGTGCCTCCCCGAGACCGGTTTTTCCTGAGCCGACACTCTGCATTTTTCCGTCAGAAGCCAGGTTCGATCCGAGGACCAGGATTAACCCTTTCTCGGGGAATGCGATGTCCGCTTCCCGGATGGTCATCCAGTTCCTGATCTTGATGCTCTTGATCTTGAGGTCAGCCATGACCAAGAGAACGTATTTAAGGCGATGCTTGGTCGCGGAAAATCAAAATCAACCGGGTCAATAGGACTGTTCTACGTCCCGCGCATGACGCGGGATGGTGGCATTTTCACTGACGACAGCGGGGGTTACATCTTCTCCCAGTTTTTCAAACTTCTGTCCGAGGAGAAAGGAATCGAGCTGCCGCGCCTGGTGCTCAAATTCCCTGACAACGCCCTGAACGAGTACCTGCGCAACTACGGCCTGGTGGCGGTCGTGCGCGATCACGAAGGGTCCACTCTCTGCTGGAGCGTGAACTACATCAACCGCCTGCCGCTGCCATTTACTGACCGATTGCGCCGCAGCTTTGGCATCATGCCTGACAGCGCCGTTCTGTGGAGTGATGACGTTTTCAAAGAACCCAAGGAACTCCCCGCCCGCGAGGTTATTTTCGGAGAGCGGACACTGGAACCGCGCAAAGAAACCAAACGGGAAAAGAAGAAAAAGTGGTATAGCCCCGGCCCACTGAAAAAAGATGAGTGGGACTACCTGAGCGGAAAATCTGATTCTCCTGAATAATGCGCTCGATGACTTTTGAGGAGCTGATGGCTGCGGAAGAATTGCCGGAAGTGATTCTGGAGGTTCTGACGTACGATCAGCTTTTCCGCATGTCTGAGCCAAAGCGCTACCACCGCTCACTGACGGTCAAGATGCCGCCGCTGGACATGCAGCAGTACCAGACCGGCCAGCACTGGGCCTTCGAATACTATTTCAACGCCAAAGGGAATCCGTCCACAACTGGCCTGCGCCATAAGGGCTACGTCCGCTTCAAAAAACCCAAGCGCAGCCACGCGCACAAGAACACGCCGCTCTCCAAGCTGCCGGTCGAAGTTGATTGCATGTGCCCGGACTATCGCTACCGGTGGGCCTGGGCGAACCACCAGCGTTCAGCCGGTCCCATTGGAGCCAATTCCTTAAATCAGTGCATCAACCGCGCCCCGCGCCAGACAAATCCAAAAGGCGCACCTGGACTTTGTAAACATATTTTAGCTACGCGGGACTACATTTACGGCCTGCTCTCTGGTTTTCCGCCCTGGGTAGGCGACACGCAGAAGCTCGACCGGCTCACCAAGCGCGCCACCCGCCGCTGGCTCAACTTCGATCAGGAGATGGAAAAAGCGCGTGAAAGAGACGCGAAAATCGCGGCTGCTAAAGCCCGCAGAAACATTGGATTACCGCCTGAACGACAGAATCAACCCATCAATGCGATTGATGCAGACGAGCCTCCACCGTTGCCTGGAGAGAAGCCTGCGAAGCGCCCGCCAGTGGTCAAGCCGGTAAAGAAACCCGCCCCGAAAACTAAGTCCACGGTAATGAAACCATCAAAGCCTACGGTTAAACCGCCCGGACCTCTCCCGCACGGTGCCTATGCGATGATGGACAGTAAAACACCTAAACGAATCTTGAACATTGAGAGTGTAGATAATACGACGAACATGAAAACTTTGAACTTGCAGGAATCCAAAGTCGTTACCGGCGCGATCAAAATCGTGGAGGAGATGGAGGAAGAAATCGTGAGCGGTGAAAGTCCCATGGACGGCATGGGCGAAATGCCGCCACCGAATGGCGAGGACATGCCAATCGAGCCACCGGTGTCGGATAGTGCCATCGGCGCTTCGACCGAAGACAACGCCGCGCTCAGCCTCCTGCGCGAAATCCGCGACCTGCTCGCCGAGCTGGTTTCTGAAGAAGGTGCGGAAGGCGGTGAGGTTCCTGACTTGCCCAAAGAAGACGAAGGCGACGAAGGTCCGCACGACGGCAACGAAGGGACCAGCGAGGATGCCGACGAAGAATTTCAACCGGGCAAACGCCCGATGCCCGTAACCTCCGGCGTGGAGTAATACTATGGACCCAGGCGCATATCCAGAGCCACTGCTAAGGACAACGTTTGTCCAGGCCCCGATGGTGTCCGGCTATGTTGGCAGCCGTCTGCGCATCGCCGACTATGCCTTTGGCACGAACCTCACGGTCGCCGCAGCCACGACGAATCCCGACAACCAGGTTCACCTGATGATCGAGAACGTCGCCTTCCCTCCGGCAACCGGCTTGACGTTCAACGGAACCACGATCTTTTTCAAAATTCAGCAATCGCTGGATGACGGTTCCTCCGGTACACGCACTCCTATCTCGGCTGAATACAGCATCGTTCCTGGCGGTCGGCGTACGATCGACTTCTTCGTCAATGCGCCTTTCGTCGAAATCAAATGCACCGGTGGTGGTGGCAACATCCGCGCTCAACTGGCTGCTCGTTTGAAGTTCGAAGAAATGGCCTACGACAAGAGCGATCCATTCTTTGCGCCTCAGCTTTGGAACCAGAAGTTCATCTCTGGCGGCGTGGTGGCTCCTCCTCCGTTCCCGACTTCTTAAAGCGCCGGATTTGGGTTCGGCGCTGCGTTCGGGTCCTGAGTCTGTACGAAGATCGAAGTGTATCCTGCTTGTCCGGCACCGTGCGTCAGCACCGAGCTTTCGACCCCTTTCACATTCAGCGGCTGCCCCGGAGCCTGCTGATTGTTCAGCACCAGATTGTCCCCCAGAATGTTGACCTGCGCGGGACTCATGGAATCAGTCTGGAACTCTCCACGCTTCACCACGAAGTTGGAAATCAGCGTGCCACTCTCAATGGTGTAACACGCATTGGTCACAAAATAGACCCCGGACCAGACGCTGTTTTTCGACTGCGACGGACTGATCGTCACCTGCACAAGGTCACCAACCCGAAGGAAAATGGAACGCGCAATGTCGATCTTCAAACCGAGCGTCTGCATCCTCGCATTGTCATAAATCGCCTGAGCAAGGTTCGATGCTTCCTGGGCGGTGTTCGTGCTCAGGTGAAAGGGATAGTTCAACTCCGCCCCTTGAACGCTGGCTACCGGTGTCAGCACGTTCCCCAGGCGAAGTGACTTCGTAGGGTCAGAAACGATTTCTCCAAAAGTGGCAGTGTACGGATCATAGGTCACCACGCGCACATTTGAAGCGCCGAACTCCAGCATGTTCTGGGTTTCGTCAAGCTGCGTGAGACCGAAATTATCCACCTGGTAATAAACCAGGTCTTTGAGCTGCGCCTGGTAGTCGGGAGTGTGAAAGTGTAGCGCGCCATCCTGAAAATAAAAATTGTAGGCCCCTCGGCCTTTGGCGTTGATGGCGCGTGGCACCATGCGCGTACGGATAAAGTCCACGTCGTCCACAAAGCTCTGAATCCACAGGCCCTGGCCGACCGTAGGCTCGATGACCGTGTTCGCGATCTGATTCTCACTTGCGATCTGCTTCACCACGTCGCTCACCAGTCCGCGCCGGGCGGCAGTTTTGGTGGCGCGAGAAAAAGTAAACAAATTATCTTTCAGCATCATCCTGACGAAGTGACCCGCTGTTTTTCCAACACCCTCAATCGGCGCGCTAAAATCAGGCAGGATCATATCCTGCCACGGCAGGTAGGACATCTGGCCGGGAAGACCGATGCCGATACGATAGCGGACAAAAGGCGATCCCTGAGACTGGGCAGCCCGGATAACGCTGTCCACGTAATCCGTCGTCGGGGCGCGCACAAAAAGTTCGTGGGTGCTGGTTCCTTTCACCGACTCCTCGATGACCGACTTCACGTGGATGACGCTCAGGCTGCTGAACGGCACAAACTTGTTATTGGGCAGCCACAGCTCCACATCGACGACAACGCGTCCTTCGACGTTTTGATTGGCAGAGGTAACAGCCACAATTACATTTCATCCACGCTGGACGCGAAATCCTCCAGCTCGGACATGACATCAGGATCGACCTCGATACCGTAAAATTCCACAAACGTCTCCTCCGGGTAATCCAGGGCGTCGAACAAACGACGTACCGTGTCGGCGCTGCTCAGGATCAACCGGCACTCGTCCGCTTTGAACTCCAGGCGCTCATTTGTCTCCTCGATGATGACCACCACCTTGCTGTCAGCATTGGTGACAACGTGGCTGACAGGGTTTTCCGCTCGTAGTTCCGTTATGAGTTGTTCCAGTTCGGGCGATCTCATGTTCTAAGCTAGTTACAATATGCGTTATACAGAGCGAAAAGAGTTCCTTTACGACACCGAGGTCTTCAAGCTGCGGGACACTCAAATCGCTCTCACCATGTACGCCGAGTGGGTTCGAATCAGCTCCCCGAAACCCAGGCCGAAATTCTTTGAGGTCAACCGCGACATCACGAAAATCGACACGCTCTGGCACATGCCATTGACGGACAGAACTACTTTCACGCGAGAGCTGGATGTGCCTGTCATTGCCAAGTTTGAAAAGCCGAACTGGAAAATGACCAAGCTCGGCATCAAACCGGTCCAGCAGTTCAATTTCATCATCGCCAACCTGCACCTGCAACCTTCCGGCCTGCCGTCCATTGCTGAGAAAGAAGTCGTTCGCCTGGATTACTTTCCGCTGCGTGGCGACATGATCTATTATCTCGGCTATCGGCTGATGATCACGAACGTCGTCCTGGCTCCTGAAGCCTACTGGGGCCAGACCAACGTGTGGATGGGCCTGATCTGTGAAGCCACCATCGCGCCGGACGGCGATGCGCGCCCGCTAACGAATCTCGGAGAAACCGCCCCGGCTGAGAAACCCACCGCGCCGGTGCCTGCGGACTGGCCTGGGTTTCCGCCCACCGGCCCGACCAACATTCCACACAACTGGCCATGAAAGACAGCGGCTTCATAATGGACGCCCTGACGGACGGATTCAAAAAAAGTTTGTTTACAATTACGAAGTCAAAAGAGGACGCCGTCGTCGCTATGTTCCTGGATTGGCTCAACAAAAAAGCGCATTTGAAGCCTGTTCCTGACCTTCAGCAGAAGCTGATGGAAATGGGTCCAAAGCTCAGTAAAATGGCCAAAAACCTGGACGTGAGCATTATGGAGGGAAAGGTCGTAATTAAGACGGACGCGGAATCGGAGTCTCTGCTGAACTTGTTTCGGCGAGGGTCTTCCTGGTTTAGCCCGCATCCCGACGTGAACGGAGCGATCCTGTTGGCGTTGGCCAGTGGATCGTAGGTTAAATAATAGCATGAAGAACATCGACCAAAAAATTCAGGAAGCAGTCGGCCAAGTGGACTTGAGGAAACCGGAAACCCTCAAGGAAGCCGTCAACACCATCCTGACCGAAGATGGCTACGTGAGCGCCGGTGAGACCGTGGGTATCATCGACGACCCGACGTATCCCTATCCTGGCCAGAAAGTCCGTGTCATCGGGCCTTCTGACAAAGGTGGCGGTTGGGTGGACGTTGAGACGGAAGGCGGAACCAAAGTCCCTGTCCAGTCGAGCCTCCTTCTCAAGCTGAAGTAATCTCGCGGTTATTCGCGGTCGTCGCCCTATTTAGGATATGGCAGACGATACACTCAGCGTGAGAATGGGCACCATGGGCGCTACCGGAATGCGCTACCATGAGCTGGCTCTGCAACGGTGGCTTTATTCCACTTTCTTCGTTCGCGCTGGTTATCCCATTCCAGTGGTCTTTGCGACGCCGATGGACGCCTTCGGCAACTTCGACCAGCTCTGGAAAAGTGACAACAATCCTTTCAAATACCTGTTCGACCTCAAAACCGAACAGGGAACTCCGCTGTACGAACCCTACCCGCACAATCTCCGGTATCCGCTGATCTCGGTGTTTCGTCGCAACTGGCGCTACCGCGCTGAGCAGAGCTACGGCGTCCATCAATTCCGGCACATGAACTGGCCCACGGTCGATTCGGACATCACCAAGTCCGAACTCGGGCACGTGGCCGTAAGCTTCCGCCCCAACGCCTGGGACTACCATTTTCAAATTGATCACTACGCGATGCGGCCTGACACGCAAGCGAGCTTCATCGAACAGTTCATGCGCGCCTTTGCCGTGGGCGGCGGCACTGCTCAGACCTGGATGACGGTCCACTACCCGGCGCTCGGATTTCAGCGGATTCGAATGTACATCGACGGCAACATCGAGAACAGCACCCTGGAAGAACCAGAGGACCGCGCCAACGTGGAATTCCGCACCACCATCAACCTGGTGGTCGAAGGCTACAGCATCGACCAAAACATCCAGTTCATCCCCGCGCTGTGGGAATTGCTCGTGCGCCCCTCTCAGTTTTCCAGCAACCCGAGCGAGCTGGACAACGCTTTCAACAGCCAGGTGCGCGTGGACTTGCGGATCGACGACAACAATCCCACGTTGAATATGCGCGCCAATGTCCCGCCTGACGCGCAGAGCAGCTTGCTGTCCAACGGCACCTATCCTCCGCACGACATCACGCTTTCTGGCAGCGATCAACCGCTGTTTTACGACCGCTTCAGCTTTTCGAGCACCAACCCAACTGATCCTCTATTCATGGGCGGGATACCGCAATCGTCAGGCTACGGCATTATCACTGTAGGTAGTCTGTAAGATGAGAAGCAGACAACGAATAATGTTTACAAAAACGGGCCGAAGATTTGGCAGTCACGGGGAGTAAATAAAAGAGAAGACGACTTGTTATGGCAAACATCAATGTAAAAAATTTTCCTGGAGTTTACACCCAGATCATCGACCAGTCTCTTTCTGCCACGTCCACCAGCCGATTTCAGCCCGGCCTGATCGGCGTCGCCAGCAAAGGACCCTTCGATACGCCAACTCCAATCGCAACGGTCCAGGATTTCATCAACACTTTCGGTCAGCCGATTTCCGGCTACTTCCTGGGCACGGCCTTGGGAATCATTGCTCCCTTCACCAACGGCTCAACGATTGTGCGCGTGGGTGCGCGTTATCAGGACTTGCCTGGCGGCGTGAACTATCCGGCCACCGGCGCGGTCGGAAAAGGCTATTTCATTTCAGCGGGCGCTCCGCTGGTTGATCCAGCGCTCTCTCCAACCGGCAACGTCTTCGTGCAAATCACGCAGGACGGAAAGCGCAGCACCACCAACGCTCAGGTGGTCAGCATCAACGGCTCCTTCGGCACGCTGCAAGGTGCTTCGCTCAACGACACCTACACCAACGGCGACCTGCAATTCAGCTACTACCAGAATGCGGCCAGCAAGGCTGAAGGCCAGCTCGACGGCTACACCTACCAGAACGTCTCGGTGGGAACGGTGGCAGGCACCAAGGGCAATTATTATTTCACCGTCACCGCGACTCCGACCAACCTGAACGTGGGCGACCTGCTGATCCTCTCGCAGTCGAACAAAGCCCCGACCCAGGAAGTTTATGTGACCGTGGTGAACCCGATTGTCAACGGCACAGCAATCATCCAGATTCAGCCGACCAATGACTCGGAACGCGGCTACCAGGCGCTCAGCCTCCAGGACAATTACACAGCGGCCACCGTCACTCGGGTTGTTGGAAAAACTCCTGCCGCCTTGATCTACGCCTCCAGCGCTGGTACCTGGGCGAACACGACCAGCGACGCGAGCGCCAACGGTTTGAAAGTTTTGGTGGGACCCGGCACAAACGCGGGCACCAAGAAAATCAGCATCTCCTGGAACTCGGCTCTGGTCGAAGTCTATGACAACCTTGGCTTCTTCACGGTGCCCACGGTAGCCAGCGACTTCGCCACGATGATCAACCAGACAGTGCCGTCCAACTACATCACGATCAAGACGCTCGGCACAGTGGTTCCTGCCAATACGACCAACCCGTGGAACCTGTCTGCAACTCATCCGGTTGTCGGCGCGCCCACGAACGATGCGGCGGTCGGCGACTCCGGCTCCTTCAGCAACGGATTCAACGGTGAGAATGCGCAAGCAGCGGACTTCGTCGGGGCTTTCGACCCGGTGAACGACGTGATGACCGGCATCAAGTCCTTTGAGGACACGGACAACGTGACCATCAACGTCCTGTGTGCGCCGGGCGTGACCAGCACCGACACCAGCACTGTCAGCGTTCACGCTCAGCTTCGTGACACCGCAACGGTCACTAAGTCCGTTGCCTTGATCGACATTCCGGCGAACAACCCTGAAACATTTCCGCCGAACAATGCCGCCAGCGTGCCGCTCACCATTTGGAACGCTATCGACTGGGTCAATGGCGCAGGCCAGTTTGTGTCCCGTGGATTCTTCAACACGCCTTACATGGCGGCGTTCTTCAACTGGATCACGATGCAGGACCCGATCACTCAGCAAACGATCTCGGCTCCTCCGACCATCGGTGCTCTGCGCGCCATGGCGTTCACTTGGCTCAACGACCAGCCGTGGTATGCGGCAGCAGGCGACGTGCGCGGCGTCATCCCGGAAGCAACCACAGTGGCGTTCCCAAAGATTTCGAACAACGCGAAAGAAGCCTCCTACGTGGCAGGCCAGACGCCGATCAACATCGTGCTGAAAAGCCAAGGCCAGGTCAAAGTGTACGGCGAGCTTACGCTCCTGCGCATCCCGCCCGGCACCACGGACAAGCTCACGGCCATCCACAACCTGGTGCTGGTCGAGTATGTCGTGCAGGGTCTCGCGGCCATCGGTCGCACGAAGGTCTTCGATCCAAACGACCTCACTTTGCTCCAGCAGCTCAACCTGGCGATGACTCAGTTCCTCGACAGCGTGGTCAACCTGCGCGGCATCGAAGCTTACGAGCTGGTCTGCGATTCCTCGAACAACAACGCGCAGACGCGCAATCTGCGTGAGGTCATCGTTGATCTCAATATCGTGCCCACGGACTCGGTGGAGAAGATTTACATCAACGCCACGGTGCTCGAATCGGGTGCGATTGTGAACAATATAACCGGCTAAGATTTATGGCACGAATGCTATTCAAAAACACGTTTGGCTCGCAGAACTCCCGCCTGGACCTGCAACGCCAGGACTTGTTCAAGTTCACCATCAACCTCCCGCAGGCGATTGGATTGGACTGGACGGAGAACGTCGAGTTCGCCGTCGAGAAGTTTCCTTTCCCCGAGCGCAGCATCGAAGTCATCGGGGTGAAGTACATGCAGCAGACCAACTACCTGATCGGTGGCGACACGCCCACTCCGGCTGTCGAAGTGCCGATCCGGTATGCGTTCGGTCAGAACACCGCCCAGGCTCTCGAAAAGTGGATGTGGCTCGTCCGCAACCCGCGCACTGGCGGTGTAGGTCTCACCAGCGTCGTGAAGACCAACGGTTATTTCACCTGGATTGTGCCCAACCAGGTTGCTCAGGAAGCTGACATCCGTGGCAACGCGCAAACCAGCCAGAACACCATGCAGTCTGGCCTGATCTTCTCTTTGGAAGGCTGTCTCCCGAAGGGACTGAAGTTCTCCGACGCGGACATGACCACGAGCGGAAAAGTGGATTGCCAGTTGTCTCTCCAGATCGACCGGTATTACCCACAAAACATCGACAACATGATCGTTCCGATCCCGTAATCACATGAAAGTACACGAATTCATCTCCTCTCTGGACGAAGCCAAATATGGCCGTCGCCGCGTCGCTGAAGATACCGCTGACGTGGCCAAGTCTCCTTCCCATGCTCCCACCAGCTCGGCAGGTTACAAGACCCCGAGCAGTGGCAAGAGCAAGGACGAAGGCGAAAAAAATGGCGGCGAAAAGGACGCCATCAAAAAGTCCGAAACTTCGATCCCCGCGCCCATCGCCAAAGCGCCGTCCCATAATCCGACCAGCTCGGCGGGTTACAAGACCAGCGGCGAAGGCAAGAGCAAGGACGAAGGCGAAAAGATCAGCAAGGAAGCGATGAAGGAAAACCTCATCCGCGACATCCTGGACAGTGACGGTGATGTCGATGTGGCTGCTCTGATCGCCCAGGCCGACATCAGCGAAGGTGGCCACAAAGCGGGCTGCCAATGCGGCTTCTGCAAGAACAAGGGCAAGTTCGGCAAGAAAAAGGACGAGGGTGGCGAAGGTGGCGAGAAGGAAGAAGGCAAAGAGGACATGCAGGAACATGCCATGCCTCCGATGCGCCCGATGGGCGGCAAGCCTCCGATGCGAGCCATGGGTGGAAAACCCCCGATGGCTCGTCCTGGTGCCGCTCCGGCTGGCCGCATGGGCTTCCGTCATCCGGCTGCTCCGCGCACCAAAGCCCTGGGCACTCCGGCGAAATATCTTTCAGGCGGCCCGTACGCGAGCAATCAGCCTTCCATGGAAAAATTGGACAGCGCCAAAGACCCGTCCAAAGCCATCCAGGAAATGGCCGACAAGCTCCTGCCCGCTCCTGGTCAACGTTAATGCGACCCAAAGGTTTAGTCACCGTTTCAGGGATCACACTTGCGGACGGCAGTAAAATGTCGCTCCGCAAAGCTTGTGATTACGGGTTCATTGCCCCGCAACGTTCTCCCGCTGGTTGGGGTGTCGGCGCGGACGAAGTCTGCCTTGGTAAAAACCTGTTTGTGGACCAGGGCCGTCAGCTCATGTGCTACGCCTTCGGTTTCCGCGCTCCGATCCAGAACTATACCTGCCAGCAGTTCGGCGTTGGCACGAGCCTGGTGCCAGCCCAAGTGACCGACGTGGCTCTGCTTTCACCCGTCACCTTGGCATCTCAGGGCGGAGCCACTACAGCACCCGTCACCAACATTGATTTTCTCACGTCCTTTGTCGTGCGCGTCAGCTTCACCATCGCTGTGGGCGACGCCAATGGCAACCTACTCACCGAGATGGGTCTCTTTTCTGGCAACGGCACGCTCATGGCGCGCATGATCCGCAGCGTGGGAATCAACAAGACCTCGGATTTTTCACCAACCTTAACCTGGCGCATTCGCTTTTAATTTATGATCGTCCAAGTCACTGATTCTCAAGTCGTCGGCGAAACACTGGCCACGTTGTTCACCATCATCCAGCCCGCGCCCATTGACGCCGCCACGATCATCAAAAACTCCGGCGTCAACACGATGAACTACCTGTTCCAGGAATGGAATGGCAGCGCCTGGGTGGACATGGGTTCGGCGGGAAGTGACTTCAACAACACTCTCCAGGCCAATGAGACGAAACTGATTGAGCTGGCTTCCAGCAACTCCAAAGTGCAGATGATTGGCAACGCCTCGGGCGGCGCGTTCCTGGAATTCTCGATCACTCGTTACTTTGATCGGGCCTCGGGCGGCGCGATCCCGATCTTGAACCTCTAAGCATCTCATCGTTGGCCGCAGCTCGGTCTTCGTATTGGCTCGCCACGCGATCGTACGCGACTGCCACACCGTCCAGTTCATCCAATACGCCTGGCTCCAGGTAGAAACGCAACGGCGACGGCTCGGCAGTATCCGGCACATCCGTATGCAGGAGAGTCTTATCCAGCGAGTCCAGGAAGGCGTCCAACAATGGACCTTCAGGTATCTGGCTCTGGATGGCTTCCAACGCCTGGGCGAAATCCATGTCTTCCGTGACGGCCTCAAACAGCTTCGCGGACTTCTTTGGACCCCACCGTGGAATTCCTGAGATGCCGTCACTCGTGTCACCGATAATGGCCAGCGCGAGAGGAATCTGACAGGGCTTCTTGATCGAAAACTTAGCGCAAATCTTGCGGGCCGGAGTCACCACTTTCTCATTGAGATCGTAGTAGAAAACGTTTCCACCCTGGAGCTGCATGAGGTCTTTGTCCCCACTGGCGATGAAAACACGCTCAGCCTTGCTCGCGTACGCTGCCGTGGCCACGACATCATCCGCCTCGTACTCGGCGTGATAACCGTGGACAGTATTGAACAACGACAACAGGACCTCCTGAAACCGGAAGCGCGTGTCGATATAAGCCTTTGGCTTGGGAGCACGGTTCTTGTTCGTCTTGGCCTTGCCGTCCCACCCAAAGAGCGTGCGGTGAATCGGCACTTTGATGCGGCCATCGTGCCCCTGATCCAGCAGACGAAGCGTCGCGGTCACGCACAGACGGAGCGCTTCGTCTGGGTCCTCCTTTACGGCGTACCAGCACTGCGCAAACAAGGAATTCCCATCGACTAATAAGTCTGTCATGCCTTTGCCTGCTCGTTTTCCGCCTCTATCCGCTCGTTCGCCCATTCGACGACCAAGTCCAGATAGCGGTCGGGCACGTCACTTAGATTGAATGTCAGTCGCCCCTCGCTGTTCCAGGCCAGGTCGAACATCTGCTTCAACCTTATTTCCTTGGACTGGCTTGAGGCTCGGACGAAAAAAGTCTTTGCTGAATTCTATCGTGTGTACGAATTTCTTCGAACACCGATCACAGACATGCGGGATGTCCGAGTCGAGTACCGGCGACAACCGTTTTTGCTCTGATTCCAGGAAGGCGCAATCACGCGGTGAAATTGCCTGCCACCAGCGCAGCACTTCCTCCAGGGCTGAAGGTGTGCCTTCGTTGATCGTGACGATACCAGTCAAGATGCGCGCCACATGGTCCGTCATCATGGCGCGGGAAGCCTCATCGCGGTCGGAGATATTGCGTTCATCGCGCACGCGCAGCGGGCGGATTCGCACCACGTCCTGACAATCCGGCAAAGTGATCTCATCAAAGCCGGGATAGTCCGCAGACTTTTCGCCAATGCGCCCAAGCTCGTCAGGAACCCGGATGGATTCGAACGACTTGAAGCTACAATGCGGGCACTCGGCATCGTATTCGATCACGCTGTTGTAGCGCAACGACCGCGAGACCAGGAGCACCGTGCTTATGTCGCCGACGATGAAGTTGTCCAGCGGGCAGCCGTTTAGATCGCACACTTTGGCGGCCATGTCGTACATGACCATGTGCTGGTCGCCTTTCTTCATGCGCTCGAACAACCAGTCGTCAACGTCAGTATCCCACGGAAAGACCGTGATTTCCCCGTTCGGAAACGAATCGGGCTTGGTGAATCCGTGCGAGAGCAGTGTGATGCGCTTTTGGAACTGCAACCTGCGCGGCCTCAAATCTTTTAATTTCGATTGAAACGGCATAGCGAGTAGAACGGAAAAACTTTGTAAACTATTTTCCGACGATAATCTGGCTGAGCAAGGCAGGCGTCGGCAGTGTCAGTGGAGGCACCATGGGACCGGTGCTGCTGCCGCCCGAGGTAACGCCGGTGTGCGTGTGCGTCAGCAGAATGGTCACCATTTGTTCGAGATACGCCAGCAACTGGTCTCCCAAAACAAACGGCGAAGACGCTCCCTGGCCGAGCACCAACCGGGTAAACGCCAGATTCATGTCGATCTGAGACTGGATATTCATCTGGGCCGCGCTGCTGATCCCGAGCGTGCCTGTAGCTTTAATGGTGGTATTCTGGGTGGAGCTGAGCACCAGGTCTGCCGCCGCCGACATCGAGACCTTGCCTGAACCGGTCAAGGCATAATCACCAGTCAGCGTAAAATTCGTTTTCCCGTCCACGCCCATGGTCCAGTCCTGGTGGACGGTGCCCTTGAGATCAGTCTGAGTCTCGATGGAGAGGTATTTTCCACTGATGAACTCGATCTCATTTCCCTGGGACTGAAGGCTGATGCTGTCACACAGAGCCAGGAGCTGCTTCCCGATGTTCATCTGGAAGTCCTCGTTGACGTTCATCGTGCCGCCATTGACCGAATCGTCAAACTCCAGGAACTGGCCTGCCTGGGTCTCAATGGTGATGTCGCCATCGTTTCCAGCGCTGCTCGCATCCGTCAAGAGCACGCGATAACCCTTGCTGGTGGTCATGATCACGCCGTCCTTGTTCCACTCCAGCGTGTGGCCGTAGCGCACCCAGGCCCCACGCTTGGGACCGCCTACGCTGCCATTGGCGTTGGTGTTATAGGCATGAAGCTGGAAGTCCTCAGCGGCGGCCTGCGTCTGCATGAACCACTCCCAGATCGGTTTCTCCGGCTCGCCGTCAAGAAAACGGACAAGCACCTGGTCCCCGATCTCAGGTGTCCAGTCAGCGCCGCCGCTTTGCTGGCTGAGACCATTCGGAAGACCGGCTGGAAGCGCCCATGGAAGGTCATTTGTCGTGATCGCACCGAAAAATCCACCCACGCAGCCATAGACCAACGGGACACGGACTTTCAAACGGCCCAGTTTTTCAGGGTCTTTATTATCCTCGACTGTTCCGCAAAATGTCGCGTTTAAGTCCATAACGTAGTTACTGCATGGCGAGAATTATCAATGACCAGATCAACACCTGGGGCCGGGAAAAAGGCGTTGACGCTCAACGCTCAGACCTCTGGGTGATTGACTTCAACCACGTGCTCGCCAATTTGGATTCCACTCTGACTGACACCGGGGCCATGAGCACCGGCGTAACAGCGCCGTACGTGCCGATGAAGCTGTCCACCTACTACGCGGCCTCGGTCTCCATGCCAGAACTCAAAGTGCGCGCAGAGCCGGTCAGGAGAGATTCCCGGCCCTACCAGATGCCGTCCTGGGACGATCCGCTCGACGCGATCCGCGTGGTCTTCTGGCTGGACTGCTACAAAACCGGTGGCAGCGCGGTAAACCCATTTCAGTCTGACCTTTACCAGATGCTGGAAGCTTGGCGCGCCGTGGTGCGCGCCGGGCGCGGACAGATGTCTAGCGAGTACGCCATCACCCTGAACGAAAATTACTCGATGAATTATGCCTTCGATGTCCGAGTGAATTTCCTGCGCGGGTCCTCCAACCCACAGGTGACACCGGCGTCCACGGCCACTTCTTTCCGTACCGCCTCGGAAGCCGTGTCAAACGATCTGGAATACTCTTTGAGGTTCCGACTGGTAAACTGCTGGCTCAGTTCTTTCAAGACAACTGAACTGACCTATGAATCAGCCAAACTCTTGCAGATTGAGTCCATCTTCTACGCTGAAGACATCCTCCAAGTTAAATCAGGGAACTAATCGCCTGCTTGGGCGACCAAAGCTTGTCGTGACCCTCGACGACTGGACCTACTTCCCTAGTTCGGAATCGCCAGCGCGCCCAGTGAAGGGATTTTCGGCGGCTCCGAAGCCGTAGGCTCCTGCGGCAGGCGTTCGATCATTCTCAGCGCGAAGGCAGTCTTATTGGCGTTGTCCTGTTCCATGCTGAGCTTCTGCTGATTTCCGGCGAACTGCTGAGCCGTATCAATGTGTTGATTCAAATCCATAACGTTCTAACTACTGATGAGTCCCGACCGGCTTAAAATCGAAATTTCGTCAAACTTCCAAGTGGTCAAAGAGAGGTCCACCAGTGAAGAATTGATGATCATCTGCCCGGTGCCGGGCTGTGGCGACCTGACCGGTAACCGCTCCATCAACCTCAAGACACAGCGGACAAACTGCTGGCGTTGCAGCAGAACTACTCAACCGAGGCACGTAAAAAGCCTGTTCCGCCTGTTAGGTATTGACCTCGAAGACAATGCCATCCTGGAGCCAGACGAGCTGCGGACAATCCTCGCGGAAAAGCCGGAAAAAGCTCTAACTCCGATCCAAGAGGTCCCACTGCCTTCAGGGTTCCTACCGCTAATCGAAAACCGAAAGAGCTGTTACTGGAAGTTCTGCAAAAACATGGCTGAGCGCAAGCACCTGGGCATCGAAGACCTGGAGGAGGCCGGAGCCGGTTTCACCCGCGAAGGAGAGTGGGAACCATTCTGCATCTTCCCGGTGCGCGAAGGCCCGCGAACGGTTTACTACCAGGGACGCACGTACTCAGATGAAGGGTTCGACAAGACCAAAAAATTCCCAAGCAAGAAAATCGTGCCGTACGGAGCCAGCTACTGGATTTATGGCCTCGACGCTCTGCGCACCCCATCCATCGAACTGGTGATCATCGTCGAATCCATCCTCAACTACCTGTCGCTGAAACGGAAACTGCGTGAAGGAAACCTCCTGGAATACGCAATGCCGATATGCGTCTTTACCCACTTCATCACCCGCTCACAGGTGTTCAAAATGTTGCGCTACAAGCACGTCAAAGAGTGGTGCCTGTTGTTCGACAGCGACTCGACCCACCTGGCCGAAGAAACCGCTCTGAATCTCAACTCGATCATGCCGATGACCGTGGCCGCCATGCCACCGGGAATCAATCCTGATGGTACTGCTCGGACAACAAACGACGCAAACGACGACGTTATCGCCGGACTCACGGCGGTCCACAACCGGTCAAAACCCACAGCCAGAAAAGTAAAAATCAACCTCGCGGAAACTGACCATGGCCGGAGAGTGGCAGCCCACTCTGGAAATAAATTGTAAACAATTTAAGACCTGTTCTTAGAAATATGAAATTGAAACTTGCTCCTGGTAAAATAGCCGTCAAACGCCTCGAAGAAAAAGCCAAGCTGCGCGGCGGCCTCGAACTGCCCGCCAGCCGGTCCAAGCTCTACGATCTCGCCGAAGTCGTATGCACTGGAAGTCTGGATAAATTCGGCTACGAGGGCCGGGAATCCACCCTGGAAGAATTTCAGCCTGGACAGATTGTCCTGTTCCAGCTCCCGCAGCACCAAGCCGGATTGATTGCACATGAAATCGGCGGTGTCATCCACATCTTTTTGAACGTGGCCGACGTGATCGCCAAACTCGACAAAAACGTGATCGCGCTGGAAAATTTCCACATTGCTGGTCGTTTCGCGCTGCTGCGCCCCACGGTGCGCAAAGCCAAGGATCAAATCATCATCGTGCCTGACACTGCTGAAGAAGCCAAAAAGGAGAGCACCCATTTCAGTGTGGTGCAGATGGGCAAAGACGTTCAGCTCGACCTGTACGCTGGCCAGGAAGTCTTTCCTCACCGTGGTCGCGTCAACCCCATCGTCATCGACAACGATGAACTCTGTTTCGTGGACCAATTATTCATCGACGGCGCGCTGACCCTGAAGTGAGCACCGAGATCATCCATCAAAAAGTTCGCGACCGGGGCGCAGATGCTGACGGCCCAGGGCATAAAATTGCCTGTGGTGAGGACATCAATTTCGTGAAAAGTTCCTCCATCTGCGCCCACGTCACTTGTCCGCGCTGTCTGGAATGGCAGCGCAAAGTCCTCGACGCCGTCTTCACGCCGCTCCCTGAGAAGTCCGGGGAAGCTGCCTAGTATCGTCCTCTGAGCTAAACTTCTCGAAATCCTTTTCCAGGTTGCGCGACGCCAGTGCTGCCTGAATTTTTCGCAGCGTCTCTGGGTCCTGCTGAATGAGTTGTTTTGCCGCCGCGAGCGTGTTCATGAAAGCGTCCTTCAGCGGATTCGGCGAATCCTTGTCAATAACCACGAAGGTCGGCAGGCTGCTGCGCATGTTCGGAAGCACCGCTCCCACCTGGATGACGTATTCGCCGTGCTCACCAAGAGAATATCCCGTGACCTTTGCGCGAATAGTCTCCGGGTCATAGGTGTAACCTGGATAGCTGGTTACGTGCGCGATGGGCATCGAGTTGGACTCCTTCACCGTGATGTCCAAAATAAAACGGCCAAGCTCAGCGGTGAATGAGCTGTGATTTTCCAATGTGATGTCCCTGAACCCAACCTCCTGGAATAACCTGTGAATAAACCGGACCGCCTTGAAGTAAAGAGTGGCCCGCTGATGCCGCGTCAACGGCTGGCGCGGCTTGGGTGAATGAAGGCTGGCATCGTACTTAACGACCTGGCCGTCCTGTGCGGCAATAAAACCGATCTGGCGCATGACATAAAGAACGGTAAAACGACCAGATTGCAATGAAAAAGGCCGGGCACTCGCCCGGCCTTCGATGAATACCGCGACTAAACTTAAGACGCCGCAGGCTCGTTGTAGTTGTTGCCTGCCGGATTGATGATACCGGTCGTGGTGTTGACGGAACCCCATTTCTTCGTGAGGTTCGGCGTATTGAACGCCTGATCGAAGCCCCAACCCTGACGACCCACCTGGGAGATGTCGATCTGCGCGCCGCGCAAATTGCCAGGATTGCGGAGAATCGCGGTGATGTTGACGATGGTCGAGCTGACACGCACCGTGTTGTACGGAGCCTGCTGCTGAACCACGTTGCCCGCGATGCCCGAACCGAAGAAGCCGATGCGGCTGGTCAACAGGTTGTAGCTGCGCGTGATCGTGCCCCTGGGTTGAACCACGAAGGGCGGTCCAACCGTGGTAAAGCCGGTGATCGCGCTCGACGGCGGGTTAGCCGTGACGTTGTTCATCGCTTCGCTGTCGAGCGGGAGAACGTCGGCGTAACCGGACGGAGTCGTCGTCGGCCCGATGTAGGCCATGACCTTGATGTAGGCCGGAATGGAACCTTCATTCGAGAACGAAAAGTCGATTGCGCCCAACCGCTCATTCGCGGTCATTGCATAACCGGCCAATCGTGTCGCGTCTGTTCCAAACGGAACTGCGGATGCTTGATTGCTCATAGTGTGCTTGTGTTTTTGTTTTCAGCACCCTTCGGTCTGACCTGGGGCGCGTGTTTATTCACACGTAAGCACTTTTATTTCCACTTCGTTTTCCAATACAATTAAGACTTAATCGTATTGGCCGCGAAATAAATTGTTTACTATTTCGTGGTCGGAGCTTTCGGAAACAAAAGCGGGAGCTGCTGAACCAAATTGGTTCCAAAACTGCCGGTGGAATCCTTGGAAAACATCAGCGACGCTCCCGGTTGCGCACAGGCGACCGCGCCAACGGCCAAGCGCTGATAGATCATGCCGCCGCCAAAAATGTTATTCACCTTCAGCTCCAGAATCACGTCGGGGACAGACGTTGGACAGTTCGTGTTGCCTGGCACGTAAGCGAACTCATTTCGAGCGTACCCGAGGCGAGCTTCGTAAAGCTGAGTCGCTGGATTTTCCTGAACGCTGACCCCGAGACAAGTTTGAGTGCTGCTGATCACGGCGGTCGGTACCTTGCAGCCCGTGAGCAGGGCGACGATTGAAAGGAGAAGAATATGGCGCGATTTCATAAATTAGCTACTTCGTAACTTCAAGAACGACATTTGCGTTGGTCGGCACTTTCGCCTCGTACACCTGAGACAGGCCCAGGTTGGCGCGCCCGTCCCCGACGTACAGACCGAGCGACTGAGATTTCACTACTGTCACCTGGTTGGTCTCAGTGACTCGAACGAGACCCGCCCCAAGAATCAGATGATAGCTCTGGCCGTGATACTGGAACGGCACACAGCCTGCGAGCAGCAACGGCAACGCTAATAACCACGGTTTCATAAATGATTTGTGATCGACTCTCCAAACTCCAGCATGGCGTCATTATCCAACTGGATGCCTGAAACAGCCGGTGGAAACTTTTCCATGTACTTAACGAGCACGTCCCGCTTGCTGCGCGGAATGGTGGTCACCGGCTCATCCGCCTTGGGCGCGTCTGCTGGTGGAATGTCGTAAGCGTAGATCGCCTCATCAGCGCGGTTAAACAACGGGTGAGCGTAGAACTGCTCCGTCTCATCCAGGCTGTTCAGCACGACCTTATAGCGATCTTCCGACTTCTCATTCACGAGCTGGCAAAACTCCTGAAAGCCGACCTGGCGATAGCGCGGGAAACCCTCCAGCGGCACCCACTCCAGCCGGATCGCCTCGTCGGTGATGTCCAGGATTCCCACGCGCTTATTCTCACCAGATTCTCCCCAGTTCTGCTGAAACGGTGATCCCACGTAATGGATGAAGCCGGTCCCCAACGACTGCGGTTTATGGATATGACCGAGGAGAACGACGTTGGCAAATTCCAGCATTTCGCGAGGGACGCCGGTAGCGGCCACGCCGGAATTCATCTGGCAGCCTGCCACCTGGAAATGGCCGATAATCACGCACGGCTTGGTCTTGGGTGCGCGCCGCAGAAAGTCGATGATCGTGTTCACGTCATCGTGGTAACTGATGCACAAAATGTTTACTTTTCCACACTTGATCGTCTCGCAGGAATCCACGACATGGAAAAAATGACGGAACATCTTGCCTGCGTGAATGCGGGTGTCCCGCAAAAATTGTTCGTGATTACCGACCAGCTTCAGGTTCCATTTGCCGTCAAAAGCCTCCAGGGCGTCGCACATCAGGTCGATCACGGAGACAGGAATGGACGTACGATCGTCGGTCGTGTCCCCCAAATCCCAGAGAGCGTCGCATTTCTGCTCGTTATAGATGCGCTGAATCTCCGCGTAAAGGTGCTCGATCCTCCACAACTGGAGCGGCTTATCGGGCTGCGTGAAGCAACGCTCGTGCCCGTCTGTGGCCTGACCATCGGAATAAATCAAAACACGCATAGGGTGTAGAACCGATTTTCGGTAGTGGCGAATTAAGATTCAATATCCTTGGATGCGAAAAGACGGCAGATCAAATTCGTTCTGTGAGACACGCAGAGTTAATAACGTGAAGCTGTGCAGTATCCAAATGGGAAACGAAGTCGTCTGTGAAGTCACAGCCGATTACCCGTTGCTTTTCGGTATCCCTCCCAAGATCAACAACAGTTGGCTTAGGGGTGTCCTCGCGACGGCGCTCAACAGCTATTTTCTGCGCAAGCGAAACGCTGAAAAGCGTGAAGTAGTTAGAGCGTGACTAACCGAGAATTCGCCAGGCTCCTGATCGAAAAGGTGTCTGACGCAAACATCGACAAGAAGATAGCCGTTTACGCCAACCGGCTGATGCTGCGCCTTCATTCACAGCCCGCGTTGATGGCGAATCTCGAAGACGTAAGCCTGTTCAAGCCTGGCATCGACACGGAGACGACCGACCAGGTCGAAGACGGCGAATTCCACGAGGAACCGGAGGAAAAGGAAAACCGTCCTGACGTTGAGGTCGAGCAAGACCCCGACTCCGTGGTCCATCTCCAGCTCTGCTTCCGGCGTCTGCCCCAAGAAGTGATTTCTCCTTTGATTCGTCTGATTGCAGCTCCTCGGGAACCAAAACTGACCCGTTACACCAAAGATGGCTCGGCCCGCCTGGGTGTCGAGGTCGTGCTGAAGCCGAGTGACTTCCCCGGCGACGAGTATGAGTACTCCTTCTGATACCGTGCGGAAAATAGCCGGGACCTTCATTGAAGACGAAAAGGTGCCCAAACCTCCTCTGCTGGACTGGATTCAATCGGAATGCCGTCATGGTTGCTTTCGGCGCACCGTGGAGGAAGCAGTCAAGCACCATCCAGAACCATTACGTCCTGACCTGGTGCTTGTTGAGAGTGCCGATCCCGAAACGATTAAACTGAAAATCCCCTGTCGTGTGGCTGATCACGAAAGCCCGTCCACTTTCGCGATGATGGTGGAATTCCACCTAAACCCGGTGACGCATTGCATCAAACGGGTCGAACCCATCACCCACTGATGTCGGTATCGACGAGCATGTCCTGGGGATTTTTATAGGACATGCGGCCCGCGAGGTAGTCCCTTCCGAGCTTGCGGAAAAACTGGTTCACAGATTTTACGCCGATGATCGGTTGCTCCTTCAGCATCTTCACGACCACGGCGGCCTGGTCCTTCGGGATTCGGAAGGAAACGATATGTTCTTTAAGCGTCTTGTCAGCCATGGAAGATAGAACGGATTTGTCCACGAAGCTTTCAGTTCTTTTTGGTAGTTAAAAACGAATATGGCAAACACTACAGCCACGTCCCTGCTAAAGTACATGGGCCTCATCGGCACATCCGGCCAGCCGACCGGAAGTCTCGTCCCGCGTGCCGGAACCCCTACGGCGGACCAAGAGCTTTTCAAGGACTTCCAGGACGCTGGCCGTGTTGCGAACCCGGATGTGTGGTCAAGGTTCAACGCCTACATGCGGCGACCGGTCACTTTCGACGCCATGCTCCAGCTCTGGGACGAAATGGCCGGATGGGACCTGATGGCGGCGGCGCTAGTAGAAATTGTTGACGAAGCTACGCAGACCGACCAGAACAGCCCGGCCAAAATCTGGTTCCAGTGCAACGACCGCGACTTCGAAGATGATCTCAACGGAATGCTCCTCGAACTCAACAGCGAGGAACTGATTTATTCCCAGGTCTATTACCTGGCCGCGCTCGGCAACCATTTCGAAAAGCTGGAGTACGCGCCCGGCGAAGGCGTCATGGGCATGTCCTTCGTGCATCCCATGGACGTGCGCCGCTACTGGCTGGAGCGCAACCGCAAGTGCGTCGGCTACCGCTGGAGCGGCCACAAACCAAGCAAGGAAGCCGCCTTCGTCCACCCGGACAACAAAACTCCCATCGAACGCGTCGCCATCAGCGACGGCCAGAACGTGGAAGAACTTTGGTATCCCTGGGACATGCTCCACTTCCGCCGCATGTATCGCTTGCGCATCAGCGAACACGGCGAACCGATCTTTGACGAAGCGCAGGGCATCTACAAAAAGCTGCGCCTGGCCATTGACCAGATGGTCGTTCATCGCGCCCAGGTGCAGCCGGACCGCTACGTGATCAACATCGACACGAAGGACCAGACGCCCATGGACCAAATGAAAACAGTCCAGCGCTGGAAGCAGACCCTGCGCAGCAAGCTTTCCTTCGGCCTCGCCAACCAGGGCAGCACCGGCCTCACGAACGAGCTGACCGATCCAGCCGGATTCCAGTCGTTTTACAACGCGTGGTCGCTCGACACCATTCTCTGGGTCGCCAAACCCACGGGTTTCGAGCACGCCATCGAGAAGATGCAGGGCACGCAAAACGTTCCTGATGTTTACGACATCGAACTATTGACGGACCTCTTTTACTCGATCATCGGTATGCCGAGATCGTGGTTCGGAGCCAAGACGGGCAGCGCTGGCGGCGAACAGGCCATGAGCGGCAAAGCCCTTCTCGCCCAGGACATGCGGTTCCTGCGAAAGATCAAAAGCATTCGCGCTCCCATCATCAACACGTACACGTGGCTCGGATATTTCCACGCCGTGCTCAAAGGCAAAGACATCCGCGAGATGGACATCCGCGCCTGCATGGCACCCATCGGCTCACTGGAAGACCAGATGAAACTGGAGATGCTGCGCCAGCACGCCGAAGTCCTCGACATCCTGGCCGACGTGATGCAGAAGTACAACCTGCCGCGTGAAGCCTGGATCGAGACCATCTTCAAACGCTACATGCACTTGCCGGATGACGTGGTGACGATGTTCATCACCGCGCTCCCGACCGACATCCAGGAACCAGCCACAGAAAGTTTACAAAATCGTCGTCCCGCTCCGTACACCTACAAGATTCTGCGCGAGCTGGAAGACAAAGTGCGCCAGGACGGTTCGCTGGTGAAGCTCGTCGAGGAATTGAAGTCGTCCATCAAAGGCGCTGGAGATGTGGCGCACACCCGCGCTCAACGCCGGATGTACGAAAACATGTTCAAGCAGGAAAGCCTGCACATCAAACGGCAGCTCAAAGACTTTGACCTCGTCGTTTCATCTTACGGCCAGCACCCGCTGCACATGAAGCGCGCTGACACCGGTGAGAACAACCAGGCCACCGGCACCACGGTCTCGATGAACGGCGCGCAACCGCTCAATGAGTCTGAAAAACCCGCTGAACCGCTAGGACCCTATCGCCAGTTTTATCCTGAAAGGATGAGCTAATGGTCACTATCACAACACAAACGGAGCGTACGATCAGCGCCATGGTGCTGCCGGGAAAGAATTACTCTCCCGTGCGAATCCAGGCCGTCGTCACGGAAACCAATCCCGCGTTGAGTGTGGTCGGAGCCACGCTCGACTGGAACGACGGCACTCCGCCTGTTGTGTTCACTCCCGCGAAGCCGATCAACATCGACACCACGCGGAACCTTTTCTACGGCACCTACTACATCACGCTCACGGCTTTCAATTACGCTCAACCCAAGCGCGAACAAAAATCTGTTTACTTTTCTGTGGAGGTTCAGCCGGAGACGCGCATCCCGGTGCCGCAGGATTATCTGTTTGGTCCGATTCTTCCGCTCGATAGCGGATTCCCGAATGCTCAGCAGTGGAACTTCAACCTCGGCACCAACCTGGACGTGTTGAAGTCCTCGGTGAAAATGCTGCTGATCACGACTAAAGGTGAGCGGATCATGCAGCCAACCTACGGCACGCTCCTGCGGCGCGCCGTTTTCCAGCCGAGCACGGACTCAATCACGACCGTCATTCGTCAAGAGATCACCGACGCCCTGAACCAGTTCGAGCCGCGTGTCAGCCTCCAGACCTTTGAAATCCAGAAGCAGGCCAACCGGTCGGTGACCGTCAACGCCACGTTTCTGTCGAAGATCAGCCAGTCCACGTTCTCGCTGTCCCTTCCGTTCACTCAATGATCAACTCTGAGCCAAGCGAGTCGCAGACAATCGGCAGAAAAGAGTTCATCCGCAAGTGGATGCAGGAATGCGGTGTCACTTACGATGCCGCCTGCCAGATTTACCGGACCATGGTGTCCACGTTCGAGGACGGTGTCGCCAACGGCCAAAAGGTCACCATCGGGGAACTCGGTGCCCTGGTGCCGCACTGGCAGGAAAGCCGCACGGCGGTAATGGGATTCCGTCGCATACCGGGTGGAGTAGTTAAACAAAAGCAGGAATACATCCTGGACCCGAGAATCCGCTATAAGTTCAAGATTTACAAAAAGTGGATAAACCGGAGTCACTTGAACTGGTACAAGTAATTAAAGCGTATGCCGATTGACCCGATCAGTTTACCCGATGCAGCAGGACTGAATTATGGCGAGCTTGACGTTCGCCACTTTTCGGAAGGCGACGCCATGGACGTGCCGGGGCTTTCCCGGCCCACGCGCAATCTCGCCGCCCGCGACGCCGCCCTCGCGAAGAAGCTGAACGAGACCATCGCGGTCGTAAACAACAAGGAACAATTTGTCCCGCTGCTCCCGCTGCGCACAACCCTGCCGCCGAACTCTGAAGAAGTGGTGCTCAACTACCGCATCCCGGCTGGCTTTGAAGCGCGCATCCTGAACGCCATCGTTACGTCTCAACCGCAGTCAGCCAGCGCGGAACTGGACATCTATTACTCCACTGGCTACGGCAACTCCACCGGCCAGTTGATCGTCAGCACGTCGGACGAGTTCAACGCAGGCACAGAATTTTTCTCCCAGGGTGAATTCATCGTCACGCTGAAGAATCGCGGCGGCACGACGTTCGAGATGATCGCGTCGATCCAAAGCACGATGCGCCCCTTGACCGAGACCGCTGGCATCTTGATCGCTTCTGCCATCGTCGGCGAACCTGGACCTCCCGGACCACAAGGCCCGGCTGGCCAGCAGGGTCCGCAAGGAAATCCCGGTGGTCCCGGCAGCCCTGGCCTTACGTGGCAAAGCACCTGGAACATCGGCAGCACCTACAGCTCGACTGACGTGGTGTTCTGGCTTGGGTCTTCCTACAAGTCGAAGGTGAATTCCAACTCCGCCAATCAGCCCGACATCAGCCCGGCCTTCTGGGAATTTGTCGCTGAAAAGGGTGACGCAGGCGTGACATGGCAAGGCACATGGAACAGCGCGCAGACCTACGCTCTTGACGACGGTGTTCTCTACCAGGGCAGCACCTACCGTGCGCTGGCAACGAACACCAACAAGGTTCCGCCGAGCAACCCCTCCTCCTGGATTCTGGTGGCTCAAAGCGGTGCCGGTTTTCGTTTTCGCGGACCCTGGGCCAACCCTCCTGCGGACGGCCTCGGTTCCTATCTGCAAAACGACGTGGTCAACATTCTGTTCAACGGAACCGCCACTCAGACTTATATCGCAACGGCGAACCCGCCGAATCCAACAACCTCTCCGCCGAACTCGGACTGGAGCCAGCTCTTTAGCGCCGGGTCGCCTGCGTTCAGCACCAACTCAGTCACCAGCAACATCTACGCAGAAGCCAGCTACCAGCTCGCGGCGACCAGCGGTCAATACGCGTCACTCGGAATCCCGGCTTACCCTGGCACCACGACCTACAGTTTGCAGGAGATCATTTCTCAAGACGTAGCGAGCGGCCACGGGATGGCCATCCTGAAGGCGAACTTCCAGGCGCGCTGGATCGGGGATGTCACCTTGACGCTGCCCTCGCAGCTCCAGGGCGCGCAGCTCAACTGGAACGGAACTGACGTGGTTACGTCGATCCAATCGGCAGGCGCTTTGACCATCAACGGAAGCATTCCAACCTCGTTTACTGGACCGGTGCAGGTGCCCGGACAGGTCATCAATGGAACCGTTCCGACGCTGATCAGCAGCAGCGGCACTATTCCTGGATTCGCGACCACAGGAACGTTCGTCACGGAAAGCAGTGGCCCGGCCAAGGTGCCTGGTTACTCCTTCTCGGTGGTGGCAAACTTCCTGGCGACGATTCAAAACGGAACGAATATCACCATTCACGCACCGACCACGGACGCCAACAGCGTGACGGTCGGGATCATTGGAGTACGATCGTTTTAAGAGTTGATCGGGCCGTTGGGATTGAAGTCCCCAACGATCTTGTACTGAACACCGTCGATGAGAATGTTCACGGTGCGCCGTCCGACAAGGTAACCCGCCGACGTGACAACCGAGTCCTGCTGGAAGCTCAAACCGCCATGCACGTGCTCCGCCGCGCTACCTGCGTGCTGAACCAGCGTGTCACTGGCCGCGCCGGAGATGGCATTCAACTGGTCAGAAAAAGTCGTTATCAACTGCCCTGGCGTGGGGCTACCAACGGTGAGATCGGTCGCCGGATCAGCCGACTGTGGTGAGATGATACCGGTGAAGCTTGGGATCGCCGGATCGGGCGTTCCATCCAGCCCGCCTGACGCCTGGCACGGAAAATAGAAGACGTTCCCGCCGATGTTCAAGCGCAGAACCCGACTGGTGAGACCGCTTCCACTCTTGGAACCGGTCGCACTCATATCCACACGAAGACCCGTGTGAGTGGCTGTGTTTTTGGTATGAATATCGAGCGTGTTGACACCGGAAACGAAGCCACTACTAATCAGAAAACTGCTGATAGTTTTCTTGTTTCCCTTCGGAAAGCTGGCGACCGCGATGCCATTCAAAAGGACCTGCGTCACTGAATCGTCCACATTGAACTGACCCTTCAAAATAACGGTATTCGGAGTGAACCCAGTAAGATCAAAAGTGGTGCGAAATGCGTAGGCACCAAGACCTGGAGACTGGGTGCCGTTCGGCAGCACGCCAATCCACTGTGACGCCGAAGTGTTACCCTGCCACGAACCATCAAGAGGAGCCTTAAGAACGTACGCTGTCGGGCCGGGATTCAAACCGGACGCGCTCAGAATGAGAGTCCAGTGCGGGTCCGCCACGCCTTGCGTAGCGAGAGTCCGATTGTCATTCAAGCCTGTTCCGTAAACGGTCGGCACCGCAAAGACACCACCCGCTGAGGCAGTGCCGGTGATCTCCACACGGATACCGGTAGGGCTGCCAGAACCGTTATTGACAATGAAATCAAGCGTGTTGACGCCAGTGGTGAAACCACTGTTGAAATAAAACTGCGAACCGGCTGAGGGCTGGCTGCCGAAGTTCGCTGGTCCGGTCAGCCCAGTGGTCACGCCGTTCAGCAAAACCGCTGTCGTGTTATTATCAGAGACCCAACTGCCCTTCACGACAGCCGACGCCGGGTTGAGTCCAGAGAGATTGAAGGAAAGACGGTACTTGTAGCTGCCGCCTTTACGGTTTTTGGTCGCGTCCGCCGCTGGAGAAATCCACTGTGAAATGGGACCGTTGCTCGACCAATTAGCCTTTTTCGGGCTGGAGACGAAAGCGTTCGGACCTGGGAAAGATGGATCAGGGCTGAGGATGAGGGTCCAGTGCTGGTCGATGCTTCCAGGCGAAGCCAAGGTACCGTCGTTATTCACGCCGGTATTGGCGATCCCAGGAATACTCGTCGCTCCAGACTGGCCAAAATCCGTGTGGTAGATGCCGCCAGAATCCAGGTAAGGGGTGTCTATGATGCTCCACCCGTGTCCCTTAGAGAGCGACTGATTGACGTGCTCGTTCAGGTTGTCCGCCAGCGCGTTCAGCCCGGCAATCGTCTGCTTCAGCTCATCCTGGGTTACGAGGGTTTTCGACGCCATATCACTTCAAGGTTACGGTCAAGTTGACCTCGTTCGTCGTCACCACACCGAAAGGATTGCTCACCACACAGTCGTATGTTCCACCACTGATCTGCTGGACGTTGGTGATGGCAAACTGAGCCGAGATCGCACCGGGAATGACAACCTTGTTGTGTCGCCACTGATACGACAGCACTGGGTCGCCGGTGACCGTGACCGAGAATGTAACCGACCCTCCCTTTTTGACCGACTGGCTTACCGGCTGGCTTGTGATCTGAGGTCCGTTTCCAAGGGAACCAGAAGTGAACGGAATGATCGGAATCACCAAGGCCACATCCTGGCCGTCCACGCTGGCCAGAAACCGGAGACGTTTGCTTTTCGGGATAATGTTCCCGGCAGAATCCACCCAGTTTTCGTCGATGATAGCGATCTGAATGTGCTGTCCCCAGTCACCATTGATGTGCGCGGCAACGCCCGTGCTGTAATTCTGCACGTTCTGCGTCGATGCCAGTCGAGAGGCATCGGTGAGCAGTGGTGTGTTGGCGCTCATTCACGGAAAGAACAAATTAAACCGGCAGAGGCTCCTGCTCCTCGCGGCCAGGAGGACGTTCCAGGTGCTGGTCAGCTTCGTCTTCAACTCCCGGCTGCATTTGCGGTACCGGCGACTCAGCACCTTCCGGCTCTCCCGGAGGCCCGACTTCCTGACCGACCAGGTCGGGATTCGGTGCTCCACCGCCCGCGCCCTCCTCCCCGGCCTCAATGGACTGCTTTTCAGCCTCCTTGGCTTCCTTATATTCGTCTTCATCCTCGCCGGGGCCGGGCACATTTTCAAGGTACCAGCCAAGCTCGGCAAAAAGCTCATCGGCAAGAGGATCGGCGTGGTCTTGCTCCAGCGCCTTGAAAACCGCGTTGAGTTGTCCCCAACTCAGCTCCACGCGATAATCGTTAAAAGTGTCTTTGATCTTTTGGATTCTCATGGCTCAAGCCGTTTCTAATACCTACCCAACGGACTGATCTCATATTTGTAAACAAAGTTGTTCGTGTTCTTTTGGGCATGAATCTTGTCACTTTTGCAGAACACGTTTCACTGACGATGGAAAAATCCGCAGGCGCGACCAACATGGTCTTCGAAGCCGGGCGTGATTACGTGATCGCCGCATCTCACTTCAACCGCATGATCGCGAAGGAAGAAGTGAAAGACCGGCTCTTTAAGTGGAGCCGCATCGAGAACCGCATTCCCAATTTCAACGCAAACGCGAAGAAGCCCGGCACCCAGAAGCTGCTACTCTACAACGGCAGCGGCGGCTACGGCGACCAGGTGATGACCTGGCCGTTTGCGCGCATCCTCGCGTCCTACGGCTTTGAAGTCCACGTGCTGGTCGATCCCGGCAACGTGAGCTGCTGGTGGAACATGCCTTTCGTTAAGTCCATCCAAAACATCCCCATCCAGTACGAGCAGTTTAAGATGTACGATTACTGGGTGATTTTCGAGACTGTCGTCAATGCCGAAGAACATGTGGATCAGCTCCATCCGCTCGACCAAATGCTCCGGCGCGTCGGCATCAACCCGGACGCAGTGGACCCGAAACTAAAAGTCTATCACCCGAACTTCACCTTCCTGGAGATGCAGGCCGCCATGCAGTTCCAGGGAAAACCCATCGGCATGTACCAACTCTCAGCGGCCAACCCGGTGCGCTGTATGCCGCCCAACGAAAGCGCCTACCTGCTGAGCAAAGTCGCGGAAGCCTACCCGAACGTTCACTGGCTGGCACTCTACGACAAGTTCGTTCCCGAACAGTACCGAAAGGCCGTCGAATGCCAGAAATGCAACGGCAAGGGCCGCCTTGAATCCAACGTGGTCGAACCGCCGCCCGTGCCGATCGTACACGACATGGCGAACGTATCAGCGGACAAGGCCCTGGCCGAAGTGACGAAAGCCACTGAGTCCATCGCCGCAGCAGGCAGGAAAAAGCAAGAAATTTGTCCCAAGTGCAAAGGCTCCGGCACCCTCCGGCACAACATCCAGATTTACCAGGCGGCCAGCCTGCGCGAGCTATGGGCCGTGGCCAGCCGGGCAGCGGTCGTGATCGGTCCAGACTCGATGATGGTCCACATCGCCGGGTCGCTGGAAACGCCTTGCGTCGGCCTCTGGGGTCCGTGCAATCCCATGAACCGCGTGAAGTACTACAAAAATCACTTCCCGGTGTGGAAAAAGGAAGTCTGCCAATTTTCACCGTGCTTCGCTTACGCGGGTACGTTCCCGAGATACTGCCCGCCGCGCAAAGACCGCCAAATTTGCGAGTGTCTGGGCGCTGTCGGTCCAGCGGATGTGATCGAACAGCTCAGAAAGATTATCCCCACTCCTGAGCCTCCAGCAAAATAATTTGTTTACTTTTTTGGTTCTCTCCAGAGATGATAAACATTGTCGAGGGGCCAACGCGCCTTCGCTTAAGCGGCGAAGACAACGAAATCAAGGCCATTCATTTCAAACTTCGGTATCATCCGAAGGGCTATTTCCATTCCCCTCGCTACAAAGCTTACGACTTAACGGACGGAGCTGAAGGATGGGACGGCTACATTTCTCCGATCCGCATTCTCGACATCGGGCGCGCCGACTGCCTGCGCGGCCACAAAGACAAAGTCATCCAGACGGCGCGCAACCTCAACTTCCTGGTCAATACCAGAGAGTGCCTTAAGTCTCCTTTTGCCAGCCTCGTCGCTGATGACCTGCCTGATGACCTCATCCAGGCTGACTTCCCGCTCGATGAGTATCAGCGCGAGTCCATCGCCTTCTGGCTGCGCAGCGGCATGGGCGTGAATAAAATCGCCGTGAACGGTGGCAAAACCGCCATGTTCGCAGCGGCTGCCGCCATGATCAAACGCCGGTACGGCAACGAAGCGCGCTTTCTCTACATCGCCGACCGAGAGCGCCTGGTGCGCCAGGCTTACCAGGAAATCACGAAGTTCCTGCCCGACTGGGACATCACGCAGTACGGCGGAAGTAAAGGGGACAACACCGGAAAGGACATGGTCATCTCGACCGCCGCGATGCTGTGGAAGCATTTCGCGAAACTGGCGAGCACAGACTGGTTCAGCTCGTTTATCGGCGTGCTCTACGACGAATCTCATCACGCCTGCTCCAAGACCAGCTCTGCGGTCCTAATGAAGCTGCCGTGCTTCTTTCGCCTGGGAGCCTCGGACACCCGGCGCGACAACGATCCTGACAGCATGGCGCGCATCCAGGGGCTGCTCGGTCCGATCCGCTACACGGTCCCGGTCGGCGTTTACATCGACATCGGCAGGTCGGCCAAACCCAAGATTTACATTGTCGAGAATCCGGCCTGGAGGAATCGCTTCTCGACGCTGCCGCACCAGGCCATTCCCGGCACACCCGGCTACGCCCTCGTCGGCAACGAATGGAAAAAGGGAACCTACATTGGACCGGTTTACGAGCTGGATAAAAACGGCGACATCAAGACGCAGAAAAAACGCGTGTTGGAAGACACCGTGGACGAAGGTGAGAGGGTGACTGAAGACGGTGCCACCGAGACCGTGAAATCGGCGCGCTGGAAAGACGTGGAAGTGCCGGTGACGATTGACGGCTTTCACACGTTCCAATTTCCCGGTGACGAATCTGTTTACGAAATCGAGTCCACTTACTGCCTGCTGGAACGAGTCAACGACCGGGCGCTCATTCGCTTCGGCGAGCGCAATGACATGATCACGGATTGGACGCGCTACTACAGCGTCGAAAAGAAATATCCGACGCTGGTGGTCTGCACGCGCACGCTCCACATCTACATCTTGCAGGGCCTGATTGAAGCCGCCGTGGGCAAACACAACGTCCGGGTACTGCTCGGTGAACACAGCCCACGCCAGCGCGACCAATGCTTCGATTGGTTCCGGCAGACACCGGGCGGCGTGCTGATCTCGCCACTCGTGCAGGAAGGCGTTTCCATCAATGAAATTCGAGGCGGCGTGATCGCTGACTACGTTGGCGACTGGGAGCGCGCCAACCAGATTATCGGTCGCTTCATTCGTAAGAAAAAAGTAAACAATGAAGCGGAGATCACCTGGTTCTTCGACAACCAGCACGAAATTCTCCGGCGCGGATGCAAACGGGTCTTCGACAAACTATTCAACATCCGGGGTTACACCTTCGTCCATCCACTGCTCGGACCGGACAGTATTTCGCAAGCAAAAGTTTACGAAAAGTTGGGCTGACCAGCGGCTTAGAACTGGTTTCCGTTCTGCACTGAGTGAGTACAATTCACCGCTTTTCACCCGCGATGGCCAAGCTGTATGGCCTCGACGCCGCACTCGTGTACGCTTACCTGAGCTGGCGCGACGAAAATTTCGGCAGTACGACCATTACCCTTGACGAACTCCTGAAGCGCTATCCCTACATGGGCAAACAGCGCCTGCGCTCCGCGCTCAACCGGCTCTTGCGCGGCCACGGCGAGGAACTGCCCATCATTACCCGGTCGCAGCAACGAGGGATGTTGCACTACACCTACCGGATGATCGGCAAGTACAACCCCGACTTCAACCTGCCGGACGATGTGAGCCACGGGGCGCGCTTCTGCTTCGAGGTCGAATTCACCATGATTCACGGCATAGTCCCCGCAATCATCCACCACAACCTGGCACACTGGATCATCGAAAACTGGAAGAAGCAGGAATCCCTGGAGGATGCCAACAAGAAAGCAACCCACTACATCACGCCGGGCAAATGGGCCGAACGCCACTATTACCTGACGCGGTGGACGGTCGAGCGCGGGTTCAAGCACCTAATCGACACCAAAGAGATCATTTTATGCGGTCGGAAAGGTGGCCGGATTCCCGTCTGGAGCTTACCAAAATCCACCTTGGATCGGCTCCTGGATGTGACCGCTGAGACCTACTTTCCTGAGTCCGTGCTTCAGCAGGATATGAGGCAATGCACGGACGTTAAGGTGCTCAACGACATAGACGTATGAGCTGTCACCCGCAAACTCGGACCTTTGTTCCGCAAACTCGGATGGCTCACCTGCAAAGTCGGACCCTTGATCCGCAAAGTCGGATGGTTGAACTACAAAGTCGGATGGCTGATTTGCAAACTCGGATGCCTTTTCATACTTAAGTCGTTCAGGCTGTTCTGGAAGTTGGTCAGTTAGAAACAGTATTAACAGCGCAGTTACGGGAAAAGTTTTGTTCCTGGAAAAACAAAATTCTCGAAGCGTCTCGCGGACCGCCTAACGGCGGTCGCTGGTAAAATGCTTACGCAAAATGAATTCGGAAGACCGGAGCTGAAATGCGACAAATGTCGTAACGCTGTTCCAGTGTCAGAAGCGGTCGCTCTCAAGTTCAGTGATTTGGAAACAGTCCTGGTGGTCTGCATCGACTGCGCAGAGGAAGTTCAAAAGAACCATCCTACCTGCGCCTGCCGACTGGCCCAGGAGTTCTTTGAATCTCTCCTAGCGAGATCAAGGGTCTCACGGACTTCCAGAGAAACGTAGTTACGGCAGTGATAAGGGAAATTCTAGCGTTCGTCACGGAAGCAGACGATGACATGTCTGGCTCAGACGATTTGAAAATGCTCTCTGCTCAACCAGAGGACAGAATCTACACTCTGGATGAGATCAAGGCAGCCGAACCTCTTTTCTTCAACCGCAGGGCCACGCGATTCCACGGCACCAAGAAAATCTACAAATACGGAAACTTCATCGTGGTTTACAACCACAAGGTTCATCATCTTGGGTGGGGTCAGAAGTCAACCGTGGATGAATACGTCATTTATGAATTTAAGGTCACTCCTGACAGCCCGGACGGAGTGCTAGTAAAACGCGGGGACACCACTGAGCTGGCCGATGCCAAGAAAATGATCAAGAGCAGGGACTTCAGATCGTGGCGTCAGCGGATATTGGGACAACAATAATGGCAGTCAATTTACAAGTTTTCGGTCTCGCGGCCAGCTACATTGAAAAGCTGATCCAGACGGGACAGTACAAACCTCTCTCGACCGCTCAGATCAACTTCCTCGTGGGGAGAGGTTCCTGGATCATTAACGCTGAGTTACGGATGGCTCCACTAGGACCGGAGTTGGGCGATGGCGATTCGAACGTCTTTGCTGGTCAAGGTGTATCCGATCTTGATACCATCCAGTTGTACATGGACGCATATCCATGGGGACGATTCTCCGTGGACGTGGGCGGTCCTGATTCCTTTTCGGAATACGTTTACATCGGGACGAACGACGTGATTCGGTGGAGAAATGCTTTTATAGCGATGTGGGGCACGGTGAACCGACCCGAATACTTCGCGGAGACAGTGACCTCTGTTCCGCCGCAGTACGTGCCTCCGGGGACTAACTGGCCATGAAAAACCTTACCAAGCGGCGACTGATTGAAAGCGACGACCAAGAAAGCGCGGATTTCATGCGTGAACTTCGGGACGTGGACCCGGAAAAAGTGCGCGCCTTCCTGGATGAGAATCTGATTTACGATCCCGAGCACAAAGTCTGGAAGCTCGTCGAGTTCAGTGACTATACCGGCAACACCGCCGACCGCGCCAACGCCCGCTACCTCATCAAGAACTATCCCGTCATCGTCCCAAGCACCGGCCCCAACTTCAACGCAGTCATCGTCGGCATACCGGAATCGTCACTCGGCCAGTTGGATTCGGACATGGCGGCCAGCCTGTTCGAACAGATCAAGAAGCTGAAAACCTCCGGCCTGCTGGACGAAGAAGAATACCGCACAGTGGAATCGCTGAAACGCGACGAAGCCTGGAAGCACCACTACCGCCAGGAATTCCTCGTCAACCTGAAGCAAAAGTTTCCCGATCTCGACGAGGAGTTCATTGAAGACGAGCGCTTGCGCGGTCTGTTTGAAGACGCCCGCGATATGAGCGGCGCGGAATGGTTTGAAGATACTGGCGCTGATCAGGCGGTCGATACCTCCGGCATTGTCGAAAGGATTACTCCTGAGATGCTGAGCGAATGGCTTTACCCCGACCAGGGCGGCGTGGACGCGCAGATCGAGAGCATCATGGAGGCCCGGAAGTTTTCCTGTGTCATGGCCCCGGCGTCGCCAGACATCGTGGACGCAGTGCAGCAGTTCAGCCGGATGTTCATCACCGACGATAAGCTCTACACCGACCCGGAGGACCCGGAGGGTTTTGGGCGCGAGGACGAAGTCCACGTGACGGTTAAATTCGGACTCCACGAAAAAGACCCAAGCCCGGAACTTCTGAAGATCATCGAACAAACCGAGCCGTTCGAGATCGAAGTGGGAGCAATCTCGCTGTTTGAAAATGAGAAGTTCGATGTGGTGAAATTCGACATCTCCGGCGAAGGGCTTTTCAAATTGAATGCTCGCATCAGTGCGGAACTGGAATGCACGGACACGTACCCGGAATACCACCCGCACATGACCGTGGCCTACGTGACCAAGGGCACCTGCCGCGAGTTGGTTGGCAAACGCCTCATGGCACCAGATGAGCACACCAATGCCCGATTCCTGGTGAAGTCTGTGATCTTCAGCAGCCTAACTAAAGCCAAAACGAAACTGTTTCTCGGTAAGCCAAACATCGAGATGGAACAGATCACAGAAGACGTTGTGGAACCCAAAGAGGAAGAAGTGGAAAGGCTTTCTCAGCTCGCTCTCCAGCAGATTAAAAAAGCTCAGCAGGAAGTTGATAACAGCGAAGGAAAAATTAACTGGCTGAGTGCGCTGAAAAAAGTGAAAACGGAAGAATTAAGCTTTCTCCCGTCCAGCTCTCCCGCCGCCGCTTTTGGCTTCGTGCATAACCGAATCCTCATCCGTATGCCGCAATGGATGGCCCGAGGCAATGATGATACCCTCCTATCCTATCTGCGGCGGATGATCCAGCATGAACTTGTACACCGAGGCCAGATGGGCCGCATGAGACCGGGCAGCATTCCTAAGATGGTGGCCAGCTATCATAAACAAAAGCAGAAGCCGGATTTTCGCGAAAAAGGCTATTTCAACGATCCTCATGAAGTGATGGCTTTTGCCAAGGGTTTTATTGCAAGAAAAATAGAAAAACACGGCTTTGACGGAGCGATGAAAATTTTACAGTCACCGTCGAGTCGTCCAGTTTTCTGGAATAGCTTAACCCCGGAAAACCAAAAGCAATTTTTGAAGTACGCTTATCAGTACATGATGAACGCTTCAAAATCTGTTGGAGAGTCCTCTCTTTCTGACTACACGGCTAATAAAGCTCCGGGAACGCATGAAGCTACACCGTGGACGCGCCAGCAGGCGGAAACGTGGCTTCAAATGGTTCGCCCGGCGCTGGAAGCGGTAGGCTATGAAGCAGAAATCGTCGGAAGTGTGGATCGGCACGGTGAATCAGAAAAAGACCTCGACATCCTCCTAACGCCCCTGGGCGACGGTCACAACGTTGCTGCCGCGATGCACGTCCTGGCCGAGAACAGCAAGTGGTGGGGGCGGGCTGACGAGGATTTGTTCAATGCGGTGCTGCCGGATGGCCACATTGTGGAATTCTGGTTTTCGGGACTTCAACCGTTGCTCGATGAAGAAGCCTACAGTGACGAAGCCACCGCGTTGCCCAAAGGCAGCCTGTATCACGGAAAGCTGGCTCAAGTGCAGGAAGGGTTCGACGAGGAGGCGGAAGCTGACGATGCCAAAGACGTTGCGAGCGACGGAAATGGTTACAAGCTTTTTACTGATGCGGACGTGGAAACTTCTCCCAACGGTCAATTTCCACGGATTTATGCGGACCGAAAGGAATTGATTCACGATCCGACACCATGGCAGAAACGGGGACTTCAGCAAACGGCCACCGGTTACGGGGCAAAACTCAACACCGGTTACAGAATTGCTTTTAACGGAAAGCTCTATCGGCTTTACTCCACCACCTACGGAAACGCCGGTTCGACCTGGTTCATCGCCAAAGGTCGAAAAATCTATGTCAGTTAAGCCGGTCGCGTAGTTAAAGCGTGAGCTTGCAGAATCTAATTGAGGATTACCTGTATGACCTTCTGCCCGAAGGCATAATCGACCTTGATGAACAAGGGTTGATTCAGGCGGTCATTGGCGGCTATCAGGATCGCATCGACGACACGCGATCGTACGTCTCCAAGCTCGAACTTCTGGTCACGGCAAACGGACTGCCGGAGACTGACAATTCCGGTACTCCCGTCAACAACGTGGTCCTCTGCCAGGTGCAGTCGCCGCAGGGAAAAGTTTACAACCGCTCGCTGGATTTCCAGAGCGATACTCCGGCTGCGAACGATCCAGCACTTCTCACCTGGGCTGCCGACCAGCTCCAGCTTGACGAAAACCACGTCCTGATCTCGGCAGCGTACGGAGTGGACATGCTCCGGCTGGTTGACGCCAACATCCTGGGTTACTTGGCTGAAACCGTTGGCGCGGTGCTTTACCAGACAGCCGCGATGGACCCGGACAACGCGCAGAGTGATGCGCGCCGTCTCCTGGCGACCTGGTTCCCGCGTTTGCAGTTCAAAGGCACGGCGCAATCCTTCGAAACGCTCGGCAGGCTTCTGGGTTTTGACGACGTGCGAATGAGTCCGCTTTGGGGGCGACTCAGCCCGCGTATCGCCAACGACATCGGTGATCCGCGAAACAACCAGGACTTCGCCACGATTCCTGACTATTTCCCGAAGCAGGCCCGCGACAACTTTTACGATCCGTGGGTACTGAACGACGGTCCCTTTTTCACTTGGACCGGCACTGCCTCAGCGCGCTTTGGACAAAGCGACACGCGTTTTTACACCGATATTGTGAACGGGTTCAATCCGTTTGTCAGTGTCAGCGTGGTGGGAACGGCACCAACCGATCCCGATCCGGCAGGCGCGCCTTACATCCTGGTGGGCGGCGGCCCGGAAAAGCAGGCGTCAGTTGAACCGCCCGGCAGCGGGCTGCTGTTCAAGGCAATCTCGTCTGGGTCGAGCTTCAACGGCCTGGAAATCAACTTCACGTCCATCGACAATGGCACGTCGCGCATCATCTCCATCACCGACCGGCTCTCGGCAATCAAATACCGCACCAGCTATTTCGATCTCGGGTTGACGATGGATTTCGACCACGCGCTGGAGCAGTTCGGAACGGTCGTGGCCACGGCCAACAAGGACCTGGTGAACAACCCGACCTCGGCGAACTTCGGCGCAACCGCCGTTTCTCCGTTTCGTCCGTGGATGTCCGGGTCCATCAGACAGGAACTGATCACCGCCGATTGGATCACGCGCACCAACACGAACGGCAACCTGACGATTGTTTCTCCCCGCGTGCAGGCCGACCTGACCAGCCGTCAATTTGACCAGGACGCGCTCAGCGCGGCAGGCGCGCAAGTGGTGGCCGCGATGGAAGAAGTCCGGCCCGCGACCCGTACGCCGCGCCAAGTCAACGTCGGCTATCTCATCGAAGACCAGGTCGGCTACGCTGCCTTCTGCGAGAAGGATCAACTGTTCATCACCCACAGCGGCACTTCGATTTACAGCGGTACGATCACGGACTTTCCGACGCCTCCGTACAGCGTCCAATTCCAGACCGGGACGATTGACATGTATCAGGAACAGTCGATCACGAACTCCGGCTTCCTGACGCTGAAGACCAGCGACCTGCTGGCTTCCGGCACATTCGACTATCGCAACGCGAGCTGGATACTTCGATTCCCCGGCACGGTTCAGACAGGCACCATCGTCAACGTCGTCTTCGAACCGACTTCGACCGAAGTCGTTCGCTCGAATCCGGGAACCAACTGCATCCAGATCGGTTATCAGGAGCGCCCGGAAGATTTTCTGGATGATCCAGCCATGGATATGCCGGACGAGTATCCATGGCGACGCAGCCTGGTGGGCGGCGGCGAGCTGGTTGACCTGAACGACTACAGCCCGGCAGTGCCGGACCTGGAAACCATTCGGTTGGGTCAGACGGCTTCGGTCGTCAGTCAGACCGGCGCGCAGTACGACGTGCAGGTCGTGGTACCTGGACCTTATCCTCCTCGCTTTGTCACTGCCGAGCGCAGTCTGGACGATTACGTTCCCGGCCAACGCGCTATCGCCTTCAGCGGCACATTTTTGAATCTCGCCGGTACTCGTCCGTCCAGCGGCACATTACAGGGCGGTCTCGACGGTGTGATGCAGCCGGGCTGGCAGCTTTACCATTTCGGATTGGTTCAAGGCGTTCTGGTGGCGGACGCTCCGAAGTTCTTTGGAAAACATCACCGCAACGGTCTGGCGCTCTGGTATCCTTTCAATGAGCAGCCGCTCGACGCCATTCTGGTGGAAGATCACTCGATCTACGCTGGAAACGCTTTCATCGACGGGCTGGCTTCGGGCGACCGTAAGTTTGATCCGGTTCGCGGCAATTATCTCGCAGCTCAACCGGGATTGCTATTGAACAGCCCGGTGGCCCGTGGCTTCGGCCAAATGTTCTCCGGTGGTTTCTGGATTCGCGGCTTGAACAGCTACACCAGCGAACAGACCATCCTTTTGTCCGGCCCGCTGAAGATCACACTCTCGGGAGCAATCACGACGCCTCGTTTGAATTTCTATCTGACCTACTCTGATGGGACGGTGAATCTCAAAGCGTTCCAGGTGTTCGACCAGAAATGGAGCTACTTCGCGTGGTCATTCGACGGCGTTCAAACGCTCACGGTTTATTACTGGAACTCGACCGGCAGCCTCACGGTGCAAACGATCTCAGTGACCAGCTTGATCGACTTTGAAACGCCGTACCATCTGACAGTGAGCTGCCAGAATTCGCCTTTTGACATCCAGGACCTGCGCCTGTGGAATGTGACGAAAGCCCAGGACGAATTGACGCTGGCGCGCTATCACAATCCAAGCCCAACCGCCTGCCTTTACCGGCCCACGTGGTTGCAATCGGTCAACACGTACGATCACTACGCAGTCAAAGTGCTGCCGAGCGGTTACGTGATCCCTGACCAACTGCCCACTTCGATCATTACGGACAATCTCGCGTGGGTTCAGCGCTACGATTACCTGGCGCGCTACGACGCGCAATCACGCTACAAAGAAACCGGCGTAGGCGGCGGCAACACGCTGCCTCCAAAACAAGTTCTGGGAAGTGTCTGGGACACCCTCACGGCGGACGGGACGGTGGCAGTGTCCACCTGGCAGGGAAACTATCCTGGCGTCAACAAGGTCTGGCTCTTTGACAATCCGTCAGGCTTTGTGCTGACGCTGATCGAAAGTGGCAGCACCATCTCTGGCATCGCAGGCACCCTCGCCTCGACCGGCACTGGCTCTCCGTGGCCCAATCCCCTGCAAGCCACCAACCCCTGCCGAGATCGCATCTGGAGAAAGGGGGACGACGGCTTTGTCTGGCAGATCAGTTTGGCCAACACCGAGGCCGGAAACGTGTCCTTCGTCACGGAAAAGATTTTCAGCTTGAACGGGTCGTACCAGCCGACTGGCGCGGAAGTGGAACTAAGCGATGCAACGCTGCACAAACAGCTCTCGGTCAATACCAGCGGCGTGGTTTACTCAGGCACCTACACCGGCACCGCGACCTCAGCGCCGATCTATCTTTACGCAAATGAGGAAACGGTGATTGACCTGTCCGGGACGAACACGGTGAACGCGTGGGTGCAGCCCAACACGTTCGGCCTGGCCCAGACGCCTCCAGTGGTGGCGCTGAAGAACAACGGCCAAATCGCGTTCGAGATCAACAACCAGATGCTCCCCGGCTTTTACCGATTGAGCGTCACGTCTGGCAACATCGGCAAAGTCGATACGAGCTTCGTTGGGTTCAACGTGGTCATCACGGTTGGCGACATCGTCTTCCAGGGCAAGCTCTGTGCAGACCAGACCGGCGCGAACTTCAGCCAGACCGACACGTTCGATTTCTATCTGCCGCACACACTGCCCGGCAGCCCGAGTTCCTGGCTGTTGCTGTTTGACTGGAGCAATGCCATCCGTGACAACCAGAAGGGAACGGCGCGCCAGTTGTTCATCAGCGAAGTGAATCTCACTCGATTCCACACGTCACTGTATCGTTTGACAGTCGGCGCAGGCTCCGTCGTGACCACGAAGTTCGGTACCTCCGGCACCGATTATCCAACCACTCCGGGCGGCTGGATGGCGACCATGAGCAGTTGGGGAACGGCCTACGGCTATCAGCACGAGTCACAGATTTACAGCTCCAACGACACGCTGAGCAATCCTCAGCCGTTTTCAAACAAACTAACCGCAACCACGTCCTATCGGACCGAAGACATTATCCTCAATGGATCGTTCACCGTGTCTGACGGAACGCTGCCTGCTTTCGTAACCTACGGAACCATTATGAGTCCATGCTCCTCCTCGCCCGCTCCGCCCACGCCGACGTGTCCGGTGTTCGTGACACAATTCGATAATACTGGAAACGTTGACGGCGAAATCCTGATGAGCCGTAATGCCGCAGTGAGAATCATCGGCGTCACGCGGTCCAATGATGGAATCATGACGTTCATCGACTCATCGACCAACACTGTCCTCGCCCAAACAGCGTGCGACGTGGAATGGGACATGGACGGTGATGGAAGCGCCTTTGCACCGACGACCCAAACGTTCTTCGTCACCGGGTCCGCAGGTGTGTTGGTATTCGACACCAGTGGAAACGTGGTCACTGAGATCGGTCAACCAGTCAACTCGTTCTTCCTCACGAATTACTACTACAGCGCGGCGCAGGACAAGATATACGGCGTGGCGGGAAATAACAGCGATCACAAAATCCACATCATCGAGATCGACCCGCACACTAACACGATCACCAACGACGTTGCCACGACCATTTCTGCTGCAACAACGCCCGGCGTATTCGGATTGCCTGGTCAGTTGATCCTGAAGCCGACCAACTCCACGTTGTTTTATGCGCTCCCTGCGCTGACCCTCAACAACAACAGCTTCCTGGTCAACTCGAACTTTGAAGTGGATTATGTCCCGGCGACAGGGCTGGTTTACTTCTGCCTGGTGGACGGATCAACGAACCCGATTGTTTCGTTCGATCCCAACACCTACGCTGTGGTGGACACGTTCACGAACGTCTCCAACGTCTTCAACAAAGTTTATGTCAAGTACAACCCGGTGTCGGGACTGATCATTGCAGCGGCCCAGAATGGCGAAGTCACGGTGATCGACCCGGTCGGAAAAACCATTGTGTGTGAGTTCACGACGGGAGCGAATATCAGCTCCATCGCCATCGACTATTCGAGCGGGGACATTTACTTCCTCCAGCGCGATTTCGTCACGAATCCATTTTTGGTATATCACTGATTTATGCCCTGTAATGTAGGCGACACAGAGACGTTTACGCTCCAGAACGCGCCAGCGGACGGAGGCGGATACGTGTACGTCTGGAAATGGTGGGACGGCACCGTGGACGTGACCAGCGTGCCCACGGTGAATAAAACGCTGAACGTAGGCGGCACGCTGAGCTACACGCTCCTGCAAACAGACGCCTATGGCCGCAGCCACGAGTACACTGACACGATTGTCGTCAACTTCCCTCCGACGATCATCGGGTCGCCGACCATCAGCCAGAATGACGCTGCCTTTCCTTTCAACACGGTGCTCTCGTCAATCTCCTACGATCCTGACCATCCAGGCGGCACAGAACTGAGTTTCGCCTGGTATAACGGACCGACGCTAATTGGCGCGGGAACGACCGTCGTGGTCAGCACCGGCACCTACCAGAATTTTCTGAACGTGAACGGAGTGACTGCGAATGAAACGCTGACACAGGTCATCACCGACACGTCAAACAGCTCCCTTTCGTTCAACTACTCGATTCGTGGGTTCACGCCGTCCGGCCTGCAAGGTTCCAGCTCATCGGTCGGAAATTCCCTGGTCAGCTCGGCGAACAACCTCTCGCAGATCATCATCGGCCCTGGCCAGCACGCGACGTTCACGGCTTACGCCCAAGATACGACTCCCGGCCAGCTTCAATTCCTCTGGAGCGCCGGTACGCTGAACGGATGGAGCACCGGCACGGTCATCACCCAGACGCCGAGCCAGCTTCCCAACGGGCTTTACAAGAGCCAGATCACCCGTGATGTCAGCGCAGAGACACCAGGGCTGAAATCGGTCCTTTGCACAGTCACGAACCTGACCACCAACGGTACGATCGGTTTCGATACGACGGTCACCCTGGTCAGCGCAGAGACACCCGTCATTAACTCGATCAGCGCCGATGCTCCGGTCATCAATGGCGGATATGCCGTCAGCCAGGCTGGCTTTGTCCATTTCTCAGCCACGGCAGCCGACCCGAACAACGCGTTGCTCAATTACCGGTGGGACTTCAGTCAGCCGCTGGTGACGCTTTACGGTCGCGAAGTGATGCTGAGACCGTCAGACTACTCGGTGTTCGATGAGACGGTCCTGGAAGGCAACGGCACTGACCCCGGTACCGGCCCGCTACCGATCACTGGCCAGGTGACCGCCTCCGACCGCTTTGGCAAAACAACGTCTGTGTCGCTTCAACAGTTCATCACGACGCTGGTCTGGCCGAATACCCAGGTCAGCCCGCAGACCAGCGGCACCGGCTCCACGACGCTTCAGAAGCGCTACTGGGGAACCTCGCTCAACCAGGCGATCTCAAGCGACGATCTGCTATTGTTTACGAGCGATTTTTCCAGCTCGCGCAACATCAGCGAGCAGTTCATCCCGACCGCATCCTACATCTATTTCGTTTATCCGGCTTCGTTCGGAACGGCAGTCATCAACATCGTCACAGACGGCGTCGTGTCCACCGACTGGCTGCTTACGGTCCAGGAATTTAATTCGGTTCTGTACAACGTCTATCGGTCCTCAGTTCCTTTGACGGGACTGATGCAAATCACACTGAGCTAATATGAAAATCCTGCGCCTGATCCTCGCTGCACTCCTGGCCACCCTCCCGCTTTCACTGCGCGCTCAGCAGATGAGCACCTGGGCACAGGGATTTAACAAGTCAGTGAACTCCGCCTCCGCCAGAGCTTACCTTGAGATCAATACGAACGGCGGAGGCGTCAGCTCTTTTTCAGCGGACCCGCTTGCCGGACTGTTTGGCGTCACGGTGACAACGCCTACGACCACGCCTCACTTGAGCTTCCAGCTTCAACTGCAATCGCCGGGCCTCGTGTTCGCCAGTCCGGTCGGCGGCACGGGACCGCCCTCTTTTCGTGCGCTCGTGTCTTCTGATCTGCCCGCAGGGAGTGGTGGCACAGTTACCAGTTTTTCGTCAGGTAACCTTTCACCGCTATTTACGACCTCAGTCGGCACTCCCACAACCACGCCCGCGCTTTCTTACACGCTGTCCTCTCAAAGTCAAAATGCCGTATTCGCCGGGCCGACATCAGGAAGCGGGCTGCCAACCTTTCGGAGCCTGGTTGCAGGCGACATCCCCACTTTGAGTCAGTACTTGCTGAGCATTACTAACTCAGCTTGGGCAACAACTCCCACCGATATTTCCATGGTCGGATCATCAAATGCACCAATCGCAGGTATTAAAGGCTTGCGTGCAGGTGGAAACGTGACGCTGACTGACAATGGCACGAGCGTTACAATTTCAGCCGCGAACAGTGGTGGCGGAGCCAGCGGCATTGATTTAAGCCAGACCAATGTGGCTCCCTTCGACGGAGCAACCAACTATTACGTCGATTTCACGTACCCGGCTCAAGTGTTTAATCCGACCGGTGCGATTTACTTCAACTACGCCACAAACTGGGGATTAGCTAATACCAGCCGGGTTGTGAACGTATGGGTTCCTGCGACCAATTATTACCGGCATGTTTATTACATCGGAACCTCTACAAACTGGCAAGAGGCCCACCAGTCGATCAGCGGAATACCAACCGGATACGGAGCTAAATTTTATTTTCAAGTTTTTGGTCAGGGCGACAGCAACGTGGTTTTCACTGCGCGTGTTGACGATTACCCGATCAGCACCAACTACACTCTTACCGTGGGAGGGTTCAATCCAACAAATAGCCAGGGAGGATGCGTGCTGTGGCTTGAAGGCTCCAACGGAAAATACTCCGAAGAACTGACGAACACCACTCCTGCGCCTTTTGGACAGCCGGTTCGATGGTGGAATGATCTATCACTGTTTGTACCGCGCATGACGAACGCCGGGCTTTCTAGCGCAATTTACAACGCAAACCCAAATAACGTTCCTGGAAACATTCCTTCTTTGAATTGGACACCTTCACCCGCCACGGGTGCAGACACTCTATCGTCACCAACATTTTCTGTTGTAGCGCAGCCAAACTGGGCTTTCATTGTCTGGTACGGGAGACCTGGCCGATTCGTGTTTCTGGATGGTAACGCAGAAGGTAACCGCTTTGGCTGCGCTCTGGGCGAAGGCGGTATCGTTACTCAAATATACGCAGGAACAAGCTTGAACGCCCCTACGCCCCAATCTCCCATTTACGAATGGCGCATATTCTCATTTTGTGAAAACAGCACGACCTCGATCATAAGAACAAACGGAGTTTTGGCCGTACAAGGAAACGCCGGAACTCAAGCTCCGACACGGTGGGTAGTTGGTTCAGACTACAACGGAGCGAATTTTGAAGGGTTCGGGTACCTCGCTGAACTCCTCGTTTACCACAGCAATCTGACCACTGTGCAGATCACCAACGTCGAGAACTATTTGAAGTTCAAATACGGCGTCAAAGTGCCTTGATCATTTTCCACATCCGTCGCACGCGGGAAGGTCACGAAGAAAGAGAACCCTTCCAGCATCAGCGTCATACGCCGCATTGAAGATCGGAGGAAATCTCTTAAGCGGGCACCCTGTGGGGCTGTTTCCTTTGTGGCCACGCAGACACACGGCATAGGTTTTATTCCACTCGGAGCAGCCGAGACACTTCTGCATCCGTTCGTCAAAAACCTTTTTAGGAAGCATATAAAAGAAAGCGCCGGGGAGTCACCCCGGCGCTTCTACCGAACCGATACCGCAATTCATTACGATGCAGGAGGAGTCGGAGGAGTCGGTGGCATCGGAGGCGGGGTAGGCCCTGCCGTCACTTGCTTCACCTGGTCCGTGATTTCACGAACACCGACACCTGCTGCACCCGCGAGCGCGCCAAGCATCAATGACGTGTGAGGCAACGCGTGTGCCAGCGTCAAAAGATAGTTGGACAGAACACCGAGCGCCGTAGCCCCAATAGGCAGCAGCACAGGCGGAATCCTGGGCACGATCTTCTTAATCCCCCAGACCGCGACCGGCACCAGGACTGCGATGAGCGCGTTCCACAAAGGCGTCGGATCAGTGATCGGGGCCGTCGAACCACCGGTATTACCAGCCGGAGCATTGGTGGCTTGAGCCATGGCCACGAGGGACAAGGACACAAAGGCCGCAGCGACCAGCACGATTACCGCGATTTTTCTGAATGTTTTCATAGTTGTTAGCCCGGTTTGGGCAGACTAACTACTTCTTCAGAGGCCGTGGCAGCACTGACGAACTAACTCCGTGTCCCAGTTGAAGATTCTGGTGGGCGAATTCAGGCGGCGTCGGAGCGACCGGCTGTCCGAGGGCCTGGTTAAACCCATTCTGGACCGCGAGTAGGAACGTTCCTGCCGCCATGTTGCCGTTGAGCTGGCCCTGGACATACTGTGAGAAATAGACCTGGTAAAGGTCGATCACAGCGCCAATGCCGAGCTGTACCCAGACGTTCTTGGCCTGCGGCACATTGATCTGAAGGAGCGCCTGCTGGAACGCAGCCGGGCTGTAGTTCGTGCCGGTCAGGAACGCGCCGATGGATTGAGACGCCAGCTTGAAATAAGCAGCGTTGTTGGTATCGCCGGTCGGAGGCGTGATGGCGGCAATAGCCCCGACGCGTGCGCTGTTTTGCAGGATCAACGCCGTGGCGTCGATTTGAGCCTGGTTATTTGTGCCGGTTCCCCCGCCAGAGAGTGCTCCGCAGCCGGTAAAGGCAACAGGCGCGCTGACGCAAAGGGCGATGATAAGAGGGGTCGAGACGGCCAAAAGACCGGCAGTGACCCATGTCGTGAACTTTTTGATGTTTTTCATAGGTTGTTTTGCTGTTCAGTATCTATCTACGATGGAACAGAACGAAAAAAGGTCCCGAATTGAGGAAGCCGTGAATGATCCCGGCCTTCAAAAAGCGGCTGCCCTGATCGTGGAAGTCGTTCTGGATGATACCGAAGATGTCGCAGATATTGCGGCTGATTTCGTGGAAAATGAGATCGGTCGCTTCGACTGGGTGAATAACTGGTCAGTTGTCCGAGGAAAACGCGACGTGGTTGCCATGGTTCAACAGTACCTGACGAAGTACGGCCTGACGGCTGACCCAGTTGCGGTAGTCGCCCAGATCGACCAAATGGCGAGCGAAAACCCCGGTCGGTGGAAATAATTTGTAAACATTTATGAGCGCCAGCGCATGTGATGTGACCGGTGTTTTGGCCGCCGATTACCAGAATGCGGTGACAGCGGTCAACCGCAAGTTCAACGCTCTCCAAAGACTGGCTGAACTCCTGGAGCAGCTTGGCGACGTGAGCGCGCTACTGGAAGGTATCAACCCATCGGCATTGATCCCGCTATACGCCATCAATCTGGACGTTTACACCGATCTGGTAAACGCATGTCCCTTTTTGAATCTTCCCAAGACTCCGAGCAACACCAGCACGGCAGAACTTCAGGCGATGGTTTCATCGGCGTACGCCAGGCTGATTCAAAAACTCAATCTGCACCCGTTCATTCGTCTCGGCGCGCTCCAGGCGCAAATGAACAAAGTGCAGGCCAGTGTGAACGACATTCTCAACACCGGAAATGAATTCGTGCAATGCCTGGAGCAGGCGTGTTCCAGCACGGTGGGCGTTGTGCTCGGCACCAACTTTCAACAGCAACTGGACTTGTTCCGACGCGGTTACGTAGCATCCAATGGTCAGGTATTGACGCAGCAGATGCAGGGTAAACTTCAGACCGTGCGCGGGATGATCGACAATATCAACGAGCTGATGACGACCGCGCCGGTGGTTACGCCTTCACCCTCGCCAGTGATTCCTCAGATTCCCATCCCAACCGATCACCCAGTGCCCATTCCTCCCACCAGGCTGACGCCATGAAACGTCTCGAAGAATATCTTTCGAACTGCACGTCGGATTTCTCGGACGGCACCAACGGTGAACCGAGCGCGCCAGGCCGGGCGGTCGGTGACACCGGGACGACTGTGGGAGTGCCCGATTACAAGTACAACGAGCGTCTTAAAAAGCGTCATGAGAAACTTCGCGCCTTGATGCAGCGCCGCGATCCTGACGGTGTATCAAAAGTTCCATGGGATGCGCAGATGCGCTCACAGGCCGAATCTATTCAGGAACAGCGTCTCAGCCCGGAGGAAATGGCTATTTTGAGGCGCACCACTAAACGCCGTCGCCGTCCCATACTGCGTGAGATGGATGACGATTCCGATTTCAAAGACCTGGAGCCTAACGTGGTGCTTCAAAAGGGGCACGGGATGGCCGACTACTACCACGTCGATCTGGATGGCCGGTTTCTTGGCTCCATCTACAAAGACGTTCCTAACACGAAGACCAGCTCCACGACGCTGAGAACGCTATCAATCGAGTTTCCATGGGTGACCATGCCTGCGCATTCCGACCGAGCAGGCAGACACCGCACGAAGGAAGAAGCCGCGCAATATCTTCGCGACCGTTTCGATGATAAAAAGCGCGAAGCGTATTCTTCAGAGTACTGGGACCGTTTCAACGAGCTGAAGCGCCAAGGCGACGTACAGGAGGATATTGACGCCATCATCCAGGCCGTGTTGACCGATGCTCTCGACGTGGATAGTTAAATCAGTTAAATTCAGTTCTAGTGTTTATGAAACATCCTGAAGATGGAAAATTCGTAGCGGTTCAGGGCAACCAGCGGGTGTCCAGCAACCTGCATGAAACGCAGGCCGGTGCGCAAGCCGAGGCTGACAAAGCCAAGCAGGCGCGCCCCGTACAAGAGGGTCAGGCCAGTCAGCCGGAACCCAAGGTTGTCCAGAATCTCCTTGGATAAGATGGCGTTAAGGGCAATCCCCGAGCCGAAGATAGGGCCATTTCCGCGCAAGAAGAAAGCGGACTTGAAGCCCCTGGTGCAAGTTCCTTCTTCCTCTCTCCCTACCAAGGTCAAAGAGCTGGTTGGAAAACCAGGTGGAAATGAAACGGAAACGAAACCAGGAAGAACCGCCGAAAAGACCGCTAAAGCTGAGGAAATCAATGTTCCGCCCAGAAATGAAGCGCGAAAAAGACAGCATCTTCCGTTGCCAGATGAAGCCGAAAAGATTGACGGAATACCTCCCGTTTTTCAGCCGGTCGATGTCCTGACTGCGCTTTCGTCTGCCAACCCCGCCGTCGCCACGGTGATGCTGCGCCAGCTTCACGACATGGAAGGCCCCATGCCGGACACGAGCAGCGGTGCCGTCGCCATGATCGACAAGATCGAGCAGGGCATTAAAAACGGTGAAGACGTGACTTCGCTGGCCAACCAGATCGCTGTTCACATCATGAGCGGTGACGAGCACAACGAGCTGCTGATGCGCCTGCATGACTCTGTGGACCGCGAGCGCGCCAACGAGATTCTAAAATCCCGCTCGAAGATGGAAGACTTCTGGCACGGGTGTATGCGCCGGTCGGACTTGAACATTATCGAAGGCATGGCGCTCACCGGATATTTCAACAGTCAGCTCGAAAGAATTTTCGGTCGCATTGAACGCAAGCAGGCCAAAGGCGAGCCATCTTCTGGACGTGATCCGCTGGATTTGGTCTCGAAGATCAACGTGCCGACGCAGCTCCAACAGAAAGAGCTTCAGCGTAAATTCGATCTTGCCACGCCGCAGGAACGTGAAATTCTTCGCAAACTAGGATTCAAGATGGAGCGCGCCCTGGCTGCCAGGATAACCAAGACCACCACCGAGACGGTGGAAATCGTGCAGGCACCCGATGGTACCATCCCGCCAAGTTAAAGGACCGAACATCCTCGTCGTTGGGTACGACTATGGTCACGACGACAGCACCGCTGTTGTTGCGGCAGCGATGTCCCAGTCCACTATGGGAGTCATCGGCTACGCGAATTATCGTCCAGGCACCACGACCGGATTCGATAACAACTACCCCTATTTCACCAACTGTAGCACCAACTATTTTCGCCAGGCCAAACGCCACTGCGCCTACACTTTGGCGCGCACTTACGGAAGGCTCCTGACGCCCAGTGAGAAAGCGTTCCTGCGCGAGATCAACGCTCAGCCGACACGGGAAGGAAAAGAAGCCTGTCAGGAAAGGCACAATCGAGCGCTGAGCCGGATTGAAACGCTTCCTCACCTTCACGCTCGGTTCGACCGGAGAATTCCCTGCTGGCGCGCCGGGCGCTGGAAAAGTCTCACTTAAAACGGATCGCCTTCTTCTACTGGAGCGACAGACTCTGGCTCCGAACTATCTGCCGGTGCGGGTCCGTTGAAATCATAATCGAACGACTCAGGCTTGCGCTCATTCTGCATGGTTTCACGCCCAGGCACCGTGTGGCCGCTGGTGCAGTTTTCCAGAAACGTTTTGATCTGGATGTTCCAGATGTGGTAACCCTTGTCGTGGTCGATCCGGTCGATGGTGTAACTGTCCGGGTCACGCCCGCGCTTCTCCAAATAACCGGTGTCTTCGCACCACTTTTTGAACTCCTCAAGCGTGATTGTAAACGGAAGTTTGCGTGCCTTGGCGCGCTGGCGAACAGCGTTGAGAACGTACGTGGCAGGCTGCCGCGCTTTGAGCATCCTGGCCCGGCATTTCCAGCAGTGGCTGAGGTAGTTGACGTACTTTATGACCAGGCCGGTTCGGGGACTTTTATAGTAGGTGTACTTCTCCGCCTTACGATTACGGCAGCGCGGACTGATGCACTTTTCTTCCTTGCTTCGTGCCTTGGGCGCTACCCGTGTTCGTTTCTTCCAGCGATACATTCCTAACTAAGAACACAGCGGTACCGGTTCTTTTTAGAGGAAATGCCTGAAGTAAATGTAAACAAAAAAACGTTGACGGAAACGTTGGAAGATATTCTCTCTCGCGGACTTGAGGGGGAAAACATTGACCCGATGCTTTCGTCATTGTCGCCGTACGCACGTCAGGTGTGGGAAGACATGCTCAATCAGTATCGGGCGTCCGGCAAGTCGGAGATCAATGACCAGCTCAAGATGGTGGACTACACTGAGATTCCTCCCACCATGCAGCAGTTCCTCGACGACCCGTACTATCTCGGGAGCCTGATGACCAAGAGCCAGGACAGCGAAGGCATGTTCCCGGCCTGGAAAGAAATCCTTTGCCGCGATTTCAATTACGACAGTGCCATCCACAACTGCGTCATCACTGGATCACTGGGTATCGGCAAAACGTTCATCATGGTGACCATCCTCCTTTACCGGGTGCTGATCGCCACGCTGCTGCGCAACCCGCACAATTTCTTCGGCCTCACCAAAGGCACCAAGATCATTTTCAACCTTCTGTCTGTCACGAAGGCCGCCGTGACTGAAACAGCATTTGGTGATGCCATGAATTTCATGGCCAACTCGCCGTACTTTCTGGAACAGTGCAAGTACAACCCTGATTCGCAGTACAGCGGATTTCGCATCCCGCTGAAAGGGTCTATCATCTTGACCGCAGGTTCGCGGGGCCAGCACTTGCTCGGTCGTAACATCATCGGCGTCGGACTGGACGAAGGTAACTGGCGCTTGGAAGCGGAGCCGGACAACAAGGCATACGAGCTTTTCAACGAAGTCCGCAATCGTATCAATAACCGCTTTCGTAAGGTCGCCGGTTACCTGCCCGCGATCTCGATCCTGGCATCGTCGGCGAAGGACGAGTCCTCCTTCACGGAAACCGTCATCACCGAAATCAACAAAGCGAACGATCCCTCTTGCCAGAAGGTCTATCGCAATTCTGTTTACAAAATTAAGCGGCACACCCTTCAGCTTGGTCCGAAATGGTTCAAGGTCAGCTACGGCCTCAAGAACATGATCCCGATGATCCTCAAGGGATACTACAACGAGGATGCCAAACAGATCGGTGAAGGCCCGTGGGAAGACCCGCCGCGTGGCGCGTCTGTTGAATTGGTGCCAGTCATGTACCTGGATGAGTTCAAGCGACGACCGCTAAACGCCTTGCGGGATGTGTGCGGAATCTCAACCGGAGGCACCAACCGCTGGTTTGCGTCCATGGTCGATTTTGAAATGTGCGTGGAGTTGGCCGAAAAGGACGGCGTCGTAAACCCAGTGGAAAAGGGCGAAAACGGAATGGAACTCCTACCGCTCTCGACCGAGGACACCAAGCAGCTCTGGCATTACCTGGAGCACCGCGCCTTCTGCCACCGCATCGCCTCCCAGACGATGCCCAAGCGCCACCCCGGCCAGCTTCGCTACGCACACATCGACTTGGCGACCACCAGCATGGCCGGTATCGCCATCTCTCATCTGGTAGGGACGCAGCTCATCGAGAACACCATCCGGCCCGGCGACGTGATGCCCTATTCCGAGTATCGACTGATCGTGGAATACGATTTCATCCTCACGGTCATCGCCGGTCAGGTAAAGCCCATATCGCTGGAAAAGGTCCAGAATTTCCTGATCTGGTTGCGCGACGAATGTGGCTACAACTTTGGCCTGATCACGTACGATCAATACCAGAGCGATCAACAGCTCCAGATGCTTGAAGCGCGTGGGTTCAAAGTGGACAAGCAGAGCGTGGACCGCAATAAAGACGCGTACATCGCCTGGAGAATGGCCATTGAAGAACACCGCCTGCGCCCCTACGCTCACCGGCACATGATGCAGGAAGCGGAAAAGCTGCTCGATGGCGACAAAAAGGTGGATCACCCGGACAAGGGCAGCAAAGACACGACCGACGCCTGCGCTGGTTCTTATTACAACGCCATCAATTCTGAGGAAAAGGCGACGATGATGGCGTCGAACAACCCTCGCGTGCATCTCAACCGCGAGTTCGAATCTATTATCCTGGAAAAACCGCCCGTCGAAATTAACCTGCCGCCCGGCTACGAACGCATCAAAACCTTCAAAGTCACATGAAACTCATTGGAAAAATTCCTCTGTCAGAAACAGTTGAAGCCAGCTTCCTTTCCATCGGAGAAGGAGCCTTCGAAAGCATCCACCTGGTCATCGCGGACACGAAAACTGAAAAAATCATCCACCTGGAGAACTTTTTCGGATTGAAAATGGTTCTATCCAATATGAATACTGAAACCGCCCGAACACCCATAACCCCGGAAGACATCAAAGCCGAAGTAAACGACGTTTTCGTTTTCAACGCCCCGATGTCCAGTCAAACCCTAGCATCATGCGAACGAATCCAAAACGCCTGCCGCGAACTGGCGCTCGCCATCGCGGAGGAAGTGCCGGAAGGCAAGGAACAGACCATCGCCATCAACAATCTCCTGGCCACGGCAATCTGGGCGCGCCAGGGAGTCACGCGGCGGCAGGTGGCAGTAATGGCGGCTATGCCCTTACCGGAAGACCAACCGGGCGAATTACCGCCACCGGTCGCATCAACCTCACCAGCCTCCCCAAGCTGAAGTAAACGGCTAAGCCGGAGTCTGTAGTTAGGGCATGGCAGACGCCGCATCAATCCGCGTCCAGTTGGTCCCGTACAGCAAGTTTGCGGGAACACCGGCGTATCAGATTCAGGCCGAAGTAGATGGCAGCGAACAAAACGTTGCTGTCTTCGGCTTGAAACGTAACGTGGTCGTCCCCGACCCAAGCGACACTTTGTTTACAGTGCCGACAGGCGGCGAGGGACGCCTCGATCTCATTTCCCAGAAGCTTTACGGAACACCTGAATTGTGGTGGGCCATCGCAGACTGTAATCCCGGCATGGACCCGATGGTCGGACCGAATATCGCCGACGTGATCCAGGTGCCTACAAAACTTCGCCTTGCCAGCCTCGGCATCTTAAATGTCTGATGATTTTATGACCAAAGACATCGGCGACACGTACCCGGAATTCAAGATCGAACGCTTTGGTTCGGCCAACGGCAGCCATTTTTTCGTCGTCTCCGTGAACGGGGAATTTATCGGCACTTTGCTGAAGAAGATGGTTGCCTCTCCGGGATCAGAGTGGGCGGAGGAGAAGTGGTTTATCGCGTACGTCGCCGGGCGCAGTATGCACACCTACGTTCCCGTGGAAAGCCAGCAGCAGGGTGCAGAGATGCTGTGGCAGTCGCATGAGGGCCAAATCGAAATCCCTGAACTTCCCCACCAGTACGACCCGCTTGTTGCGCCTCCCGACGACCCGGATCACTACGAGAGCATCCGTCAGAAGGCCGCCGCGCTTGTCGATCTCGTGGTTGAGAACGACGACGTGGAAGTGGCTCAGACAGTTAATGAATTCGAAGAAGCTGTCAACGCGCTGACCAGCGCTGGATTCTGCGTGGAGAACCAGGCTGATTCCATGACCGTAAGCTGGCCTGCGGATAGCATGAATGTGTTGCACTCTGGCGTGACCAGGGTAAAACAAATCCTGGAATCAGCGCTGCCGTCGAAGTATGTCGGGCACGTCGCCCGGCAAAACCGGACCGCCAGCATGGTCGTCACCAAAATTTGATATGGCCTACCTAACCGAACGTAAATTATCGAACACGCTGGACATCCCGATCAACCTCCCGACGACCGAGATCAAAATGGGAGATTGGATTGTCGTGGCCACCGTGAAAATCGAAACACCGACGCGCTTGACTTACCGGATGCTCAACCTGGATTTCGTCAGCTCCACGATTGCTCTGAGCAACATCACACCCGACAACCGCATCGTGCCGAACTTCGGCATGTGCTACGTGGGCCTGTTTTTCAATTACACGTCCGGTGACCCGAGCGCACTCCCGGCTCTGGATGTGGTGCAGGCAACCAGCTTTGGCATCGTCGCACGCACCGCGACTCCCATCGTGACGGTAGCGCCGGGAACATATTCGTGGCTGGCCGTGAACAACATCCAGTTCAGCGACCAGAACGTGCTGCTGACTACCGGAGACAGTGCCGACTTCACGCTAAACTGTGTGGGCCAGGCGCGCCTGGAACTCGACCTTCAATGATCGAAGCAATCAACAAGATCGTGGCGTTTGTGACCGAGGAGGATGACTCCGATTGGAAGGATGTTGTTCACTCGAATCACTGGACGGAAGGCGATAGCTGGACGGAGCACACGCTTAAGCCTCTCGGTTTCAAATACCGGGAAATGGGCTGTCGTGGGTGGGAGAAGTCTGTCGGGAGCAGGATGGCATCCGTGGGCGCATCCACCACCCAGGGAAAAGGACTTTTGGTGCTTTACCGGCGTACCTCCACCGGTCGGTGGCAGCAGGAAACAAGCGTGACCGCTGAATACGGGGACGAAGTGCTGGCGCAGTTGAGAACGTGGGGAATCATCCGATGAGCGACGAAGTAAATCAACTGGTTGAAGCCGTTCTGGAAGCTGATGACTTCGATACCAAAGAAGTCTCCGGTGAACCTCTGGACGCGGCGCTCAGTGCTGCCGGTTTCGCGACCGAAGAAGGCGTTTGGATCAAACGAATGGCCAACGAAGCCGTAACCGTAGCCCGCATCCCGAACGATTTTTATTCCATCGGATTTCATAAAAGGGGTCAAACCGGGTGGATACCTGATCACCGGACTGAAGGAGGCGAAAACGCTGTCAGGCGTATGCTGAGAGACTACGCCGCTGTTCCTGTGCAGGAGTCCGAAGACTTTGACACCAAGGAAGTGGCAGGTGACATGACACTCGACTTCCTCAAAAGGTACGGCTTCAGACAGTCCACACTGGCCCCGTTCCCGTGGGAAAAGCGGATGGGAAAACTCGCCGTCAGCATCGAAGGTTTCGGGGAGCGTCAGTTCGCGGTTCGTTTTTGGGACCTGGTCGATAATGCTTGGAAATGCGTTTCGAAGCAGGACGTTGATGAAAATGGACTCATTGAGGTTCTGAACGAACTCGGTGAAAAACCGGTCAAGGAAGGCATGGAGGACGACTTCGATAGCAAAGAAGTTTATGCCGGTGACTATCTGGATGACATCGGGAATTACGTTGAGCGTGGTATTCTGAGTCTCTACGGAAACGTCAAGCGCACTGACCACCACTATGTTCACGAGCGCAGCACAACTTTTACTCTCCGAGATGAGTGGTATTGGACGGATGAAATTCCCCGCGATGAGCAGCAGGAAATTGAGCTGAGAATTGGAAAGTTGCTCGACCGGCTCGAAAAAGACATCGACGAGCGCATGGTTGATTGGAACAGAAAAATTTACAAAGAGCTGGAAGCTGCCTACGACTGGTCCGTCAGTGAGGAGGTCGTAGCCGAGACCATCGAGTCCAACGACTACCGGTTCAGTGAAGACGGCGAGTATGATGAAGGCAATCTGCTGTACAGCCAGCTCAACGACCGTGCGAAACAGAAAGCGCGTGAATGGTGGGTCCAGGGCGAAGACGCCATGGGCCAGAACTACTACGCGGAGCCGGTCGTGGCCGAATGGAAGTGGCTGCTGAAGAATAAGGGTTTTGACGACGCGGATATTAGCTGGAGCGGCTTCTCAAGCCAGGGCGATGGTGCTTCCTTCACCGCCGACTCATTTGATTTTACTCGCTTCAAGAAGTTCCCTGACCCGCTGGAATTTCCTGAAACGGATCGCGAGCAGATCGACGAAGCCGTGGAAGATTCTGATTTTAAGGATGTCCTGGGAGAACCGCCGCCCGCTGAAACTTTTAAGGTGATGTCATCACTCGGTGAGTTCGTGGTTCGCGTTGAAGACGGACAAGTGCTCAAGACAGAAATCTATCCTCCGGTGGACGCAGACGGCGAAAATCTCAAAAATATCGACCGATTTGACGTGAATGAGTGGCGATCGTACTGGAAAGAGGACATAAAACCAGGCACTGACCTGGACATACTGGATTTTGGGTGTTGGAACAAGAACGGCAGCTATGAGCCTCCGGTCGCTGAATTCAGGCGCGACTGCCTTTTCTACGGCGAGGAAAACAATCCAGTTCACGAGTCGGAGGAAGACGAGGCCCAGGACGCCAAGGACGTGTACGGCACCAACCGTCAATCCCTCAAGCACATTGATAATGCTCATGACTACGCTGAGTTCGAGGCCCGCTTTCAGGAATTCATGGAACGTGAAGGCATTAACAATCTCAGCACGGGCGATGAGCTTGGATTTAGCTGGACCCCGTGTGACTGCTGCCATCGTGCCCTGGGCGGAGAGCGCTACTACGCAGACGGATTCAATCCGACCACGCGTGAAGTACAAGACTATAAGATTTGTTCGGACTGCATGTACTACGCCAACTACGGGGCGCTCGACGACATGACCATGATGAAGATCGGGGACAGCAAAAAGGAGCTTGGGCTTGGTGAGTCTGAGGATGACGACTTCAAAGAAGTCCACGGCACCCCGCCACCCGATGCGGTCTTCACGATCACTTCCTCCTGGGGAGAGCTTACGGCGCGCACGGACGACGGGATGGTCCTGTCTGTTACGCTCAAAGACCCGCCGCCCGCGCCGCCAGAAGAAGACACGCTGCCACTGAGCCAGATTGCTAAATTCGATCTGGGTGAATGGCGGCGCTACTACCCCAATCGCGTCATCGAAGACGGAGATCGCGTTGACATCCTTGACCTCGGGTTCTGGGACAAAGATAACGATTATATCCCTCCCGACGAGGGCTATCGAGAGATTCGCCGGGAAATGGGTTGGGACGAAGATTAACGTATGTAAAGCATGAAGGGTTTCGTAACCAACGAGCGATTTCAGACGATTTACGATCTGCCGATCCAGCTCCCGCAGACGGAGTTGAGGCGCGGTCGTTATATCGTTTCTGGTGCGATCAGCATCGTCCTGGGGCAAATCCTCCGGGTCCGGTGCTTCAACCTTCACCTGATCAACATCATTACGCCGGAAAACACGCCCAACATTTTCAGCACGTCTCTCGGTCTGGTCAGCGCCGGAGTGTTCACCAGCCCCATGCTGTGCTCAGCAGGCGTGCTGATGAAGTGCTCATCACCTGGCGTAGTCGGATTCAACAACTTTCAGTACCGGGACTTCGCCGTGCCCGGCACCTACTATTTCGGAGTTAGCAACAATACACGGAATGTGGACGTGACGGTGGCCATGACTGGCGTCGCCAAAATTATCAACGGATGAGCGCTGAAAAAATCATCAAATTCGTTCTGAACGAGTCACCTGAAGATGATGATCTCGATCTGAAGGGGCTTACTTCTGCCGATTTCCCGGAACCATCCGTTGAGGACCCGTACGAGATATGGTGGGAAAAGTACAAGCCGATCCAAAACGATGTCACGAACGAAGGGGAAGACGCCCCGTTTAACGGCACCATGTTCGAGACCTACGGACCGGAGCTGCAACGCGTTCAGAACACGAATGAAAAATACGTCTGGACGTACGTGACCGGCGACGACAATCAAGATATTATCGTGGCTGGATTTCACTTTGTGAATCGGATGGGATATTTCATAACAGAGAACCCCTGGGAAACCGGTTCTGAAGCATTTGAGTTTGGTGAAGGCGATCCAAACAATTCCGCAAGCGCTGCCGCAGGCTTCATAGACAATGAGCTTGGACGGGAATGGATACCAGAGTGGGAAAACATGCCGCCACAAGAGCGTTTGGCTAAAATTGCGGCGTACGCAGAACAGTTCGGTCTCGAAGACCACGCTAATGAGATCGTGGCCGAAGTCGAAAAAGTAATCGCAAGAATAAAAGCCAGCAAGCGCGGAGAACAGATTTAACGTATGCCCGATTCCTTAGAATCAGCCCTGATTATTCAGTTGGCCGGAACGCTGAACTGGAGTGCCGCGCTGCCTCCAGTCAACGAATTCTCGGGCACGCTGACCGCCGTTGATCCAGGGAAACCTCTGGACATCACCACCTATGCCCGGCGAGACCGTGAGTTCCAGCACCGCGACATGGTGGCCGCCGCCGCTGTTGCCAAAGTGGCAATTCATTCTCGCACGGTCTGGAACGGAACCGTCGTGCAGCCAGTCTTGCAGGGCGTTACCGCCGTCACGGATCAATCGGGCACGAACATCTTCATGCCGCTCGACCCAAGCCAGGTCGGAGCCAGCCTGCCGAATAACAGCACCGCTGTTCAGTACGTGCTGAATTCAGATATTCCCTACGCCGCCGTCAAAGTGACGGATGTCAATCTCTACAACCGCGACCTGCTTTTGTACGAAACACTGGCGAGAGCGGCATCCATTTTCAGTGACAACGCGCCCATCAACCAACTCGATCCGGCAGGCAATTACATAGGTTCAACCTCGGTCTGGGCTACAGCGCAAGGAACGAATCGGCCTAAGCTGCCGAACGCCTCCGAGCCGTTGAGCCAAGCGACCCTAAAAGACCCTGACCTCTATCTCGCCGACCGCGACAACCAGGTGGCCGGTTACGTTTCGCGTGTGGTCCAGGCGTTGAAGAACCCGTTCGCATACGCCAGTCGCATTTATGTTCAAGTCGATTCGGACAGCAGTGGCAACACCCGTGAGAGCGACACCTACGTCCTGACGAACAATGTTTTTGTTCAAGGCGCGGTGTACGCCGCAGGCGACGAAGTTTTGTACCAGGGTGTGTGGTACACGGCCATCAACACGACTTCAGACATTCCGCCGTCCACGAATTGGAATTCCATCCCGGCTCCGACGAAACTTCAATTTCTGGCCGAGCCGTCGCTGGATTCCCGTAACCGGATCATCTACGACACTCAGGCAAAAACGCTTCAATGGTTTAAGGAAACGCTCGACACCATTCACGTGCCGCAGATCGTGGGCTTCCTGATTCCCGGCATCCTGCCCGGCCAGACCATCCAGACGGTGCCTGCGGTACCGGAGCAGAAGGACGCGCAATTTTTCCGCCAGAAAGCGGCGCGCCTCTGCATTTCCGAAGGCACGTATTCCAGCCAGCAGGTGTTCGCACCCACGGGTAACCGGGATAGCTCGTCCTTTACCACCTTTGTCAACGGAGGCATCAGCACCCTGGCTCCAAACGGTAAAGACGTGACGCTGATGATGCCAGACTCAATCACATTTAATCTGGAGCGCCTAATCTGTAATTCAGGCACGTACGCACTCAACTGCCTGATTCGCCCTTCCCCTTCGGTCGAGGTCGCAGGCGGAGATAATGACCAAGGCTCGCTAGACCCGGATAACGGTGGAACCGACTACAGTACGATCGGCGACGTGCGGAACTGGGAAATTCCACTGCCTGCGGGCGGCTGGAAAATGTTCATCGACTTCGCGAACATCTCAGCGACGCCGACAACCTCCTTCGGTATCAAAGCGAGCCAGGGGAGCGTTTCCATTCTCGCAAACACGCTGCCGCTCTATTACACCGACAGCAACGGCAACGCCCTTCCTGAAAACACAGTGATTGAAAGCCCTGGCATTGACATCCAGTCCACCGGCCAGGTGTACAATTTCAGCGTTCAATGGACGGCAGGCAACGGGCAGTTCCATGTGCGCAAGCTGCGCTTCGTTCAGGTCAACGGACCGGACACCAGCCACTACATCATGCAGGCAACATGGATTGGCGCAGCGGGAACCAATCTCGACGCTCATTCCAGCCTGGACGTGATCGGTCAGGCCAACCAGCCGGATGTAATGCCGTTCGTCTTCAATCTCGTGAAGCAGGACCTCGCGCCCGTGATCAACATCTCGTGGCTTCCGAAGGCGGCTTCAGCCTGGCAGGCAAAATCCTATAACCCTGGTGACCAGGTGATCTACAATTTGATCTACTGGCAGGCCAGCATTATCACTGCCGCGACCGACATCCCCGGTCAATCTTCAGCCTGGTTCCAGCTCGGCTCTGAGCCACAGATTCCTCTCGTCTTCGAACAGGTTCAGCTCATGAAACTGATTGCCACCGCGCCCACGCCGGACGCGGTCGGATTCCAAGGATTCCGGCAAGACATGCTGGAACGTGCTCTGCGCACTACTGAAGACGCCTACACTCTGGCGCTCTCTCGCAACGGCACTATCCTGCCGGAATTTCGCGACGCAAATGATTCATGGACGATGGCATCCACTGGGTCATGGATGTCGTTCATGGAGGTTTTTTCTCCGCGCCTACGGCAGACCGGCCAGGTCTTTAGCGGCGGTATCCTGCCCGGTCGTCAGTACAAGGTGGCAACACCGAACGGAGGCTATGTCATTTACAGCAACGGCACTTTTGCCAACGGCCAAACATTCTATGGCATCAGCGGCACTCAAAGCTTTTCCCAAAGCGGCAACCCGATTGTCACGCAGGTCGGAGCCTACCGTCTTTCGCAGCCAGGTGATGTCGGCAAAACCGGCTTAATCCCGGCTGGCATAGAATACATTCGCGTGGCGGGTACCGGCACGGTCCACGGATGGTACCCATCTTATGCGTCATATCCGACCCATCAAGCCATCCAGCCGTGGATGATCGAACAAGGATTTTACGCGGCTGCCAACGACTTTGACTCGCCAGACGGAAATTTCATCCCTCCTGGCGGCCTTGAGAATCCGGTCCCTGACCTGCCAAATACAGGTTTTGCCTTCGATGACTTTGAAACGTACGCGAATAACGCTTTCCTGGACGGCCTGAACGGCGGCAGCATCTGGAAAGCCGCCTATGCAGCGCGCAGCGGAAATACTGTGGCTACGGACAGTTTTGAATCTTACACCCCTGGATCGGCCTTGGACGGCTTAAGCGGAGGCAGCGGCTGGTCCAGCAACTACGTCAGCAGACCATAATACTATGTCAGCAATTATCTCAAGTGTCGGCGGAGAAAATCGGCTCATCCTCGATAGCAGTCGTTTTGCTCGGCAACCCTTTTTCATGGTCGGCCAAGCGTGGCAGAAATTGCGCATCGGGATGCGGCTTTGCATGTCTGACTCAGGAGGAAATATAAACCCGGCCAGTTTCAATGTTCTAGCGTGCAATGGCGATACGAGCATCTGGGGTGATCCTGGAGCCGCCCCGCACCACGCTGTGGGCATGAACTGGGTCGGGAACTTCGCAACGTTTATCCGAGCGACAAGTCCCGTCACTCAGTACGGGTGCTCCTTCTCATCAGGAAGCTGCTTTGTCAACGGCGTGAACGTTTCCAGCGTCGGCGTCGATATGGAGCCTTCGACCTGGTGCATCGGTGCGACTGATAATAATCGAACGGTGCTGTTCGTGGACATCCAGAAGGGACCCACGCAGTGGACGCTGAGCTATTTCAGAAACACTGACAACAACTGCGTCGATGTTAGCAAAGCTACTTTTGACGCCCAGGTGGTCAGTGGTAATCCCGTTATCGCGGGTCACGGCTTTCAGACGCCAGGAAACCTGCTGGTGAACGAAGCTGCCAATGGAATCATGGACCACATCAACGTCAGTTGGAACTTTGGCGTTCCGGTTTTCAAGATCAGCGATCTCGCGGTGGTTCAACTCGCCTAAGTCATGTCCGCCATCATTTCCAGCATTAGCGGCGAGAATCGGCTCATTCTTGATGCCAGTCGGTTCGCTCGCCAGCCGTTTTTCATGCTCAACAGCACGTGGCAAAAGCTGCGGATCGGAATGCGCTTGTGCATGGCTGACTCGGGCGCAGATGTAAGTTCGTGCAGTCTTCACGTAGGCATCTGCACCGGAGATACCAGCATCTTTGGTGATTCCGGCTTAGCTCCGACGCACTTTTTTGGAGCAAACATGGTGGGCAATTTCAACACGTTCGTTCGGGCCACCGGGCCGACACGCTACGGCTGTTCCTTTGGAGCGGCTGAAGAATGGGGGAACGGTGTTCTACTGGCCGGAACGGGCGGCGGCGGAGATTTGGAGCCGAGCACGTGGAACATCGGAGCAACAGATGCTAACCGCACACTGTTCTTCGTGGACATCATCAAAGGCAATCCTGACTGGCACATCCAGCTTTTCAGAAATACCGACACCGCCTGCACTGATGTTGATAAGGCCACTTTTGACGCCCAAGTGGTGAATGAAATAGCCTCGTTGGCAGGCCACAGCTTTACCCCATTAAATGACTGGGGAATTATGCGAGAAAGCACCTATGGCGTGCTCGATCACCTGAACATCAACTGGAACCATACGAATCCGGTTTTCAAGATCAGCGACATCGCCGTCGTGCAGTTCGCGTAGTTAAAATATGGCAACACGGCGTATCAACGAAATTTTGAGCAACGACTTCCCGGAGCCGCAGCAGCGCAGGCCCGTTGGACCAGGGGCGCAGCGCATGGGCTGGAACCCGGAGGAGCCGAACGCCGTTCCGATCAAGAAGAACAACACATCGCGTTTCTCCTTCGCCAAGACCGAGCAGCCGGACGTAGCGTACGCCACGCAGCAGGACCTCGACGCTTTGATTGCCCGCATTCGAGCGGAAGAAGAACAGCCACCCCACAAACAAAATCAAGCCCGGATCGCCTCACTGAAACGCGAGGCGATGGAGCTGATGGGCCAAATGGAATCGGTATGGGTGCAGCAGCGCGCTGACGAGCTGCTGCCGCTCTGCGAAGGTTAATCGACGGTCGGAGGCACCGGCTTCACGCCGGGGCGACCATCGAAAATCTGCGCCCGGATATTTTCCGGGATGTCCTTGTTGCCTGCTTCCTGGTGCAACTGGTACTGGTTCATCCAGGTCAGAACGCCAAACGTTTCATTCAGGGACGCCTTCTCCTCATCGCTCAGGAGGGTATTGGTACGGAGGATATTTCCAATCGCATCCGCCTGCGCCTTGAACGATGTTTTCGTAAACTTTTGTGCTTTATTCAGTGCCATATCCTTAAAGAACGAACTTCGTCGTTGACGTAAGCAAAAAATTGTTTACATTTTTCACTCAATGAAGCTGGTGAAGATGGTCATCTTCTTGTCCCTGTTGTGCGGCTGTGCCTCGCAGCAGTTGACCGTGGTCAATAACACGACCGCTAATCTCGATGTCATTTCAGAGAATCAGCTCCTCTGCCTCAATTTACCTCCAGGTCAGACGCTGCCTGTCCCAAGCAACGCCTGGAAGACGCATATCGCCGTGGTGGTTATAGGCCGCGACGATCACGGTTCTTATGTAGGAGCCAATGACTGGACTTTCTATTGTGGACAGGACCAAGTCTGGCGAGTTGACCGATTAAACAAACCATGAGCGCACTAAATAAACTCAAAGCAATGAGGCAGTTGGAAGAAGTGATGGAGAAGGCCGGAAAAATAAATGACATCTTCCTGGAAACTGCCAAAGCAAAAGACCCGTCGCGAGACCCGCAAGATGTCCTGGATGAGGTCATGGCGCGGGAGACAAAAACTCTCTTGCTGCCCGACACCGACTACAAGACAAAACTCGATTTGATGGCCGCCGACCTCGGCGAACACTTCACGCCATTGCGTACCAGCGCCAACTTCCAGGAAGTCTTCGAGAAGTGGTGCAAGGATTACAGTGATCGCCAGTATCGCAAAATGCTGGTCAATCTGTCCGAATGGACAAACGGCAAAGCCACCGCCGAAGATGTGGACATGCTCATGAGAGGAGCTGCTGCCGCCCTGCAATTACAGGCCAGCGGCGCGTTTGAGTAAGAATTAACCACCTAACCACCTAACCAACCAATCAATGAAAACACGCAAAGAACGAGGATTCACCCACGTCCATCGGGGCGGACCGAACATGGCGTCCATGGCCGCCGCCGCTGTCGGAGATATACCAAACTCTATTCGTGCTGCCACGCCGGGCGGCATCGAAGCCCAGGAGCGGGAAGGCCAGCAGGCCCAGGCCAAGCTTGAGACACTGCCCATCGACATGCAGGGTTGCACCGTGAAGGACTTCGAAAAACTGGGCTTCACCTTCGGCGAAAAGACCGACCGTATTTTCTGGAAATGCAGTTTCCCAAAAGGCTGGACCAAACGTCCGAGCGGCCATTCCATGTGGAGTGATCTGCTGGACGACAAAGGTCGCAAACGCGGTAGCATTTTCTTCAAAGCCGCTTTTTACGATTACAACGCACACATCGGTCTCAATCCGCGCTACACTTTCAGAAGCACCTACCTCGACGAAAAGAAGGAGGAGATTTACGACCGCGCCACCGGCGAGCATAAAGCAGACAAAATGGGCGTCAGCTCAAAATTCGTGCGAGTGGATGTCATCGACACCGCTACTAAAGAAGTCCTGCACTCATCCGACCCATTGCCGGAAGCGAACTGGGACAAACGCGAAGAAGCTATGGCGCGATCCAAAGCCATTGATGAGGCCAAAGAAGCGGCCAATGTGTGGCTGACCCAGAAGTTCCCGAGCTGGAGAGACCCGCTGGTTTACTGGGGATAACGTGTCAGAAGCCACTCTCAACCGCATCTACGACATCCTGGTAAAGGTCTGCGGGGCCTCTGAAGGTGATCGCGACAGCTTTGTGTACAATCAGAGCAAGAGGAATCACCCGACCGAGTGGCGCTTCATCGGCACGCTTGGTTTCGGTGGAAAATTCTGGCGCGTTTACGACCGCATCTACGTGAACTGCTACCCGGAGCATGAGACCCCCGCGACTCGAAAAACTATTGAAGAAGCCAACCGACAACTCGCTCAAGTTTATGCCGATTCCAAAATGGAAAAAGACGCCGGTACCGGTACCCATTGAAACACTGCGCGCCCTCGCCGCAAAGCACGGTCAGGACGTAACCGTGCTGGTGACCTGGCACCGCGATGGCGTTTTTAACTTCACCACTGTTGGATCAGACTTCGTCTATGCCGATGCCGCCGTTCGAATGCGCGACATCCTGGCGAAGAATCTGGGAATTGAGAGCTTGGGTATTGACCGCGATCTTCGCCACGAGCACCCCAACGTAAGTTTAACCAAGGAACAGATTGATTTTGTCCTCTGGATACTGGGCTACATGCGTGGGCGCGCCGAAAAATTGGATCAAAAGCATCGTGATTACGTTCTAAAATATCATGACGAGCTTCTGCCCATAATCGCAGCAGCTACGGGCAAACGTAAAAATGAAGAAAAAAGTCTTTCTGCCGCTTCTGGCGGCCCTAATCCTGGTGGTCGGAGGAACCGCGCTCCTCGCCGTCCACGTCCACCCCGCAAATCCTGAAGTCGTCCACACCCACGAATGGGGTCAATGGGGCGATCCTGACCCGGACGAGAACAACGGCAAAAACGCTCAATTCATCCAGTTCCGGCGCTGCACCAACTGTGGTCTGGCCCAATTTCGCGTCGTCCTGGAAGTAAAGTAAACGATTCCGTTCTTTGAGGCATGAGCCTCAAAATCTCAAAGGAACTGACGCTGCCGTTGGATTTCGTCACCCAGACGTGTTCCATCATGGCCATGCGCCGGGTCGGTAAGACCTACACAGGATCGGTGATCGCCGAGGAGCTGGTGGCGGCGTCACAGCCGTTTGCCGTGCTCGATCCGACCGGTGCCTGGTGGGGCCTGCGTTCATCAGCAAACGGTCTGCGCGAAGGTTTGCCAGTGGTGATCATCGGCGGTGAGCACGCGGACGTTCCACTGGAATATACGGCAGGCCGGGTCATCGCCGACATGGTGGTTGACCATCCTGGCTACTACGTCATCGACCTCTCCTCGACCGAAAGCAACGCACAGCAGGATCGCTTCGCCACTGACTTTGCCGAACGCCTCTACCGGCGTAAAAATCAAAACCGCAATCCGCTGCACCTGTTCGTGGACGAAGCCGACTCTTTCGCTCCCCAGAAACCCCAGGACGGCCAGCAGCGAATGCTCGGAGCCTTCGAAGCCCTGGTGCGCCGGGGAGGCATCCGTGGGATTGGCACGACGCTGATCACGCAGCGCCCGGCTGTGCTCAATAAGAATGTCTTCACTCAGACCGAACTGTTGATCGTACTTCAGCTCAACTCGCCCCAGGACCAGGACGCCATCGACGATTGGGTGAAGCGCAACGGCACGAAGGAACAGCGCGACATCATGATGCAGTCCCTGGCATCGCTTCACACCGGCGAGGGCTGGATATGGTCGCCCGGCTGGCTGCGCATCTTTCAACGGATCACCATCCGGCAGCGCCGGACCTTCAACTCATCAGCCACGCCCAAGGCAGGTGAAAAAGTCATCATCCCGCAAAAGCTGGCCAAGGTCGATCTCGTGCGCCTGGGAAATGAGATTCGTGAAACGATTGAGCGCGCCAACGAGAATGATCCGGCCCATTTGAAACAACAAGTGGCTGTTTTGAAACAAAAGCTGGTAAAAGCGGAACAGGCCGCTGTCGCGCCCAGGCCGGTGACGGTCGTGGACACGCGAATCGAAAAGGTCGAAGTTCCCGTGCTAACGCCCGAGCAGGAAAAAACTCTGAAGCGAATCGAGGAAGCCTGCACTACTTTCAGCAAGACGGTGGTGAACTTCTCTGAGCTGGCCAATCAGGCGGTAGCGCTACGCACCGATATTGTAAACAAATTGATCGTGATCCAGAAGACGAGTATGGCGGTTGCGACACCGGTAGCACCCAAGGCGATCCCGGCTCCAGTTGTCGCCACTCGGCACGATTTTTCATCGCCGGTGCATGATCCATCCTCGGGTGGACTTTCCAAGTGTGCGTCAGCGATTCTGACCGTGCTGCTCAGTTATCCCGAAGGGCGGACCCGCAGCCAGGCCGCGCTTCTATCCGGCTACAGCGTGACTTCAAGCACGTTCGGCAACGGGCTGACCGAGCTTTCCAAAAACAACGCGATCATCCGCAGCGGCGACACGCTGACTGCAATACCCGAGGCTCGCGCCCTGTTGAAAAACTTTGAACCGTTGCCAAAAGGTGAAGCTCTGAGAAATCTCTGGGTGAATAAGCTGAGCGGCGCAGCGGGAAAGATTTTCAGTTACCTGCTGACGCGCTTCCCGGAGTTTGCCACGCGCCAGGAGATTTCAGACGCGACGGGATACAGCGTGAACTCCAGCACGTTTGGAAACGCGCTAACAGCCCTGCGCGCTCCCGACCTGATGGAACAGGATCGCGAGCTGAGAATCCGAGCCAGCGCAACGCTATTTGAAACTTGAACCCTGCACGCTGCGAACAACCTCGAAAGTATAGCCATCCAGGCTGACGTTTCCCGAGAGTTTTCCGCGCAGGGCCAGGTCTTCAACAGCTATTTCGAGGAATTGCGCGACTTCGAACAGAGAGAAAATCCTGTTTAGGTCCCCTCGCTCAACCGGTGCTGCTATTAAGCGAAATTTCATACGCACTCCAACAAACCCGGCCCTCCAACCCTAAGAGGGCCGGGCACCCACCCGATCCACTATTACCACGCATTAACTACGGTCGTTAGGCCACTTACAACGAGGTATTAAATTTCTCACTATTTACACTTTGGGTATTGACAACAATTCTATTTCGTTTACATTTCTGGCATGACAAACGAATCTATTAAAGGACTGCCGGTGAACGAACTCCGGCTCGTTGCTGTCTGCGTGGTCCTCGGCTTCAACCCGGACGCAGGAGAAAATGGATCAGTCGAGGCTGAGATGGATGTCATCGACGAACCGCTCTGGCAGACTTTCAAAGCTCAAAACCAACCCAATCGCTGCGGCTGTTGCGGCCACACTCTCAAGTACGCCTGCGCCATTGTCCACGCGCCCACGGGCACCGGCTACTGGGTTGGCCGTGACTGTGCCGCCAAGGTGGAAAATCTGCGCCGGTTCGACAGAATGATCGCACAGCACACTGTGGCCCTCGCCGAGCGCCTGGCTTGCAATAAGCGCGAAGCTGATTTCTTGACCGCGCACCCCGAGGCGATGAGCATCATCGGCTGGTGCCGCCTGGCCCGTGCTCCCAAGATCGCCAAGGACATGCTGGAAAAGATGCGCCGTTTCGGTGAGCTGTCCGAGAAGCAGATCACCACCCTCGAAAGCATCCGCGAAAAAGACGAAGCGCGCCGTGCCTCCGCGACCGGCAAAGCTCTCAGTGGCCGCCACACAGTCAAAGGCACTGTCCTGTCCACCAAAACTATTCCTGGCTTCGATCCTCGGAAAATGGTCACCAAGCTCACCATCGACTTCGGCAACGGTGTGCGCGCCTTCGGCAATGCTCCTGAATACAACGCCGCTGGCCAGGTGATGTTCCCGCGCAAGGGTGATGAAGTGGAATTTACCGCCACGTTCGAGCCAAGCAAAAACGACGAGCTATTCGGCTTCTGGAAACGCCCGGCCAAATTCACCATTACGAAGCACAACCCCGAAGACGTTGCCAGATGGGAAGCGATCTTCGCAGCCAATCCAGGTCTCCGCGAACGCCGCGACATCAGCGCAGAAGACCAACGCAGCTCGGCTCTCTGGAAAGCAGCTACCGCAGCCGGACTATCTGTGGACGACACTGAACGATTTGTTTACGAAAACTTCAACCCGCCAGCATAATGAACACTATCACCCAAACCATCACCGACAAACGCCCCTGCAACTATCTCGTCTTCTCCTGGATCGGACGATTCAATCACTGGGTCGCCCGCGACCGGCACTTTGATATAAAATCAGCGTGCGAATACACGGCTAAATTCAAAGGCGTCGTGATTGATCTGCTCTCCGGTAAAATGGTCGCCAAGGATGGAAAGTATTGCAGTCGGAAGCGCCCGCAGGGAATCAAGTCGCTCCCGACCTCACAGTCCTGGAGCACAATTCCAGCGCCTACCGATTTCCCGACGATCACAGCGGAGGAAGCCGAACGCCGCGACCTGCTTCATATCGGGTCCGGTGCGTTTGACTATCATGTCACGCTGTGGGGCGACTCCGCTCCCAAAGTCAGCATTGGAGTGTATGCCAACGACCCCGCGAAAGCGCAGCTCCTAGCCATCAACTGGGGGCGTGAAAGCTGGTGGAGAGATCAACGCAAAATCGGCGTCGAGAAAGTGGAGCTGGTTCTAGCGAAAGAAGCGATATGAAAGCCGTAGTCTTCCTCCAGAACGCCTGGTCGCCGGTCTATGCCGGACGCCGCTGGCCGCGTGAGTCCTGGCTGCGCGCTCTGGCCCGATCTCGCTCCGGTCAGCGCCTGATTTACCTGGTGGATGACCTGTCCATCTGCGAGAACACCACCCCCATAGTGGGCGAGGCTCCCAACAGCGTCGTAGCGCCGGACAACGGGCACATCCTCAACGTCCTGGCCGAGCGCGCCCCCGAGATCGTGATCACCTGCGGCAAGCAGGCCGAGAACGCCCTGGCCTGGATATGGAGCGGACCCATGCTGTCAGTGCCGCACCCGGCTGCACGCGGTGTCAGCAACAACCTCTACATGGAATTCAAAAAGCTCCTGGTGCCCGGATACCAGGACCGAAAAACAATCGTATGGAAACCGATACAAAAAAGCAGATTCGAAGTGGCAGCGCTGTAACCGACATCGAGGCGCGCCTTCGAGCCGACCTGGAAGAAGCGGAGAAGAAAGCCTGGGACGCCCTGGCCCGCTACAAGTTCCAGATGTTCGGCTACTGGGCCGCGATCTGGGTCCACTTGAACCGGGTGGGCGGATTCAAGCTGCCCAACCCATTTAAGACCGCCGTGGCGCTGGCCAGGAACAGGAAAACGACAGAGGAATTACCGCCTCTACGCTCCGGTGATACGCCCTTCAGCTTGAAACTAAAGCGCCTAGTCAAATCGCACGATGACGCATTAAAGCCTATTAAATAAAGGGTAAAATAAATACACTTTGTGTATTGACATTGGACTGTAATTGTTTACAATCCTGAGTATGAAAACTTCATCATGGTTTGAAATAGACAAAGACGGGCTGGCGAAAATCCTCCAGCGCAAGGGCAAGGAGTTCATTATCTTTGAACTGATCCAGAATGCCTGGGACGAAGAAGGCGTCACTCAGGTCGATGTCACGCTTGAGTCGGTGCCGGGGTATCCTGGCCAGGCGATGCTGCGTGTGACGGACGATGCGCCGGATGGATTCTCTGACCTCACGCACGCCTACACCTTGTTCGCTGAGTCCAAGAAAAAGGCCAACCCGGAAAAGCGCGGTCGGTTCAACCTCGGCGAGAAGCTGGTGCTGGCCCTCGCTTCAGAAGCCTGCGTCTCCACAACCACCGGCACCGTCAATTTTACCAAACACGGCAGGCAACGGTCGCCAGGATTGAAGCGGGAAAAGGGTTCGGTGATCTCAATGATGATTCGCGTGAAAAAGGACGAGATCGACCAGATTGTAAATGCCTGCGCTCGGCTGATTCCTCCGGTTGGCGAAAAGACCATCATCACGACTATCAACGGCAAAGCCCTCGTCAGTGCGCCGGGCATGACGCGATTCAAAGCTGCCCTGGCCACTGAGGTCGCTGACGGTGAAGGCAACATGGTCAAAACCACCCGGCTGACGAATGTGGAAGTTTACCGCGCTGTTCCCGGCGAAGGCTGCCCGGCTGCCATCTACGAGATGGGGATACCCGTGTGCGAGATCGACGGCAAATACATCTTCAACGTGGGTCAGAAAGTTCCGCTCACGATGGACCGTGAAGAAGTCCTGCCTTCCTTCCGAAAACAGCTCGCAGTAGCCGCTGTGAATAACATGTCAACAATCATCGACAGCGAGGATGCCAACACGTCCTGGGCCGCTGAAGCTTTGACTTCACCGGACATCGCACCCGCAGCGGTCGAGGCGTGCATGACTCAGCGCTTCGGTGAGAAACGCGTCATCTACGATCCGTCCGACATCGAATCCAACAGCCGTGCCGCTGCCGCTGGCTTCACGGTGGTCACCGGCAATCAGCTCAGCAAGGCCGCCTGGAGTAACGTCAAGAGCGTGGGCGCGATGCTGCCTGCCGGTCAGGTCACGCCTTCACCCAAGCCCTACAGCCCGGACGGCGCGCCATTGAAGCTGGTCAAGGAAGTAACGGTCGGGATGCAGCACGTGGAAACTTACGCCAAAGCGTTCGCCCGGATCGTGCTCGGCAAAAGTATCAGCGTGGTCTTTGCGGCGGAAGCAACCTGGCCCTACGGTGCCACTTACGGCCCGAGCGGGACCCTGGTGTTCAACGTCGGTCGGCTCGGCTACGACTGGTTCAATCGTGAGACGAACCAGCAGGAAATTGATGACCTGATCATCCACGAGTTCGGCCACGAGTACAGCGAGAATCACCTGAGCGAGGAGTACTACAAGGCACTGACCATGATTGGTTCCAAACTGGCCCAGGCGATCCGCGACCGAAAGCTGTGATATGGCAAACCTGAATCCCAACTGCGACGGGTCTCATTGCCAAAGCGCGACCGGCGAAGTGCGAGTTCTGCCCCTCGGCAAGAATCCGCACCACGGCAATCTGATTATTTGTCACGCGTGCTACTACCATGAAATCGCGTGGCGGAAAGAAGAAAACAAACGTCTCAGCGCGGACGCGCAGTATAACCTGCCGACCTGGGACTCCCTCACCCAATACCCATAATGAAAAAAGAACTACCCAAACCCACGAATCCACCGGCCAGCTTTTACGAAGCCATTGACGCCTGGTGCTCTGGCCGGTTGCTGGCGCGCTCTGGCTATTACGCCGGGCGGGGACCCAAGCGCGGCGACCTCGGTCCAACCCACCTGGAGATGATCCATGACGGCATCAAAAAGGATTACAGCCCGGAGCACGCAGCCTGCTTCCTGGAATTTGTCGAGAACCTGACTGATCTCAGCGCGACATCGTTCCTCGTGGCTTTCGAATACTTCTTCAGCTCCGGTTGCTCTGATCCCAAGTGCTACGCGCAGAAACCTTCTGATAAATTTCAGGTGGATGGCCGGGACGAAGTGCGAGACATGCAGGCGCAGTGCGCCGTGTTCGAAGCACTCGGCAGCCGATCCACGCCAGAGATGGACAGGGCAGAGTCAGACAGCATCAAGTTCGAATTCCTCAGTCGTTTCGGGCGCACCCCGAAAGGCGGCAGGAGAATTTCTAATATCGGATATTTTCATTGATTGAGTCTGACAGAATTTGTAAACATTTTCGATTATGGGCACTCGTCGCAAACCAAAAGCTCCTGAAAACTCCTTCTGGGTTGCCCAGGCGCACTTCCGTCCCAGGTTTATCTCTGGCGACGGCACGCTTTACCCGAAAGCGACGGCGGCCTACTACCGCATCATCGAGCTGATGTTCCCCCAGGTGGATAAGCGCACGCTTTCAGCCAACGCTGAACGTGACGTGAGTCCCATCGTCCCGGATTACGGGACCTTTTACCCACGCGGCTTGGACGCGGCCATCCGCATTGCCACGCCGGAACAACGCCAGGCGCTCAACGATCTCTTTAAGGCCATCCAGGAGGCGATCCAACTGTCGCACGAAGCAGGCATTGAGCGCGGCAAGTCGCTCCTGGTGCAGCTTGCCAAAGGTGCGCTGACGACGAACGAATTCAATGACTCGGTGATCAAGGGAGAAAAGGAATGAAGGCTTTTCTGTACGTCATCGGAGTCAATCCGTACGAAAATTCCCACAAAGAGCGCGACGGCAACGGCGACTGGCACGCTACCGCCCAGAATGTTGAGGACGCCCTCAAGATCATTTTCGGTGCGATGGCCTTTCCGGCTGAGCCGGTCGGCAGAAAGTTCTTCCTGGACACCGTCAGTCTCCCTGGTGTCTCAGCTTACGAAGTCATCCAGGTCTGGAGCGACGAGCCAGAAGTCGTTGCGCGCACACGCAAACTCCTGAATCGCCACTACGCGGAGGGCGGCCTGCACAATGGAAACGGTCGGGACTTTGGGCTGCACCTGGAGATCAAAGTCACTGACATCAACAAGTACCTTCATCCCGAGCACAAGCAGATCGCAGCCCCGGCCAATACGAACGAGACGACCGACGTGGTGCTCAGCCCGATGGGCGCGAGCCTGGTGGATTTCCAGGCGCGCAGGCATGACATGCAGATGGAAATCCAGGCCGAACAGATGGGCCTGATGCGCCGGAAGTGGGAGATGTCGCGCCTGAGCGGGGACCTCAGCGCAAAAGTCCGGGACATGAAGCAGAAGCTCAGCATCCTGGACGCTTACCTTCACGGCACGCGTCATCGCACACAGATTTGTTCGGGCAACAAAGGCACCGGCAAGTACGCAGTCTTTCAAAACAGGGTTTACCTGTCCGAGGAGATCGCGCTCCTGGCCAACTTCAAGGACTTCGATTTCAAAAACATGGAGGCCCTGGAGAAGTGGCTCGTGAAGTCAGGCCGGATTTGGAAATTCCTGCCTTTCGAACGCTGCATCCTGGCGACGCGCATTCGCAAAGAGGACAAGGACTACGGGCGCGACGCCTTCGTGAATCTGTACAACAACATGTTGAACATGCAGAACATGATCTGGGTGCGCGACGGCGAGAACGTATTCCACGTGGACGTGGAATTTACCTTCCAAAACGCGGTGTTCCCGGATCGGGAACAGTTCGATCGTACCGTGCGCGTGGTCCAGAATCACGTCTGGGAAAGCTCCTTTGCCATCAAGGAAAAACGGGAGAAGACCATCGGCGACAAAGCCGAGGACGACGTGATGGGTGAACTGAAGCATGGCCCACTGAAAGAGGAGGAGCCTTACTTCACGCGCCAGATCGTGCATGAGCGCTTCGCCACTATTGAAAAGTGGCTCGACAGTTCCTCCTACCCGGAATTGCTGGACAAACAGCTCAGGCAGGCCGTGCAAGATTATCTGACCAAAGTGAATAAGAAGCAGATGATTTTCGCTGTGCTGCTCCAGGGCATCGTCGATAACACCGAGCTGCTGAACATTCCCAGGGGCACCGATCTGTTCAACTGGGAGAACGTGGATAAGTATTTCAACCTCATCTACGACTACCGCCAGGCGCTGCCGTGGCACGGCGTTTCGAAGAAGATCGAACCTTACATGGATGGCAAAGCGCACCGGGGAGACTGGATCGTGGCCTACGTGGACGAATGGGTCGCCGGTCCTACGTCCTTCAGCAACGGTACGACCTACAAGGATTCAAAGCCCATCATCTTCGAAGTGCTCAGCATCGAGGACGGCAAGCCGGTCGTGAATTATTACCCCTGGATGAAGCGCCGCGCCGCAGGAGCAGATTGGGGAAGCCGCCAGCGCCGAAAGGAGCCGATCAAGCTCGTGTTGAAAAACTCAGACTTCATGCGAATGCCGCTCCCGCCGTCGCTGTCGGAGGAGATTCTGGACGACCGGGATTGGAAGTCGAAGTACCAGTGGGCGGTCCCGCTCATGGTCAACTATAAAGCCGTGCTGAAGGCTTTCATGGAGAAGAAAAATTTCACGTTCGTCGAATGGAAAGGTGTCGAAGATGACTACTGATATTCAACTGCTGGATGAGAATAAGATCAGGGCCGACATCTTTTTTGACCGCGAACCCATCGCCACCGACTGGGATAAAATCCGCAGCGACGTGACTTCGGGCGTCATTACGAAGGCGAGTGCCTTGGAAAAGCTGAAGGCTTACGAGCCGCTAGTGGAAGCTGACATTCGTGAGCACGAGCACTGGGTGGATCAGCAGTGCCTGCGCCTGGCCCTCTTTCACGCGGCCAAAAAGCCCCTGGAACTGGATGCCATCTGCATGTGCTGCGGCATCAGGAAAATGGATGCCTATTTCGGCTCTCGCAGCTATCACCAGACCTGCCTCGCCTGCCAGGAGTATGCGCGCCAGGAGCCGGATTATGGCAGCCGGGGAAGCTGTGAGTTCGTCGAACCGGCGTACAATCCACGGTCGCACGCGTGGGGAATTCTCTACTACTGGGACATGGAGCAAGGTTCAGATGGCATCCTTTTCTGGCTGGCAGACTTTTTCAAATCGCGGCGTGAAGCTGAGCAAGCACTCTGGCCGATCCGTCATTATGACAAGTGGCTCGACCGAAAATACAGCAATCTGATGTCGTATCACCGGGAGATCACCCGGCTGCTACCGATCAGCGTGGTGATGCAGCTCAAACTCCCGATGAACCCGCTGGAGTTTCGCGAGCACCTGCGCAACACCATCCAGGCGGACATGGACAAAGAGCACGAGATGATGGGCTACGTGGTGGATCGGGCGATGGATGATCACGAAAGAGCTGAACGTGATTGATAGGCATTGACACCAACAATAAATTGTTTACATTTTTCACATGATCGAAAGATTCGTCAAATGGCTCAAAGCCCGCCAGCTCAGGAAGGCCCGCGAGGACTACGCCTACTGGAAAGCCAAACGTGAATCCCTGGAAGGAGAGGGTTCGGATAAATCAGCGATGACCCAGATTTTCGGCATGGATTTTTTCACCCGGCGTGATCACATGGAAGCTGCCGCCAACGAAGCCAAATTCATGGAACGCGTAGAAACTTTGATGCGAGAGCAATAAAAATGGCGGCCCCACTCAGGGCCGCCGAACCTAACTAACCACCATTACAAGGAACCCATCCACATTACAATGAACGCACTTCTTGTCAATCCTGTTGTCGCGATGATCTTCAACGCGAAGCTGAAACGCTGGCATCCAGTCATTTATTACGAGTCGCCGCTGCCAGGCCCGGAATCGGACAGCAAGCCGGTGCGCCATAAATCGAAAGGCCACCACACCACGGGATTCGAGAAGCGCGAAGACGCCGTGGCCGAGGCTGAGAAGATCGCCAAGCAGATCGTCGAACAGGGCATGTGGACGGAGTGCAAGCTCTCACTCAAACCCGAATACGACCTGCCCTGGGACGGTGAGGACATCCCGGCTGACGTGGCCTTCTTCGTCCAGGATGGCGAGGATAAACTGAAAGTGAAACGAGCATTTTAATGAGCAAGCTGCGCGTCACATCAACGGGCTGGTGGGGAATGCCGGGGCAGAACAACCCCACGGCTAAGGTTCACGCGGTCTGCGATCAAAAGCCGATTTGCGGAGCCAAGTTCCATCCGAAGGCGGAATATCAATTCTGTTGCAGCGGACTGAATTACAGCTACGTGGAGTGCAGCAAGTGCCGGGAGATTATCCGCAAGGACGCCCTGGCCGTTCAGAAGGCAACCCCGCTTGCAGGTAGAAAACAGTCCACGATGACCGAAGCCCAGGCCGTGGAAGAAATTTCTCGCGTGTCTGATAATTTGGAACGGCTCGAACTGACAGTCAAAAGGCTGAAAGAACGATTGCACACCGCCTGGGCGGTTCTGGTAGGATGAATGAACCTCTCCCTCTCCATCCTGGCGCTCGGATGTGCATCAACTCCGGTTATTGCTGCCGACAGGCTCCGTGCCCGTTCGGCGAAGTCACGTCGCCAACCAATCGAGCCTGCAAATATCTGACTCATGAAAACAAATGCGGAATCTACAACGACATCCTCGCTCGTCCCGTCCCCGAGTGGTGGGCAGCTCCAGCCTTCGGAGCGGGGTGTTGCTCGCCCGGAAATCCCGACCGAGCTGAACTGCTCAAGAGAAAACGTAACGGTGATGTCGGCCATGCTGTTCAGTCTGTTCTACCACACGCTGTCACCGGACGTGATGGAGCTGTCGATGATGCAGGCGAAGGACCTAGCGCTTAGAGACGGCGTAACTGAGGAACAATTCGATAAGGTGATGGCTCACATAAAGAGCACGTGGAAGCAGCAACGGGCGCGCAACCCAATAGTCTCAATGTTTTAATGAAACTCACGGACAAAAACACACTGCGCCAGCTCCAGGGGGACATGGTTCTCGTTGTCATCGACGGCGAGGAATTCCTTTACACGATCGTACATTTTATCAACGGTGAAAATCACTCCCTGGAACTATCCGACCGCACCAAAAAGCCGAAGGATCGCGGGGAGAACGTGCCGATCACCCAGGCGATTCTCGACAACCTGGTGCCGGTCAAACACGAAAAGGCCAAATGGAAGCTGGTGCTGTAAAATTTGAAAAAGGCAAGTGGGTCGCAGAAAAGGACACTCGGCGTCCGCTCCTCGGCATTATCAAAGATGTCTGGTCCGATGAGCACGGAGTCTCCCTCGACATCATCGTCCACACCTGGAATGGCGAGCGAGTGGGGCGCGTGTCTCCCCCAGAGGGCGGCCCGACCACGTTCGAACCTTGCTGTCACGCGAATCACTACGCCCTGATTGAGAAGCCGCAGTTTCCATTGAAGGTTGATCGCGGCGGGGCCTACGCGCACGAGCTGAAATTTATATGAGCTTTCTCGACTGGGAAGCAGTAAATTGTTTACATTTTCCGGCTGGCCTGCTACCACAGTCCGAGCGGTAACATTAAACCCAAACATGATCTCACATGAAAACCACTATCATTACACTGCTCCTGCTGTTCGCGGCCTTCCACCTGAAAGCCCAGATCGTCACGCCCCCGGTTGTGCCCAATAGCACCAACACCGACTACACGACCAATTCCAGCACGCTGCAAATCAACAGCCTGGCGAGTTCCATCGGTGCGCTGCGCGCCAGCCTGAACGACGAGCGTGCTCGAACCGATGTACTTCAGCAGAAGATGACTCGCCTCGAAACTGGCTTCCTGGTGATGGCAATCGTTTTCGTCATTACCGTGGTCGCCATGTGCTTTCTCAACGCGAAGAATCGGCCTGCGATGACCCGCTACCTGACGGAGCAGAGACCGAACATTCCGGGCCGGTAGAAAATCGTTCTCAGATTGTAACTGACGACAGCGCTGTCCGCGCTAAAGTCCTTTTGTTTACATTAACCAAACTGACACTGCACCATTATGGCCAAAGAACCCTCTAAAAACGGCGCTCCCAAGGAAACCGATCCAAAATTCAAACGCCACATTAAAATCCTGGCGATCATTGGCGTGATCTGGGTGGCGTTGTTTCTCGTAATGGTGATCGAAAGAGAAGCTGAAGTGCGGGTGGCGCTTCCCTTCGTGACCTTTATTTTCATCGGCTACCTCATTTACGCCACGCTTTCCGTTCTCTGGAAACGGCTATGACAGCACGACGAAGGACCACCAAACCAAAAACAGAAGAATCCAATATGAATCCACGAAAACTAATCGGCGGCGCTATCGCCGTCATCATCGTAATGTTCCTGCTTTTGCAGTGCGTGAACTACAAGATGATCAAAGGCAATGAACTCGGCATCAAGGAAACCTGGCACGACGGCGTCGAAGACAAAGTCTATCAGCCCGGCCTGCAAGTTCTGATCCCTGCCTGGAGCCAGAAGATCATCACGTACGACGCCTCCTCGCGCATCTTCGTGATGAATAACAACACCACGCCTGAAGAAAAGGGCGAAGGCCGCGCCACTGACGCCTACCTGGTGCAGTCCCAGGAGGGCCAAGACATGACGATCTCGATGAACATCCGCTGGCGGCTGAATCCGACCAACCTGGTCAGCATCCACAAAACCGTCCGCACGGACATTGAGGAAAAGCTGATTCGCCCGGTCGTGATGCGCGTCGTCAAAGACGAAGCCACCAAGATGAAAGCTCTTGACGCCTACTCCGGCTCCGGCCTCGTGACGCTCCAGCAGAACATCCAGAACGCGCTGCAAGGCAAAGGCCAGGACCAGGCCAGCGCGGAGCTGCCTCAGCGCGGCATCATCGTGGAAAATTTCGTGGTCGAGCACATTGCCCTGGACCCGAAATACATCGAGGAAATCAAAGGCAAACAGGTCGCGGTGCAGCGCCAGTTGCGCGCCGTGGAGGAGCAGAAGGCCGCTGAAGCAGAAGCGCTGGTGGCCAAAGCCAAAGCCCAGGCCGACGCCAACACCCAGATCGTGGGGGCTGACCGGGACAAGCAGGTCACCATCTTGAAAGCGGAAGCCGACAACGAAAAGGCAATCATCGCCGCCAAAGCCGAGCAGCAGAAACGCGTGCTGGAAGCCGAAGGCAAACGTGATGCCGACATCGCCGAATCCAAGGGTATTCTCGCCCGTGGTGAAGCCGAAGCCCAAGCCAACAAGCTGAAGCTCGAATCCTACGCCGTGGCCGGTGCCGACGTGTTCGCCCGCATCGAGATCGCCAAGCAGGTCGCACCCGCGTTCTCGGGCGTGAAGGGCTGGCTGCCGCAGGACATGAAAGTGAACCTGCTCACGTCCAGCTTCATGGACTCCGTCGAACAGATGATGGTCGGCGTCAAGACCACGCCTGCGGTTACTCCGGCAACCACTCCGGCACCCGTCCTCAAATAAATCGGATGGCCTCCAGGAAGAAGCCAGAAAGACCGATCGTACTTAGCGGCAGGCACCTAACGCCTGCCGCTAAAGCTGTTGTCCTGGGTCATGCCATGGAAACAGCAGCGAAGTCTTTGCATGAACTGGCACAGCTCTCTCATTCCTTGGGCCAGGAAGCTCTCGGGCGCGAAGCCACGGTGATCCGCGACGCTCTCTTAAACCGGTTTCTCGCGCTAGAGAAAATCCTCAAACAAGCAGGCTAAGACTTGCTTTTGGAAAAACTGAAGTCATAGTTAAGTCCAACCGTATGAGCAAGAAATCAGCTAACAAGGCGTTCATTGATAAAATCAAAACGCTCACCATTGGAACCGGTGCCAAAAACGAAAAATGCGGAGCCTGCGGCAAGCCCATGAGCGAGCATCAGATGAAGCTCCTGGGAATGGTCGCGATTCCGCTTTCCGCGCTTGGTCAACCCCCGAAATCCGAAAAGACAAAAGAGCCGAAGCACGAAGAACAGTCCTTCGCCGCGTAAACAAATTCCCTTTCTGCGGGTTTCGTTCTTTGGTGGATGACTAAATTACGAAACCTATTTGCCGGGGCGGTCGCTACCCTGATCGCCGTAACTTCTATCAACGCATCTGCTCAGCCGGTACCGTGCCCGGACTGTCCACCATGCACGAATTGTCCGCCTTACACCAATCCACCGCCAGTCATTCAGGAGTATCCGCTGGATGCCGTGCTGGTGCGCGTGGCCAGCGTTCTGACACCGGGCTTCGTTCAGGTGTACACCAACTACGGCTGGATGGTGGACAGCAACAACCTACTGGTGAGCGCGGGCGCGAGTCCCTTTGATGCTGCTACGGCTGCCCCGTACGGAAATCTCTACTACAACATCGCGGTAACCAACACAGACCCCACGAGAGCCTACACCGTTCAGTGGACAACCGATCTCGGTTCAACCAACTGGAATGATCTCGGCGGCATCTTCATCGGCACGACTAACGACAGCGAGTACACCGTGCAGATGGTCGGTGGCCCCAACATCCCCGGCGTAAACTTATTCTGGCGGGCAGTCCAGCAGCCGGGATTTGTTGCGTGGGTACACGCGGCCACGAACGGTTTCATTGGTGGCACTTCTGGCGGTTGTCCCGGCACGTACCACGGTTACGTCAACTGGGCCTGGCCGCTGCCAACCTGGGGCCTGACACCAAACACCAACACGACCGACCATCTCGCGACAGACCTGTTGGAGCCGACCAATCATTTGGAATTGTTCACCGACTACGGTTATGTCGTCTGCAATACAAATACGGTGAACTGGACGAATGATCCGTCGCTCAATCCGCCGCTGTACGGTACGCGAGCGCGCTTCTCGGTCTTCTTCAAGACCTACCCGACCAATCAACCGTATCCGCTGTACTTCCGCAATTACCTCCAACCTACCAACGACATTAGCCCGCACATTGCTGGCCAGCTCGTAAACAAGAAAGCCTTCACCGTCCAGCCGTGGGTGGAAATGGATGCAGACCAGATGAAAGCGTTCGGCATGACCACCAATGATCTGATGACGGGCCATCCGGCTCCTTAAAATCACTCGATTAAACCAAGCGGCCTGGGAGCAATTCCAGGCCGCTTTTTTCGTAATAAAAAATGTTTACAATTTTACGTCAATAGTGTAAGTGTATTGTGCATGGCAAAAAAGAAGCATCAATTCGTGACGGGCGACCTCGTCACCCACGCCAACCGTGGCAACGGTGTTTTCGTCAGTTACCGCATGGGACGCACCAACTGCTTCGTCAGATTTGTAGAGAATGGCGACTACGGCGATGCTGAGGAAGTCACTACCGCGCTCGTTCAGCCTCGTGTCCTGGCCCCGAAGCCAGTGAAGTGCAAACACTGCAAAAAGGTAAAGGGCGAACACCATGCCCGGACGCTCGGCTGTCCGGTCGGCAGGCCAGGGCGCATCGGCCATTGCCACTTTTCCCAGACTCAGTTCTTCACCCCTAAAAGCTAATTTATGCCACGCGAACTAGGATCGTCTCGTCACAACCCGTACAAGCTCATCGACACCTGGGTTTACAAAGTCAAGGATGTTGAGATCGAGCGCCTGGACTACGTCTCACCCGAGGACGAGGACAAAGATGAGCGCGGACGCGACCAGCGCAAACACATCGACCGGCATGAGCGCCGGAAAGAACGCATCAAAAATAAAATCGTCAAGATCGAGCTGCGCATGGAAAAACAGACTGAACAGTCTGAAGAACCACCGCATCCGACCAGGAACGTGAGCTTTGAGCTGGTCTGCCAGGAACTGGACATCAAGATGGAGGGGACTGACATCGAAGTCCTGCGCCAGGCAATGTGGGGCGCGCTCGATAAAAAATTCGAAGTGAAGTGGGAACACTTCTTCCTGGTAGAAATTGATCAGCAGCGCCCCTGGGGCGGCGGAGACGGCACCGGCCTCATCTTCAGCTACAAGGGCGTTTATCGCGGCACCACCTGGGACGGAAAATTCCTCATGAAGGAATGGTCCGGCCACGAGATGAAAATCAAGGTCTGGCCGGGCGCGTTTACGGATAGCGGCGGCAAAATCATCGCGTGCATCGAAGATAATGAGATGAATCGTGCTGCCCTGGATGAATTTTCCAAGCGCATCGACGAGCTGCGCAAGCGCCTGGCGGAGTTCCTGACGCCAGAGAGAATCATGCAGACGCTTACTAATCTGGCTGGAGTCGCCCTGCTGCCACCCGTACCGAAAAATGATAAAAAGCAAATCGAACAAGCGGAAGTCGTTGAGTGACCACCTGGTGTGGTTCTGGACTTACACGGTGCTGCGCGTCCGCCTCTGGTGGGCGATGCACAACGTGAAGCGCGCCGTGGCTTGGATCAAGACTCAGCCCCTGGAAGATGTGGCTCACGTCATAACCAAATGGAAATGGGATGCCAGTCGATGTGATGACACGATGATCCGTGAAGCCATGCTGGACGGGATCGCAAACTTGGAAAAATACCTGAAATGGAAAGATGAAAACCGCCGCGCCAAAAACTGAAATCATCACCCTGTACGAGTTTGTCGTCGCGGTCGATCCGACTGGCATCGCAGCCAGCATCCGCAAGTACGCGGTCAAGTTCACAGGTAAAAACTACCTTCCGCAGATGGTCACGCACGAGCTGCGTCAGCAGGGATTTTCTGTCGGCCTGCACGAACGCGTGAAAGCGGACGAGATCATGCAGGTGCGCCGAGTCCGCATGTACGATCGCCCAGATGAAGTCGGACGGAACGTTTATTTCCTTGAAGGCGACCGCGCTAAAGCACAGAAGGCCGCCATGGACTCGCTCAATGAGACCGTGGAAAGAATGAAAAAGGACGTTGACGGGATGCACGCCGCGTGGACCGAAAAGAAAATGAGGCCACCCCGTCAATGAGCGCTTGACCAACCGAAAGACAAAACGTAAACATTTTCACCTATGTCAAATTCTACTAATAAAACTGTCGAACAGCGCCTTAAAGAAGTCATCGTCGAGCAGCTTAGCGTCGATGAATCGCAGCTCAAACCCGAAACCAACTTCATTGACGATCTCGGAGCGGACTCCCTCGACGCCGTTGAAGTCCTCATGGCCATTGAGGAAGAATTTGGTTTCGAAATCTCGGACGAGGACGCGGAAAAGCTCCAGACGTTCGGGAAGCTCCAAAAGTATGTCGAAGACCGCGCCAAGCAGTAAACCCCTGGACTGGCGCTACAGCCGGAACCAGCACCGCCACTGGGTGGAGGACGGCCAGTATTACGGCAAGCGGTTCGCCCGCTTGTACGTGATCATGGATTGCCGACCGTTTCGCGGCATCCATAAGCCGGAGCACGGATATGATCTTTTCTGGAAGGGCCGGTTCAAGGCCCACGCCAAAACAGTGAAGGAACTAAAACAGAAAGCCCAGGAACACCATGACAAAGATAGAACTGCTTGAGATGCTGACGAAGAACGCCCGTCAATTCCGCAAGGACGCAGACCACTACCAGCGCAATTCCCACATGCACGACCTGAAAGAAGCGCCTTCCCAGGAAATCGTGGACGCCGTGCTGACTGGGTTCATCAACCACGTCGGTCTGCAACAAGGTGTCGATTACGCGATCTACGCCCGCGATCTCAAGCACGAAGAAAAAGAAACGCCAACCGACGTTTCCATGAAAACTGAAGAAACTGAAGAAACCTAACTATGAACTCATCCACCCCAAACCTCGATACCATACGTGAGCACGTAAACCGGCTCAAATCACTGCTTGATGACGCTCAGCCGGGTCTTTCTACTTGGGCCGACATGTACTCCAAGGAGATGCAATGGCTCAGTGATTTCTGGAACCAGGAAGAAGAATCGCCCGCAGGCGATGCGAAAACCATCTGGAAATTTCCTCTTGAAATAACAGGCATCCAAAACGTGATGATGCCGGAGGGGGCAAAAATCCTGACCGTTCAAGTACAGGGCGAAACCCCGGCCATCTGGGCAATGGTTAATCCCAAAGCGCCGAAACAGCGCCGGGAGATTGAGATCATCGGCACAGGCAATCCTACGGAAGAAGCCAATCGTCGCTACATCGGAACATTTCAACAGCTCGGCGGTCGGCTCGTCTGGCACGCATTTGAGCGCGCATGATCGACAACAGCGATAAGGTCGGGCACTGGTCCGTTGTGGTAACGGGCGAGCGCAACCAGGTGCGCGCTTTTCAATGTCCCACAATGACCGACGTGCGTAATGAAGTGAAATGGATCGCTCTCGATCGTACGTCGAAGGGCCTGGTAACAAAAGCATTCGCACGCCAGATCACCGGGCGCTCCAAGGGCAGGCTGACCTTCGCTCAAAGCGTAAACATCTTATGACTGAATCCACCCCGCCAGACCCGATGCTCGAATGCGCAAAAGCGTGCGAGCACATCCTCAACCTGGCCCCACCGTGGCGCTTCCCCGATCTGTTCGTGGACCTGAAGATGTGGTTCTCGAAGAAGTATTCACGCGGACTGACCACGTCCACCACGCACGGTATCGACTTTTTCAGGAACGTCGTCGGCCTGGCCGAAGGCACCATGAAATGGGAGGAGGAAGGCGAGTACGGTGACAATTTTCGCAAGATGGTGCTGAAGCGACCAAAACCGGATTTTCGAGAATACGCTGTTTCAAAAACTCTGATTGTTGACTAATGCCACTGTTCGTTTGCGACAAATGCCACGGTATCGACAACACCGCGCTCCACGGCAACTACTGGACGCGCCTGGTTGACTCCGGTAAGAAGAAAAGCAGCGGCATGATCCTGTGTTCGGAGTGCCACACCGGCACCTGGCACGGCAGATTCACGAAGCAGAAGTTTGATCCAGTCACCGATGATCCGAATCAGTTTTGCTACGTGCCGATCACGCTCAGGCAGGCGGCACGCAAAAACAAAAAAGAAATGCGTCTGATCACGCTGCCGGATGGTTCGCCCTTGAAATGCGTGCCGACCGGACGCGTTTGTGCCGTCCGTGATATTCCTGATGGCGGACTGTTCGAAAAGGACGGTAATATCTGGGAGAAGCTGCCAGGTAGCAACGGCAACTTAAGCGATTTCAATGACGACTCGGAAGTCCTTGCCTTTGTTAAGGTAAAAGAATATCGCGAAGTTAAATAAAAATTGTTTACAATTTCGTCACGTCAGGTAAATATCTCTGACATGCCAGTTTTGACCTTAGATTTTAGCAAGCCTGTGGAAGACAGCCCTAATCGAAAAATGGACAAAGTGATTGCTGAAAAGGTCATGGGCTGGACCTTGTGGAATGACGACTGGTACAGCCGCGTTGACAGCGGCTGGAAATTTCAACACGTAAAACTTTTTTATCCGACTGCCAACCCGATTGCCTCCCAGATGGTGTGGCTCCGGTGCATGGAAAAAGCTCGCGAGATGGGATACGAACTCGCGATGGAGTTGGACGACCAAAACAGAGTTCACATAAACGGGCATCACCCGGTGGCCAAGCGCCTCCTCGTGATCGACCGGAATATCAATTACGCCATAAGCAGATTTGCCGTTACACTATTTGATCTCGAAGTAGCGTGAAGGCTGAACCGTTGCCCTGGGCTGTGTACGCGACCCTGGTCACCAAACCCTCGGATGTTACCGAGACGGTTTGGAGACGAGTGGCCGAGTGCGAAGACCGTCGCGAAGCAGAAGCGCGTGCGGTGATGCACGAAGTCAAGAATCCGCCACAGTGGGCATTTGCCGGGCTGAACGTTGGGCCTGAAATAAGATGCAAGCCATAAAGAAGTTCACGGACGAGCAGCTAAAAGAGATCGACAAGTTAGTGGCCATTCACCTGTTTGGCTACGCTTGGTTTTACTTCCCCGGCCAGGAGGAAACGAAAGGCATTCCCAAGGGCGACAAGAACTGGCGGCCAGCCGTGAAGCCATTCTGTTCCCTCCAGGTGCCCGCAGAGCACCAGAAGCGTCACGGCATGATCCGCGTGGACCACCCGCACCCGGACGACGAAATCGACGCTGACATCCCGGCCTACCACAAGGATGACGATTACGTGGTTGAGATCATGGAGATGTCGCTTACGGTCGATGACCAGCACCCGCTTCAGCTCTGGAAGTTCGAAGACGGCTACTGCTACGGCGATCCTCAGAAGGACCACTACGAAACCATCCCGCTGGCCCTGGTGATGTTCACGCTCGCGAATTTCAAAGTCCCTATCCCTTTCTAATTATGGAAATTTACGCCAAAGCGCCCCGCAAGGGCTGCATGAGTGACGGCTGCCGCCTGCTCGAAATCAAAACCGATGACCCGGAGCAACAGAAGTTTCTGACCGCGCTGCATGACTTTTTCGTGCGTGGCGGCTCAGCCAGCGTGAAACCAAAAGGCGCACCCATGGCCACGCTTCGCGCCAAGGGCTTCGGCTATTTTACCAAACCTAAAACCACCAAACATGAACCAAATCGTAAGACCCCTCGCTCACAATCTCGGGTTCGATGACTACGGACAATTAAACGTGTGTTGGGACGAACACGGGAGAACTGTCTCCACGATCATCTCCGACATGCGTGGTCAAACATGCCCCATCTGTAAAAAGGGATGGGACGTAACCGCCGAATCTTTCCGCAACCAGTACATGGTGCGAATGCTCGACGAGTGGGTCCATAAGACCTGTTACGAAGGTCATCTCTCCATGAAGGAAACCGGCATGTGGTACCTGCTAATGACCGAGCCGGAAGACATGATTCCCTTCGACTGGAAAAAGATTCCCAACGAGTACGGCGGGGCCTGGGGCACTGACTGGTACTTCATCAACTACCTGGGTTACGTTCCAAAGCTTAAAGTCGGCAGTCGCAAGCGAGTTTATCACATGAGCCTGCACGATCTCCGACGTGAGCAGATCGACACGTTCTTAGAAAAAGTAAAAGATGAGAATGTCACCAAAGGCGAACAGGACAGCAATAGCGTTTACATCCACGCTTGGACCGAAGCTGATGCCAAACGCTACCTCACCCACTTCTGGGCCGTCATCCGCATGGACAAACCCAAGCCAGAGTCCATCTGCGCTCAGCACGAGGAAAAGCGCCTGGCACGGCTCCAAAAAGCTGCTTGATTTCAACGCGGTCGCCGGACGGGAAGCGACCGCGCACGGGAAAGGGAAAATGAAAAAGCCACCAACTAAACAAAAGCAAAAACCAAACCTTACATTGGAAACCATGGTTCGCGCCGCCCATGAAGCCGGTGCGAGCATCAGCTTCGGCCTGGAAGCAAACAATAGCTTCTACGGCAAGATGGAAGAAGGAGTACGAGAATGGGTCCGTATGCTCCGCAACGCCGGGATCAATACTGTGGCCTCCAGTCACCAGGAGGGCTACATCCAGGCGATCAGCACGGACCCGACCGAAGAATTGACTACGATCTTCAATGTCCTCCATGGCCGTGTTCCTGGATATGAAGTCTCGGTCTTCTACGGCAATTACAGCAGCCACCAGATTCAGAATCTGTGCATTCGCTCACCGGCGTTCAAATTGACAGCGCCTGATCCAAAAACTCCGGTGAAGAAGTCCAAATAAAAATTGTTGACAATCAAATCTATAAAGCCAATAACAGCATCTCAAAATTGTAAACATTATGCCTCCAAAACCATCAACCACCAAAACTCCTAAAACTCCTGAAACTCCAGTCACAGTCACTCCTGCCACGATGTTCAAACTCGGCGGCATGGTCACCGATACCGCCAGCGACATGAAAGGCATGATCACGCTGATGGAAATCGGAATGGACTTCACCCACAGCTATTGCTTCCAGCCGAAGGGCCTGGACAGAGAAACACGCGAACCGATCAAGATGCACTGGATCGTGCCCACGCGCATCAAGGGCGGTGAAGTTATTCCACTTCCCAGTGACCTCCCTCTGCACATTCTCGGCACGCAGGTCGAAGACACCGCGACCGGATTTAAGGGCACCGCGATTGGCCTCGTCCTTTTCATGAGCGGATGCCTACACGTCAACGTTCAACCCCAGGGCGAGCGCGATAAAAGCGGCGGCATGGTCCGCTGCCATGATTTTGACATCCGCCGTCTCACCGGACCGGCCATCAAAAAGATGACCGAAGCGCAGAAGAAAAAGGACATGGAGGACAAGCCCAGTCCAATGTCCTTCGAACGCCATGAACGCTCCATCCCCGGACGCGCATGATCAAACCCAAGTGCGATCACTGCGGGCGTGAACTGATGACCTACGGCGGGCTGGCGTTCTCGCCGCCCGCTGAGCTGCCGGACGGCTCCGCTGACCCCAACGTCAAGAAGAAGCACATCTGCGCGGAGTGCTGGAAGCAGTTCGAAGAATGGCTCATGTGCCCGGCCAACAGCATCGACGCAATGATGAAAATCTGCGCGCAGATCGTCGCCCTTCACCGGAGCAAGGCCCCGCAGGAATTCACCATCCTCGACTGGGAGCCTCTGGCCGAACAGGCCAAGCTGGCGATTACCTATCGAGGCGGCGG